TCAAAACGAACTCCATGTTGCCATTCCGCAGATGCCGTCAGCCGCCAATCCATGTGCTTTCTGCCATTCTACCAGTTTGGCTTTTGTACCAGCGCCAAAGATGCCATCTACCTTCAAGCCTAAATGCCGCTGCAATACGGTCACAGCATAAGACACGCCACCAGTGCAATCCTTAGAGCCCTGACGAATCGTGGGCATGATTTTACTCACGACCTGATATGCAGTACCACTTTTACTGACCCAACGGCTAGGAGACTCACGCACATCAACATGAACAAAGCCACCCGTCACCTGTGCTCGACTATAATAGCCAATGCCGCCATGCTTCTGGAAGTAAGGGAGGGAGGCTACATACAGTGCAATACGAATTGGATCGATACCAGCGATGTGGATATCCGCTGCTGTGCCAAGACAATGCTGACTACGAGAACTGCCACCGATTGAAATGTTATATGCAGGAGTACGGTAGGCAGAACTAATCAGAACCGGCTTGCCGAAGTGGTCTCGAATCTGTTGCAGAGTCTCTACAAGTTCAGTTGCCACCTTAAATTCGTCACTTCGGTCATTGCAAGCAAATTCATAGGCACAGAAATTCTTGGACAGCTTCTTGTTCCAGTCCTTCTTCATAGAATATGTAATAATGCTCATAGAGCCACACCTTCAATCCTTCTTGAGTTCCGCATTGATTTTGTTATTCTGGATATCCATCTCCTTGACTGCGGCTTCAATCATCATCTCGATAGTAGGAGTAATCTTGATATTCATCTTCTCCAGCGCGGCAATAACATACTTCTTCTTGTCAGCCTTCTGAATTGCGCCAGTAACGCCTAACTTCTCAGCGGCACGCACAGCCATCTGAACAATCTTATACATACCGATCTGCTTCAGGTAGGGAATGCCATAGGTCATAAATGCGGTGCCAGCAACAGTGATAACCAGCTTCACAATAACAGAGACGATCTCATTAACAATACTTGCCATAGTAGTACCTCCTGTTTGAATAAAAAAATAAAGCCCGGCACACACGTACCGAGCTATGTATTAGATGTCTTTTAAATTTTGCCCGTCGATCAAGTAGCTTTCAAGCGCAGCCTTAGCTTCTTTCATGGGGTCAATAGCATTACCATCAATGCCGTGACTAAGCAGAGCCAGCAGGGCTTTCATCATCACATTGATACCATGTTCACTCTTATTCACACGCTGCTCTACGCCAGCGATTTTTCGGCCATGGTCTTCAACAACAATATCCTGTTCCTTTTGATGCTCTTCAAGTGACAAAAGTTTGGAGCGATATAAATCCAAAACCTCTTTATCATTCTTGAGTTTGCGGTCGATATCTTCCAGATGCTTGTCGTGCTCAGTGAGCTTCATATTCTGCTTCGTGTCGGGTTCTTTCGCTTTCTTGATTGCTTTTATAATGACAACAAGGGCAGCTGAAATAGCTGTAATACCACCAGCGATACTCAGAACCATTTGCCAAAGCTGTTCAATCGTAAAGCTTATAACGCCAGGAGCTGTGTGTGGTGCGGCAGTCAACAAACCAATCATTTCATCACCTCGATTCTGGTTGACAAAAATTTCACACTATGATAGAATAGTTCCGTCAAGATTCGTCGAGCGAATTTATGACGTCCTATCTTTGTATAGGTGTGTGGCGGGAGAGCTCTGGGTGTAATAGCCTAGGGCTCTTTCTGTTTTTACATATACTTTTAGTTTGTTTACTGCTTCGGCTTACATACCTTACGCCAGTGATAGTGCGGCTTGTCCTCGTGAAACATGATATAGCGCATCCAGTCATCCGCATAAATGCACAACAGCGCAAGGAAGAACCACAGCACCGTGAACGGCAGACAAATCTGACCCAGCAGATTGAAGGGCAGGGAAGAGTAGTCCCAGATATGCAAACCAAGCATTAGATTCAGCGGAATACCCACAACAAGTTCCATGCCAGTCACAAATAGCGCACCTACAAGACCCTGCTTCCACATGGGCATTTCCCACGGAATATAATTGTTCAATCCGCCGATGACTACAAAACAGATGCCGCCTACAACAGCCATAGTCCAGTGTGAGTGACCGCGCCACAGAATCTCAATGCAATAATAAAGCGCCCCTCCTATCAAAAAGAGAAGCGCACATTTCAATAATTCTTTATACTTCTTTACGATTTTACTCATTCTACAACCTCCTTCAACCCGGCGGTCTCCAGATATTGCTCCAGAACAGGGTCGTAGTTGATTTCGATTGCATCAAGCTCTTCCATTGTAGTACAAGCCTTGATAGCAATTTCCAATTCCTGCTGACGCGCTACAAATGGTTGCACATAAGTACCAATTGCCATAGCCAGTGCTGCGAGATCTTCATATTCCCATTCGGTGCATTCATTGCCGGTTGTGTTCCATTTCAGCTGGAATGTTTGTCCATTAGAGACGGCGAGCTGATACAGAGATAGGTTTGATGTGAGCAAAGCCTGCTTTTCACTGGTAACGCTATAATACTTTCCGTCTGTCCATTGGAGTGGGTGAGATGCAAGGTATTCAGAGAGAGTAGTTTTTGACTCGGATATTTTGTATTTCTTTTGTGGTTCAAGAGCTTCTTCTACGGTTGGAACTGTGCCTGACTCAATAATTTCATAGCGGTCTTCTTTATCATCAATAGCCCAGAGAGCGTCACCGGGTGCGGCAACGCTATTATGAGTATTGAGTTGTGTCGCCATTGCAGAATACTGGTCGCATTGCTCTTGTGTCTCGACTGGTTTCATAATAAAATACCCAACTTTGATTTCTTCGTCCAAATTTTTCACCTCTTCTTTCTAATAAAACAATACATAGACATGTTTAAACAAACAACATTGCTTATAAGCGTTAAAAATACAATCAGTTCCATCTTCCAATGGCTATCCAGTTGGTGACCCCAGCGAAGCCATTCTGTTTTGGTGTGAAACCTGTAGTTGTACGAGAAGCAATATACCACGCATTATTTAAATCATCAGTTCCTCCAAGTACAAGCGTATAATCGACGGTTTTAAACGGAACGTCAAAAACTGCAGCTGTGGTATTTTTGTTGTTTTCTCCCCAGCATATTTGTAGTCCGTTGCAGAAACGTATATATCCACCACGACTACTCTTAAATCCGTTTGCATACACACCATTTGCCGCGCCCTGTGCCCAGTTTACACTGAAATTACCCGGATTGTATACATACATATTAGTTCCATCTTCTCCACCCCATAACCATGTTGGCTGACCATCTTTACCAGACCAATTGAAAGTCATAGGAGCGTTAGGATCACCGCCACGTCCGAGTCTTGCTGCGGTGCCATTCAACTTGCCATCAAATTGCACTGCTTTAACAATACCTTCGCGGCAGTCAATACCAACAGCAGTTTTTCCAGTGTATGTTTGATTTGGACAACCCGTTGTAAAAGACAATCCCCACCATGATTCAAGGACAAGATTATTTAAATCTCCACCGGGACCATTAACATTATCCGTAGGACCAGCATAAATTTTTCCATGAGCATAATCAGAGAACGCAATAGTGCCATTCATCGTTCCACCAGCAGTAGGAAGATAGTCGTGGGTATGTCCAACATTACTTTTACCATCGAGCTTGGAATCAATTTCGCTTTCAGTATAATAGCGGCTATCGTGATTATGTCCAGCAGTAGCAAATTGATTTTTATTTATAGCTCGTAACTCATATCCATTCCAACCAGCAAGCCAACTATAATCTCCATAGTTCATACCGGATTTTGAATAGGCAAATGTGGTATTTGAAGAGTTGTCTCCTGCATCTTTTACGCTATTGTGCGTATGTCCAGCTGCCGCCTTACCATCGACCAACGTTTTCAACGCTTTTCCCTGCGCAGCACTAAGACTTTGATCTTTGCTATTACTTGTCAAATTATCCTGAATCCCGCGCCATGTATTTGTATCGGTAAACTTCGCATCGGCAGGAACACTCTTGGCAATCGTATATCCAATTACAACAGGCTTACCATCTTTAAAATAAACAGGTTGCGTAGTTGTGCCAGCGCTTGTACCAAGCTTATCTGCAGTTGTGGCCTTTGTTGCATTTGTGGCGTTGGTTGCTTTTGACGCGGAACCGGCGGAGGTGGCATAATCTGCGTTTGTTACGGTTGCTTCAATTTTATCTTTCATTCTTCGCATCTTATCATCTCCTTTTATATCAACCGTCTGAATTTAAATGTTAGTATGTCAGTGCCAGTAGCAGCAACCTTGCAGGCGATTTGTAGTTTCAGTGTTTTACTTCCAGCAACGCGCAAAGTTCTAAGATAGATTGCATTGTTATTATCTGCGAGTCCGGCGTTATGCAGGAAAATCTCAGACGAATTGCCACTGTTCGTAGTACCACTATACCAACTCATAACACCAGAATAGATTTCACTGTAAAGCTGTGTGTAGCTTGAATTAAATCCACTCACCTGAACAACATAAGTTCCAGTATCAAGATTGTTTCCAGCAATGCCAGTATCTAGCCAATCTGTAGTCAACTTGATTTGCTTTTGAATGCTGATAACACGGCTGAAATCATCCAACTTTGTTTTATCAGTAGAAGACATAAGACCGTTTGAAGACGAACTGGCTACACCATAAGTGGTATCTGTGAATTTAGCATTAGCCGGAACAGAAGATGAGATAGTGTATCCGATTGCAACAGGTTTACCGCCAGAGAAGTAGACTGGCTGAACACTAGAACCAGCGTTGGAATCCAGTTTGACTGCTGAGTTCGCAGAGCCACCAGCGCTACTAGAACCAGCATAATTGTGTGTGTGCCCGGCAACTGCATAATCACCACTACCCTTAGTCACGATCGTGCCAAATCTACCACGGTCACAATATTGCAGATTCGAGCTTGTGCCGGAATACGCGCCATTCCAGTAGGCCATAAAAGACATCGTAGGGACATACTTATCATCCGTTGTTTTATTTGTCCAGCCGGTATTTCCAACAGCGCCCAATGTACGAACCGTTTTGCTTGATGCATCTCCAAGAGTATATGTTCCAGCAACAGGCTTACCGTCCTTGAAATAAACAGGCTGTGTTGCAGAACCAGCAGAAGATGTGAGTTTTGTCGCGGACGCTGAATTGCCAGCGCAAGAAGAAGATGTATTGGCTGAACCGGCACTAGCAACATAACCTTCATCTTTTGCAGGAGCTGAGACAGAATAGGCTTGTTTATGGAGAGCTGTCCCGGCGTCAGCAATTGTTTTCCAGCATTCGGATGACGTCTTTTTATCTGTTGCTGTAGTACCACCAACTTCATTAGAATCTACAAGGGTCCAAGTACGACCAGAAGTGGCTCTGCCGCCTGATGCGATAGCTCGTATAACTACACCCATATAAGTACCGCTCGATTTATAAAACGCATCACAATAAGCACCATTTGTTTTATCTGTTTTTATTGCCACTTGAATTGTATCTGCTGAAAACCCTCTGCGTACAAGCCACTGAGCATCGACGCTTGCACTTCCAGAATCTGCGTTACTACGATATACCAAACGACAAATACCATAACCTCCGCCGCTAAAGTCCTGGCTAATAAGAAATGTTATACTTTTGTCAACCCATGCACCTTTATTTACATCAAGTCTTGCAAATCTATGGAACGGATAATTATTTGTATTGTCGACATTGTGCTTACAAGAATAGAATCCAATATTTGCAGTAGAATTGCCAGAACCATCATAATTAAAACTAAGCGTGATATCAGAACCGCCAGATACAGTACGAGCGGTAGTCAGTTTCGCAGCGGATGCAACACTTTTGTTTTTATCTGCGGTATTATCTACATTGCCGAGTCCGATATTGCCCTTTGTGATATTTACTGTTTTTGCAGCACTACCGTCGTAAGCAGCGGCAGTTGTGCCGTTTGTTTGAATCGTCAGAGCGGTCGGATTTTTAAGCGAAGCAGGGAAGTCGGTGATCTGTGATTTAGAATGTGTATGTTCTTTCTTAGCTGCATAATCTGTATAATTCAAATTATCAAGCAGCGTACTCCAATTACCCCACGTTCCATTTTGCTGATTTCTATAATACACATGAGGTTTTGCCGTTGTGGATAGTGCTAATTGCGAATCCCATCCTCCACTATTATCCCAATTTAGTTGTAAAATACTTGAATCGTCAGGTGGCTTTCCGGTTGTAGTGGACGATGTAGCAACAAAATGAAACATTGCACCTGTGCCATTTGTTGACTTGGTAAAATTGATGTTTGCTGGACGGGCTCCGTACAGAGATAAATATTGATGCGTATGCTCGTTTGGTGCTTTGCCGTCTATCAGTCCTTTTAATACTTTGCCCTGCGCAGCGCTTAAACTATCAGATGTTGAATCGCTCGTAAGATTGTTTTGAATACCGCGCCAAGTGTTCGTATCTGTGTACTTATCTTGAGTCCATCCACTCCAAGTTCCATTCAAACAGGTGCGTCGATATGTATTCGCATTAGAACTAGTAGTTAAAATCTGGGTATAATAACCTCCACTGGCGTTATGCGTCACAATAAGACCAATAGCGTCTGTATTATTTGGCTTATTCGTGATTTTATTACCACCACCACAACTATAGAAGCCGGGAGTTGTTATATTATTCAAGTTTGTGTCACTCGCCAGTACAATGTTTTCTGATTTCGCGCTTAGCTTCGTATTCATCTCACTTTCAGTGTAGTACCTATCATCGTGAGTGTGAGAGCTCGCAGCATAGCTACCTTTTGGTTGATATATGCCATCCGTCTTGCCTTTGATGTAGTTCCATATAGTAGAAAACTTCACACGACCAAAAGAATCTCCGCCACCTGTATCCTGTCGAATAAAATAAGTGTTGTCGGTAGGAGTGGCAGTCCAAGATGTAGTCAGTTTAGAAAGCAAACTATCTGCTCCAGCTTCGTTATTATTCACCTTGCTGTTCAACTTGCCATCCATTTCGGACTCAGTATAGTATCTATCATCGTGGCTGTGGCTCTTCGGAGCGAACTTTTCTTTCAGCTTACTCCACAGATACTGTAAGCCAGCATAATCTAAATATCCCATAATCGACCTCCTGTCTCAGTAAGAACTGAAATCAGCTTGCCAAAACAGTGTCGATTTCAGTATTTGTAATCTTTGTAATAGTAAAAATTTCGCCCAGTGCATCCCAGTTAGAGCCATTCCATGCATAGTTCATTCCATTGCCAACGTCATACACATCACCAATGATCTGACCGCTCGTGGGCAGCTTGTCCGTAGAAGCAACGGAACCCTTGTAGCGATACATTGCCGTGATATCGCTCTTCAGGGCATAAGTGTTTGCCGCGCCAAATCCATCCAGTTTCTTCTTGTCAGAGGTACTCATTAAGCCATGGGTACTCTGTGTTGCGTCACTGTATGTTGTATTGGTCGGAGTAGACCAAGTACCATCGCCACGTAGATATTGCCCCTGTTTACCAGCAGCCGGAGCAGGAACTAGACCAGAACCACCAGCTGCCGAAGCAGTAGCAGCCTTAAAAGTGCCATAAGTAGTATTGGTGTCGGGCGGAACCTGCCAAGTACCATCAGAGCGCAGATAACGGTTTGCAGCACCTGCGGCAGGAGCCGGAGCAAGACCATGCACACCCGCAGCTTCAGTAGTAGCACCCTTCATATCACTATAAGTGGTGTTATTATCATTGCCCCACTGAGCAGTACCATCAGCACTCCATCTCAGAATCTGACCAGCGGAACCACCGGCAGGAATATGCTTATTGCCGGCAGAAGTGGGGTGCGCGTAGTTATTTGCATTGGCGGCGATACCATCCAGTTTCGCTTTGTCTCCAGAACTCATCAGACCGGCAGAACTGGTCGAAGCGTTGTTGTATTTCGTATCAGGTGGAGTAGCCCATGTACCGTCACCTCTCAGATACTGTGTTGCATTAGTTGCGGCAGGGGCGGGAACAAGGCCGGAACCGCCAGCAGCAGAACTTGTTGCGCCTTTAAATGCACTGTAAGTTGTATTGTTATCGTTACCCCATTGAGCGGTACCGTCAGAGCTCCAGCGCAGGATCTGTCCAGCAGAGCCACCTGCCGGAATATGCTTGTTGCCAGAACTGGTAGGGTGAGAATAGTTGTTTGCACCGTTCGCAATACCATCTAGCTTAGCTTTGTAAGCAGCACTAAAGTCGTTTGTAGAAAGACCTTTGCCATCAACTTTATCGACCTTATCAGCTAATTTTGCTTTTATCTTTTGCCAGAAGTAAAGTAGGCCATCATAATCTAACCAAGCCATAAATTTCCTCCTTTACGTTGATAGGATTTTATCTATATCTGAATTAGTCAGAGCCTCCATATACATAGAAGGGTCACCAGTATTTACAACCAACTCGCCATTCTCATTGGTCATAACGGTAGTGATGCCTGTACCTTTGATAGATACAGAACTTTGCTTTGCGCCGTCCAACAGGATTTTTGCTTTGCCATTAAGTGCGCTCTTGTTTGCGCCAAGTGAGAAATTGTTATCGTTCAGCAATGTCCAGTTGCCGCCCAAGTACGCATATAGCTTGTCGGGTTTCAAATAATAGATTTTTTCGGCCAGAGGAGCCAATGGTAAGTCGCTCACAACCTCTAAATCTGAACCGATTTTTACGTGAGTCGTGGTAGTGTCTCGATAGGCGTTTCCGGTGTCAAGGCAGACAATAAGCTGTCCGTCGATCACTGGAGTCTTGTCGAGCTGAGATTGTGCAATCTCTAAAAGTGATAATTTTGACATCATGAAACTCCTTTTCGATAAAAAATAACCCCACACTCCATTACAGAGTGCAGGGATTTATGTTAGATTATTATGTCTCAGCGTTCGCGCCGGAATCGTCAATAGCCTTCCAAGTCAAAGCCCCCTCGACATTCTTAACGCGATTATCCATAGCAGTATTCAAACCGTCTGCATAGGTTTTTGCAGTATCGCGAGCGGCATCCGCCTTTTTAGTAGCATCAGCAGCAGCGGCAGAAATTACTTCTGATTTCGCAGCAGTCAGTTCATCCTGAGACACCTTTGCATTCCAAGCCTTGCGCTCTTCAGCGGTAATGTGCACCACAGCATCCTTGGAATGACCGTCTAGCTGGTCTTGCACCTTCTTGATCTTTGCGTCAGTCTCAGACTTGGTATAAGCATCAGGCACAGCCACATACAGACCATCCTCTTCAATTGTAATAGAGTTATTGGCTTTTGCGGACACACGCACATCAACACTGATTTTATTGTCATCAGAAACAGTCACAGTTGCAGTAGAAGTTGCCACGCCGATATAAATATCAATCAGGGAGCCAACAGGAATCTTAATAACCTCGCCGGTGGTAATAGTCAGCTCGATCTCATGAGTCTCGGTGTTATAGATACCACTCTTTACAACCAAGTCCTTGCCCAACGCAATCGTCAGAGTGTCGCCGCCAAATACAGGCAGCTTGATAGTGCGAGTTTCTGCATCATAAGTAGGCTCATGAACAATACCAGTCATGGTAGTGGTAACAGGTTCGTCACCCTTTGCCACACTCAACACACCAGCATTATAAGTAACATCTGTAACGAACTTACCTTTAATACCTTCCACCGCTGCAACCTTGGCATTAACATAGTCAGCGACAGCCTTGGTGGTCGGAATATCATCATTGGTGGCATCTGCCGGGATCTGAGTAACGGTTGTTTTGTTCAGCTGCACAAACTCCACGCCATTCCAAATATGCATGGTGTAGTCTGTCATGCGGAAATAAATAATGCCCTGAACCTGACCAGCTGCGGGCAGGGAAGACACCATCTTAGTGCTCTTAGTGTACTCAGTTGTACCCTTAAACAATTGCAACGTATCGGTCGTAAAGTACAGTGTATCCATGTCTTTTGGAGCAAGGGCATCGTACCGTGCTTTCGTACCATACGCAAATTTTACTTGTGCCATATTTTTCCTCCTTATTAGAATTCAGTCCATTGGAAATTTGTAGGTTGAGTTTGAAAAGGCTCGACGAAGAACCGACCTGACTCCGCGCTTTGCTGCACGACCCACGGTTCATATTTGTCGTCTTTGCCTCGTATCATTACGGTCTGACCTGCATAAGTTGCGTCATTCTGGTTGATTGCCTCATTTGCCGCCGGAATACTATCAAAACAAAGCGTCCGAGGCGCTACCTTTTGAATAGATAAGTCGTCCCGGACGTATATGAATTCTGATGTATCTTTTGTGATAATAATGTCTTTGCCATCAATCAACCCAAGCGCAATCGCGGCTTCTACGTCTTCTGCGTTACCGTAACCAAGCTTCGAGTATTTGTATGCCATTCTTTTCACCTCGCTTTAAACGATGGTTAGAATGGGACAACACGCATACTACCATCTTCAGTTTCCACAGTTTCAGTCGTAATCTTAATAGCGTTACCAATGGGTTTGCCCTCGGAGGTAAGCTGAATACGATGCTCTTCATCGTAAGTGATATTATCAGCCTTGTTAGCCAGACTAGTGTTGAAGCGGTCGGTCATCGCTTTGTTCAGAGCCTCCAGTGCGATAATACGCTGATCCAGAGTGCTTAGTGCTTCATCGGGGATCAAATCAGACCACTTGCTGATAGGAATAATATGTACAACGCCGGGCCCAGCCTTACGCACGCGCTGAATTGTCTGTCCTTCAGAGTCCATCTCAACGTGAATGAAAGTCAACTGGAACTCAATGTCGCCAGCTTCACTGGTCAGAACCGTATCAAACGGTAGAAGATACTCCAACCGGTTCTTGTACAGGTCTTTTGATTTTTGTAGAATTTCAGTTTTATAGCGTTTGCTTACAGGCAAAACGTACTCCAGCATAACGGTATAGTCACTGATATCTACACCCTTGTAAGTCTGATCGGCAAGAAAGTGCAAATTATCCACCAGCTTGCTCCGCTGCATGATACGCTCAGTTAGACTCGCTGTGATAGTGTTATCCTCGTTAATTAAAAAGGTATACATATCACACCTCCTTTCCATTCACGATGTACAGGTAATCATCTAATGAGATTTTCTTGCCCGCAAGCAGATTCTCCACAAATTTATCCTGCACCATGCCATTCTTATAAAGTCGCTGCATACTCTCGACGAATTCAGTGAAAATCTTCTCCATCACAGTAGACCTCCTTGAATTAACGTCAACGTATAAGCATCAATAATGGCCTCAGGAGTTGTACCTCCCAAGGCCATGATTTGGTCGTATTCATATTTGTCAATCGGCTCAAGAGTCACAGTGTCATACTCCGGGGACGGAATCAGGTAATAACCATCAACGTGCCAGATATACTTGCCGTTGCTGCTGATAATACCCTGTGCGTCATCCTCGGTGCAATTCACCATAATATTGTGCTTGGGCTGATACTTTACAAACTGAAGGCGGTCAAGAGCATCGATCACTCGACCGTCTTTAAGTACCTTATAATACACTCTCAACACCTCCTTAAATGCTGAACATCACGGTTACCCCTAACTGCTCAGAGGGATAATGGAAGCCATACAGCTCACCAGTCTCCTCAATTGCATAGAAGTATCCATCATAGGTTGCAAACGGGCTGCGCAACCAATACTTTGTTGCCCTACCCTCTGCATTGTGCTTGATTCTGGATTCATTGCCGGTCATGTAGCTGATAGTCTGACCTTCGTAAACATATGGCTCATCAGTCATCAAAGAACTTACTTCGATCGCAGAAGGAATAAAGAAATAACAATCCGAAGTTACAATTTCCTTACTCTTATTACCGGCAGAACTCGGCACTTTAACTTTCTTAATTAACTGTTTCCAGCCAATCGGCAAAGCGTCAACTAGACGGGAATTTAAGTATTCGCGCAAGGAGGTATTACCCCAGCCACCGGCATTATTAGCAGCAGAGCTAAGCATCATCTCTTGACCCAAAGTATCTCTCTGCAAGAATGTCATAGCGCAGCGTTTATTGGAATTGTCGCTCAAGTAGTAATTCTTAAAGCTTGCAACCTCTACAATCAGATTATCGTGTGTCCATGCAGCCAATTCACGACAAGCAGCGTCACCAAGGTCTGCATACCAAAGCTTAGACCAATAAACCGTACCTTTAGCGTGGCGCTCGTAAGCACCATCATCTGCCTTTGCACAACCAAACACCAGTGTGGCATTCGTCTTTGTAATACGGGTACGAGAAATCTTTGTATAGCTCAGAGCAGAACCATAGATGTTAGAGGAATAGACGTACAGTCCATTATCCCCTTTAACATGACGGATGACGGTCATATCACGAGAACCAGCAGATACACCATTTGCAGAGTCAATACCCCATGTTGTCTTCACGCCTGTAGAATTCCACAAGCGGATGCCGTTCATACCATTCTGTTCAAAACACTGCATCAAAACAGTGTTGTTTGCGTTCGTGGCATCCATCTTATAGTCAACAGCCAGAACAAAATCTCTGTCCTCCTCAAACAGCTTGATGTCGGTATCAATGTAATTCTTGCCATCAAATACCTGCGGCTCGCTTATGAGAATCTTCTCGGTAATATCATCGTAACTAAAGTCATTACCAAGTTTAATAGAAACTTCGTCTTTTGCTTCTACTATTTTCTGCTCTACACCGACCTTGCTCATGGCATAGATTTCAACAGGGCGAAGTTGACCAATTTCCTTGCCATCAAAATAAGTGGAAGAATATTCGCATACATCATAAACTGCGTTGATATCTTTATCGCCAATAACATAGCCGCCCTTATCCCAACTACTGAACAAATAATACTTAAAAGCAGTTTCCTCAGAAGTATATGTCGGAGTGTCGCCAGTATAAAGCACCATAGAGCCATACGGAGCAACAGTCTCTTGCAGTACAGCCCCACGATTCATATAGCGGACAGTGTATTTACGTACAGATTCAGTATACAGAGCAGTAATAGTCTGATTGCTGAAAACTGTCGTAAACTCTGTATCCCAGCCACTGAAAGTAAAGTCCGTAGAGATTGTGCTCTCAGTAGTGGGCGTCGGAATCGGATTCTCTTTACGTGTAACAGGGTCAACTGCCTTACCACCCTTATCAATGTACTGGATATCCAGAACAGTGCCGTTTTTATTCACGAACGTCCACTTGAACTGCTGAACAAGTGTATTGTAAGTGATATTTAAATCAGGCCACTGTGCCGTAAACTCTGCCAGCTGACGCTCACGCATAATGGGCACATGGACACTACCTTCAACAACAGAATGGTCAGTGTTATAACCGTTTTCATCCAAACCGGTCATCTTCAATAGACGATCCAGCAGGGAAGTGTCATCCAGCTGCCAATCAACTCCAGTCAGACGCACACGATTCAAGTTCGTGCACTTAGCCAGCATATCGGTCAAGTCGATTGTCTGACACTTCTCAACCGTCAGGGTGGTGATGTTCTTATAATCTGTAATCTTTAGGTCAGTCAGATAATTCAGATTCTTAGCACTTAAGCTTGCAATTGCAGGCAGTTCAGCTTTTCGAATCTTACCGCCCTTAGCAAATGCGACGCCAGTAATACCAGAGCCACCGGCATAGAACTCTTCCAGATTCGTACAGCCGGTCAGACTAATAGACTTCTTCAGGTTCGGCACATTCTGCAGGTTCAAATGCTCAAGCAGTGTGTTGTTACCAACCGCAAAGTCAGTCATATTCGTATTCTTGTAGCCCTCGGCGGCAGAACCAATCTTCAGGTCAGTCAACTTTACACCGTGGCTGAAATCAACATAGCCGGGGTAGAAACCAGAAATGTCACCAATACTCTGGATAATAGAAGCATTATAAACATAAACCTCGGTATCATTCATAGCCGCAATCGGACACTGAATCTCATAAGTTTGACCGCGCTTACCACGCACCTTCACAGGGTTAGAACCATACCGCACAGAGACATAAGTATCAGCATACGGAACAATATGGAATGTACCATCTGGTTGCACACCAGTCCAGTCAGTCGGAGTATAGCCACGAATGGTCATATCATCAGAGGTACAAGCAGCACCAGTATACTTTGATGCCATGTATTTTTCCTGATAACGCTGGAACTGACGCCGCTGATGACGTTTATTGCCGTGCATCATAAGCAGATAGCTAGTTGTACCATTATCCTCGTAAGTACGGAAATATTTGCGCCGCATATCCATGATCCACAACTTCTCGGGCTTTACGTCCTGATAGTCTTCGAACTTTTTCAAAATACGAGTAGCACTCCATGCCAGAGCACTCTCTCGATTCAGGAACATCTTTGCGAGGTCATCTGCAAATAGGTCACGAATCTTACACCACAGCTTAGAATCGTGTGCGTTGAACACACTCTTTGTGCCGATGGTGTCCATATCCTCATAGCCGTAGCTCAGCGTCAGACCACCTTCGTTATCGTTGCCCATCGCAGTATCATTATCGTAGTCAAAGCAGAAATCCCAGTGCACAAGGTCTGTCGTGTGAGGGAATACATTCTTAGCACGGTTATCGACCATGGTATGACGCTCAGTAAACAGATAGTGGAACAGGGTAGAATCCTTAACAAAGTAGTTTTCAAAGTTCTTCTTAAACTCCTCATCGTCCGCATTCACGACCCAGTTCTGCACGCGAATCCATGCGTTTTTAGCGTCTTGAATCTCCTGTTCACTGCAATTCTTATTGATATAACGGAATTCAAAGCTGTGGTCGCCATCCCAAGTTTCTTCAGAGAAGTCGCCGCTCAGGAAGCGAGTCTGTGCATCAGTGTTGTTGTCAATCTCAACGATAACTTCCTTGTGGTTGTTCGGGTCCATGCCCATGGTGTCACTATTCTTCTTGGAGTTGCCAAAATCGCCACAAGCATAGAAATGCCATTGACCGTCCTTAAAGACAGTTGCGTTCGTAGTGTCAGTTTCTTGAATGAAAATGACACAAGGGTAAAACGCCATAGTGTCGCGCACTTTTGGGTTGTCCTTGCGAGCCTGACGAATATAGGGATTAAACTCGTTGAACTCATCTGCCAGCAGAGCATTGTTTGCATTCTCAGAAGAGGCAACATTGACTTTGATGTTAAAATATTTCTCACCAACGCTGTTTTCTGTAAATGCATACTTGCTGCCAGTGCTTTCATCACCAAAGGTAAAGCCACCAGAACAATCGATATCAATATTACGACCGGATTCACCATATGCGTTAGAACTAGTGCCCTGTCCCTTGTGGGAGCCAGTAGCAGTCCAGTTGTCTTCCACAGCACGGCCATTTTTATAAATGTGCTGAATAGTCGTATTCGGCACTTCGTTCTTCTTGCCAGTCGTAAAGGTCGGAGCGGAGATCTTGATAATGCGCAGGTCCGGGCACTTCTCAGCCAGCAGGTCAGGATTCAGCTCGCCGCTCACGTCCGTAATATCATTACGGGTGTAGCGCTCAATCATTTCCTCTGCATTCTTTGCGTCTGCAATAAAGTTGTCGAGGATCTCGTCGTCTGTCAGGTTCATCATGTAGGACTTCATACGGTAAACCAGTACGTCACAATCAGGAGAACCAATCGTAATGCCTACCGGAGAAGCTTGTGTAAAGTTGTCACTTGCGTCATACAGCTCAACACGACAGGGAATACCATCCAACCATAGAACCATTTCCTTGTACTGACTGTCTGGCAGAATATTAAATTCAAATTCCATAAAGTCGTCTTCACAAGTTGGTAGGGAAATGCTGTTTTGCTCACTGGTCAGCGTGACCTTCTGTGCCTGAATATTCAAACCAATGCCACCATTCAAGCAAGTCAGTGCTGTAGCATCGTAGTTCTTGACGTTCGTGGTCTTGAATACCAGCTTGAAATTCTTACCCAGCTTCTTTGCATCATCGCCAAACAACTTGTAACTGATATTTGCAGTCGTACCAGCCTTTACACAGAAGTAGGTGTCGCCATCTTCGTCAAGCTGATATCCGCCATTAGACCAGTCAAAGTTGTCACTAACAGTAAGTCTATTATTGCCATCAGTCCACAGACGAGTCTCGTCAGAATTTGTTTTGCCAGCAGGATTAAAGTCGAAAGCCAGATTTGTCTTAACAGGCTCAATCGTAATACCAAGTTCTTTGATCTCAACACTGATAGTCTTACTTACAGAACCGCATACGATTTTCAACGTATGAGTGCCAATATCAGCAGATTTCCAAGTCCATGTCTGCATGGTACGTCCAACAGTCAGAGTAGCAATCTTAGCGCCGTCAACCTCCAGTGTTACAGTGGTCGTAGAGCTGGAAGGGTCATAAACGGTATAGTTGATTGCGACATTGCTATACTGTTTTGCACTTGCTGTCTTTGTTGCACAACTGATAATAGGAGTTGTATCTTCCTCAGTTGTCCACATAATATCCTTGACGATCTTATTACTGGTGACCTGTTTGCCATTAATTTCAGCAGTCATGGAAACTTCCACAAGATGTGCGCCATGAATCTGAGCCGGGATGGCATAAGTCAGCTGTCTACCAGTAACAGCGGTCGTGGTAGAGCCAAGCGTCTTTCCATCAATCGTAAAGTTGATAGTCTTTGAAATATTGCCATACGGAGTGTAGCGGAAAGTCACTTCACCACTATAAACCAGCGTATCGTCAAAGGTGCTCTCAAGATAGAACTCAACCACATTGATAGTCCAAGTCTTTGTGCCAACACTGCCGACACTATCGGTCACTTGCAGCTTAACAGTATTGTCTCCGCTATGCAGATACTGGGTCACATCAAAACTATTCTTGCCCTGAATAATAGTCTGTGTGCCAACTTTTGTATTGCCGACATACCAAACACCAGTAGCAGAGCCAGTATCATCGCCAGAGTTATCTACAGAAGTAAAGTTGTAATTGATAACAGCGGGGTCGCCAGCAATAACAGTCAGCGCAGAACCATCCAGACGCTCGATTGTGATAACGCTTGAGTTTCCACCACCGCCACCGCCGCCTTGAATGACAACGGTAGTTTTAACAGTGCCATTTTCTAATAGGTTTAGCTTAGAATCCTCATAAGTAATATCGTACTCGCGCCCAGCATTCGGGTCGGGCTTCACATTCTTTAGCTGCTCCTGAATGTCGGAAATATCGCTGTTGATAGTATCAATGCTATTCTGCAAACCAGAGGCGGTGTTCTTCACAACAGTTAAATCGTTTGATACTGTCTCAACACTAGCCTTTTCAGCCTTTGACTCGAGAAGTTTGTTGGTTGCTTGTTTGTTATAATAATCACTTTGCAGCGTCTCAGGTAAATTTCCAACACTGTCTTGCAGATTTTTTACGGCTGCATCATTACTGGTTTTATACTCAGTCAACTCAGTCTTGACAACGGATACATTTTCATCGATTTTTGCATCGACAGTCTTATTGAAAGCAGTTACCCATTCAGCACTCGGGTCTGTGTTCAGAGTAATGGTTTTAATAAGTTTGTCACCATTCAAGAATTTAATTGTCTGTGTTTCTGTATCGTATTGCACATCAAATTTTGCCAGACCGTCAACCTTAGCAATGTCACTCTGAAGTAGAGTAATAAAACCATTTACTTCTTCTTTAGTGTAGTAATTTGCCAGTGTATCAGCCAAGCCATCCACGACTGCCTGCGCGTCTTTTGCACTCTGAGCGGCTAGTGTTGCGGCAGTCTGTGCCTCGCCAACTTTCTGACTCATTGTAGACAAGAATTGTGTGTACCAGTCGTCACCAGTCGGGTCGTTCATTGCTGTACCGGTCAGGGATTTCAAAACATTCAGCTTCTCGTTCGGTTTTGTACGCCACAGATAATTCTTTGATTCACCGCTGCTAGGTACAGTGATTGCACCAGTTGCCATAATTTCAAATTTCAGCACGCCATCCTTCACAGTGGCATAGTCGCTGACCATCCAGTAGAATCGAATTTTATCATCGCTGTAACTCACATTGATGGGCGCTGCATAGTTCTCGGCGTTATTGGCGTTCACATAATGAATCTGAATCGTCATGCCCATCAGGTCAACACCATCGTAATAACGCGGCATCTCAAATGGAATGACCTGACTGTTATTTTCCTGTGTGATATTTACCTGAGTCGGACTCAGCGTGATCTCTTTGTTGGTATCGACCGTAGAAAAATCATTGTCCGAGAAGGTGTCATACCATGTATAATTGCCGCTTCTTGTGAAGTTTTGGTCGCCGGTATCAAAGGTTGTAATATCTTCATCATAATCGACTACCGGACGCGCATCTTCCATGGTTGCCTCCATTGTCATGACAGGGCTTTCGTCTGTCATCCGTTTGGATTCTTTAAATGATAATGCCATCTACTCACTCCTCTCATTTTATTAAGTTGCCGTATTATCTGTATATTTTTCTTTAAGGACGTTCTCGTAGGTAATATAGGGATAATACGGGTAATAACGGCTCAACGTAACATTCATTGTGCCTTCTCCAATGTTCTTATCTATTTTTTTTATGATCCATTCCACCGCAATATTGGACTTTTCAGCGTCGGATTTCAGGTATTCCGGTGCGTATTTTACTTTTTCATTTACATCAAGCCATGGGATCATGTGCATGTTTAATGTAATAGAGTCCGTCAGTCGGCAATTCTTCCATAGCGTGTACTTGCATACTGTCATGGCAGATTCGTCCGATGTGTATCCTTCATACTCACTGCCGGAACATACAAGGTTTCTGCGTCCAATCTTATCTATCGTCAAACGACTGTTATATAAGTCGTCAGTGCGGTTCGGGTCGTTCACAACAACGTATTCAAGGTTGTCACACGCTTCGGCAATCTTATCCGCCGCAATCTGTTCAGCACTAGGCATCGCATCTACGAATTTTGTCATAGCATGAGATTGAGACTGCCCAATAAAATAGACCCGACTCTCAACAAGAAGAGCAGGGTCTGATAGTTCAGTCTCTTTATTAGTGGCTGGATCGTACTTTATGTATTTTGTTTCGTAATGCTTTGTTTCTTCATTGTAGACTTGTTTCGGATAATAACGCACCTGTGGGTCGCGAGGTTCTTTTTCATATTGTCCAGTTGTAGGATTAAAGTTATAAGTGAATGCACCATCCGACGCCTGATTCAACCAATGTTCTCCATACTGAATGACATAATACCGCCCCTTTTTAAGAACGGAAGTATCTTCTGGTTCGTCCTCGCCATCTTCGTTTGTAACAGCTTGGAATAGCATCATGGGACCATAAACTGCGCGACTCACATCTTTATATTCACCCTTGCCATCAGGATTTGTTCTGATTGTCGTAATAAGATTTTCAATGCAAACACGTGCATCTATTGCGACATCTTCTGGGCACACAAAGGAAAACTTCGTGCCGTCACTAATTGATGCCTGTTTTAGCTTCAACCACAAAATGGACGCGCCTGTATTGTCGGGGTTGAAGCTATAACTTACGTTCAATTCGTTGTTTTTAATGAGCGCAACAACATCATCCCATTCTTTTGTGCCTTTTTTACAATACACGACTTCACCTGTGCCATCAGGGTCGGTTTCTTCAAGCTTGTCCTTACAGAAGTAATCACTAGAGTTCGATGCACCCCACACCTCGACACAATTATGAATCTGGCTGTAATCAACACTGGCATCTTCACTAATAACCATGCTTTTAAAGATATCTTCGTCCAAAACAACAGGGTCATCATAACCGGACGGAATCTCCTTACACACAAAAGTATCGTCGTCAAAATACATCTCGAAAGGGAAGTATAGGTCTCTCAGCTCTGTTAGGATGTTCCAAATTGTCGTGCCGGTATTATATTCTAGGTCGTGTGGAATGCGCCGTACCCAGTAATCCACCATACTCTTTGTCAGCCCAGAAAGCTCGAATGTCTCTTTAATAGAATCACGAACATAGTGGGGCTTCTTCTTATCGTCCTCGTAATATTTGATTCCATCTTTAATCGTAAGCTTGCGTTCATACATTGGAATGCGTGTTGCGTATCCAGTCAGAGTGCCGCCAAGTGTACCGTCTAGTAAAGAGGTCAAATCAAGGCAAGAAAGACTCAATTTATTCGTTGTCGCATTATAGCTATATCCGTTCTGCTGTATTGCATAGACACCTGCGCCATACCAGTGCACGCCATCCGTATCTACAAAGTTTGTTCCATAGCGAGCCTTTGACTGCCCAGAAAGCAAATAATAATAAAAATCGTATATCTGATCCATTCCATCTTTCAGTTCCCATAAGTTGCCTTGGATGTCATGCATGGAATAACCAAGATATCTACTTGTACCATGAAAATACTTTTCTAGCTCTTCTTCGGTACAACCTGAAATAGCAGCAACATCAGCTGCTGTCAACGTTCTGCCGTTATGGACGCCACCTTCAACAGCAGCAATCATGTTTTTTACACGAATCTTATTTCCATATACAGTACAATCAATACCGATGGTATCCAATTCCAATATCTTACTCTGCAATGTTGTGCCGTCCCTTTGAACAGAATCGAACGCAGCATTAAAGATTGCTTCGAGATATGAGCCAATATCCGCTTTCAGTAACGGAATAATCGTATTATCTGCAGCAACAAACATCGGAGTGTATGCAATTTGATATGCTTTTTTGTCCATCTCAAATTCATCGACGGCACCTAGAACAGTAGAGTATGTACCACTTTCACCTTGCTCTTCAAGGAATGTTGCATACATTGCTTTATTTTGCTCTGTCCATATGATGCGTTGACGGTTTATGTTATCAATATTTCCATACTGTGCGTAACCACCAATTTGATATCTCCATATTGCTTGTCGTAACTCTATGGCTTTACTTATGTATAATATATCGTTTTTTATAACACTCTCTATTTTATCTTCTGAAGGAGTAATATCGTTTAAATCAATCAACGATTCGCTTGTTGGCGCTTTCATGCCAATACGCAGACGCAGCATTTTACTTGTCCATTCTTCGGTAGAGAATTGAGAAATAGAAAAACCTTTTTTAGGAAAAATATCAAGATTAAATGTACGCCGCGTATCTGAATCTGCATCAATAGAGTTTGAGCCGCTTAATGCAAGTCCTTCTATCATGTCGATAATCTGGTAGTTTTTATTCAACAACTCAATACGACAGTACAATCTTTTTGACCGGCTTTTCAGTAAGGCCAGATCTTCTTCTGTTGGTAAGTAAGTCATGGCCCACCTCCTTAAATTAAACCAGCGTTCTTCATATCGCTGCTGCTATTTAAATCGCCAGTCTCTATAAAATCAAACGAAATTTCCACCTTGTCTGGGTGCTCATCGTCAGAATAAGAAACATTTCCGTTTACGTTTATCAGCCATGCGCGACCGTCGTACATCTTTAAAACCTTTGGCTTTTTATTCGTCAGCCAGTCAATAAATGTTTCACGATAGTCCACAGAACCATCAAAATCAAATATATCCGTTGACTGATCCCATTTGATAATAACGCCAGAGAAGTTTCCGTTGTAATAGTTCGCTTCACTGCCGTAGAACACAATGGGATATTTACTGCTAAGTGTTGTTTCAACGGCGGCTTCCTGATTGCGTGTCACACCAGTTACCTTCGGCTCGAGACCGACATAATACGAAGTATCCTTATCCATCAGCCATGCACCTTCAAATTCGCTGACAACATTGACAGATGCAGACAATTGCTCAATATCATCTACAACAGGGACAGCTGCATATTGATACATAGTCTTTCTACCACGAGCATATTTGTCATGGCAAACAAACGAGATAGAGCCGATTATATTTTTAATGCTTCTCTCATAAATCGTTGTCCACTCATATTTGCCAACTTCTCTGCGTTTGACCCGAACTAAATCAAAGTTGTCTCTCATTTCTGTCGTTATAGCAACAGAAAGTTTGATTTGTCCTTCTCTCTTTTCGTTTTTCGCTGCGATTTCAAGATTCTGTAGTTGCCCATTATATGCAATTCTAAACGCGCAAAAACCAGTATCTAATAAATATCCATTTACGGTCTCTCCTGTTGCCCGCACGTAATAAACCTTATTATTATCAAGACTTTCTACGTTAAAGCTGTGTGCAATAGTGCCATAGTGTGTCTCTTCATAAAGCAAGTTTTTATCTCCATCATAAAGCTGATACTTATACAGGCTCAGTGTCTCTCCCTGGTCTTCGATGTTTTTATACTGTACATCAAAAGAAAAAGCAGGGAACGGAATTGTTGTTACAGTGGTTGAATCAACGTCTGTGAACTTCAGCAACGGCTTTTCGTGACAATAAAAAAGAACGGCATCGCTCAGATCACTTTGCTTGCCGCTCTGGTTCTTTACTGCAATTTTAAGATAGTATGGAAGTAATCTATTATGTACAAGACCCGCTGGTAACGTGAATGTCCGTATCGAAGATGCCCCACTTGTATTTACAGTTTTATCGATAATGATGTTGCCGGAGGCATTATCATGGATTACATATTCGACTTCATTTACTGTATCATCGTAACAGGTATATCGCACCGTGTTTTTTTGCGCTGCATCTATTACTGAAAATTTTGAAATTATAGGTTTTGCCAAATTAACGCCTCCTTTACTAATTTATTTTATTCCGTAAATAATACGCGGGATAGCATATTTTGGGTATATTGAAACATTTCCTGAATCATCCCAAAAACCTTTTTTTGTGGTATATCTAAAAGCATTTTTAAATGTAACTGTGACAGTGTTGTTTTGAGAAACAGATACTGAAAAATATCTCATAATATTACTATTGTACCATTCCCAATCCATATTATCAACAACGTCTGTATTAAATGACATACCTTCTTTATATGTTCCCTGAATAATGTTTTGTGACGGGTCTGCTTTATAATGTTCCCATTGTCTTACAAAGTATGCAGACGGATAACTAAAAAAAGTATGATACCAAATTGTCGAATTTGTAATTAATGGAACGACCATAGTATTCGTAGAAGTATAATAAGTCTCTATTCTTATTTTAGAGTCAATAATCGTCTTGGTTTCATATTCTGGATTTCCATCACTGTCCGTATTTCCAGTTGGAACTTGTTCGACATGGGTTATAGTTCCTTCCTGACTGTCGTCCACTTTTCCATTCTTAAACAATCCTCTAAAAAAGAATAAAAGCTCATTATATTGCGTCTGCGAATTATCAAAACTAAATGTTCCTACTTGATATTCTGCCTCTGCATCGTTTCTCCACAATTCTTTAAAAACAGAACCTGAAGCCAATTTGTCGGCAGATATTGTATTGTTGCCAATTGTGATACTTCCGCCAGAACCAATCGTTAAACCACCGCTTAAATTCAATCTGTTTGCATCGATTGTTCCGGTTGTAATCTTGCCTCCATCTATTTGCGTAATGCTATTATTCACTGATTCAGAGTTTAAGACAGTTTGTCCGTTTTGTATTGTAACGGCTCCTGTTAGCTCAATGTTTTTTGCGCTGATTTTTACAGATTCAGGCTGTGCACTTATCATAGAAACAAGTTTTTCGCCAGTATAATCGTCTTTTTCTACGCGCAGTGTGATATCCTTTTCAGTTTGTGTGATCCTTGATTCAGCAGTAGAAACACGATCCTTTAAACCAGACATGCCTTCGGTGTACGTTGTAGCAGTCACGCGAGCCTCTATTTGTTCTTTTGTTACCTTCAAGTCGGAATCATACTCTGTCTTAAAAGCAGCAAGGTCAGTATTTGCTTTATTGGCGCTGTCCAACGCTTCATCCGCTTTAGTGTCGTCTGTGTATTTTGATGCCACCACCCAATCTAAACGATTATAACTGGCGGATATAGGACGAGAAACTTGACAAACAAGCATATAGCCATTGAAACTATAATCTGCCCATACGTCACCTTTACTATAAGGTGGAGATGGAGTATTAAAGAAAACACGTCGAGAGCCATCAGCGGTATCGGACTCTTTACTTACTATTTTCAAAATTTTTAATAAGTTTTCGTCATCGGCAGTAAGCCATTCATATTCATCTGTCCAAATATATGCTTTTTCTTCGTTACAATCATAATAAATATCACCAACATGTAATCGTTTTGCATCATCAGTTGACCAGTCTTTTGTTGGAGTTGTAGAGTTAGATGGCGCTCCATTATATAGCCATAACACTATTTGCGAATCAATTTGATCCTTAATGTTAAAGAACTTACCTACATCTGTATATCGAATTACTGTATCAGCGAAATCTTTATCAATAAAAGAGGACAGCTGGTCTCCGACTACTTTAACCTTGCTGTCCACTGTTTTCATTGTACCAACATTATCGGGGGAACATACCAGCCGCTTCATATCGCCCTGCAACGCAGTCACAACCACACTCTGTCCAACGGTAAAAATCTGGTCAGAAGTAATATTATACTGGCTTCCAAACACCGCGATCGTGTATGTATTCCCATTCACCGCAGTTACCACGCCAGTCTGCGATTTATCAAAATTTGCAGTGTCGAGCTTTTTGTCAATCGTGTCAACAATGACCTTACTCAACACATCAATTGCGTCTTGACTTTTTTGTGACATCTCGTCCCTCCTTTATAAATGTATACTCGATCTCAACCTACCCAACCCACCCTGAGCCAAGTATACTTCGTATTTATTTTTGCTTATTGTACTGCTTAACGTCTATTCAGTTCCTGTACAACCTTGTTCGGCAGACGATTTACCAACTCACGAGCCAGTGCATCGCTATCACCAACGGGATTGTTCACATTCACATCACCAATAGACAGGGAAATACCGCCAGAACTACGACTTTGTACCATAGAAGCGGAGCCATTCTTTGCCAGCTGGTCACTGAACCACTTATCAGGATTGCCGCCCATCTCAAACAGACGAGAGGTAATATCAGCCGGAACAACACCATCGCCAGTCTCAAGATAAGTGTAGCGACCAGAAGCGGGCTGACGTACCAACATTTCGGGACCAACTTCATCGACATTGTAAGTGCCGCCGTGTTTGATCTTCTTATCGCCGGACGCCTTCTTGCCCCAGTTCCAGAACCAGAACTTAGAACCCCAGAATTTATCCCATTTGGATTGTTTCTTTTCTTCGACTGGCTCAGTCTTGTTTTCTTCACTTATAGTGCCCTGTGTAGCATTTATCGTAAGATTTGTGACGCCGGTAGCTTTCTTTGTGTTTTCGGCAGTTTCAGAACTGCTGTTGGCTGTGTCTTTTGTATTCTCGGCAGTTTCTTTGCTCTTACCAAAAATATCCTTACACAGATTTACAACCGCACCAATAGGACTGGTATCCCAGATGAATGTAGCAACGGACTTTATCACCTTCTTGCCAAAACCATCTTCTTTGTTGGACCAGATTTCTTTTTGGTGTTTATAATTCTTCGCAGTACCATAAATAGCAAGTCCGGCAGTGGCAGCTACGGCACCAACAACAGGAATTGCAGAAGCACCAGCGGCACCTATAGCACCAACGGCACTCTTGATAAGTCCGCCAGCGCCAGCAACTAGTTTTCCCGCACCTTTAATAAGAGTGGAACCAATCTTGCTCTTGCTGACAGCATTACCGATTGTTTTGAATCCGTCTATAACAGTGGAGACAATACCGCCACCGGAACCGCTAAATGTTTCATGGGCACCGGCTTTAATTGCTTTCCAGACACCACCAACTTTTTCAATAAGACCGTTTCCAGAGGTTTGCACCTTGCTACTTAATTTCTCGAAGAATGTTTCAACAGTTTTTCCAGATTCTGCAGCAGCTTCTTCGCCACCCTTATTGAAGAATCCTTTTATCGTATTCCACAGACCTTTTGTGCCGAGATCTTTGTACTCACTAGTTTTTGCCCAAGAATACAGGTTATTTACCTTCGTAAGCGTATTGATCAGTGATTCAAGGTTTGTAATCAGATTTTGGATGCTACTAATCGCACTGCCAGTATTCAGGCTTGCAATGATCTTATTGTGATAACCATCCAGAGTGCCCTCCATCTGCGTGAGAGTCATCTTCTGAATCTGCGCAGTATACTCAAGCTCCTTCTGGTAATCCTTCCAGCTCTTGCCGATATCATCCATGACCTCAGACAACTTGTCCTTGAACTCATTGTACTTCTTGATCTGGTCGTCAATAGCCTTTTCGGCATCCTTCTTGTTCCACTCACGCTGCTTGTCCGCAAGATCTTCGCGTGCAGTGCGCACATCTTCGGCGTTTGCCTGCCACTCGTAGCCATTCTCAGTGTACACACGGGTCGTGCGCTGCTGTTCGGCTCTGGCGAGAGCGTCTTGTGCCTTGGAAAGTTCAATAGCACGTTCGGTGGCTTCGTTGTTTTCTTCCAGAGCTTCTTTCTGCTTATTCAGGGCTTCAATCCGCTTGTCGATAACTTTGCCCATAGCATCGCCCCAAATCTTGAGGTCGTTGTTGGATTTGTCATTTAAAGTGGAGAGAAGGGAGAGGAAAGAGGACAGAACAGCTTTTGCATCGGATAGAGCGGACTTGAATTCCTCGATTACCTTTTCGACGCCATCCCAGTGCTTTTTCAGTTTTGTTGTAACCTGTGCATCGGTCTCTTGAACTTCGAGAAGAGCCTTTTCCATAGCCTCATCGAGCTCTTTTTGAACCTCAGCTTTTTGCTTGAGAGCTTCGTCTTCTGATAGATCCTTGTTAGAATCAATGGCAGACATTTTCTTTGTATATTGTGCTAAGACTTTCTGATACGTTGCAGTCTTCTCTGCGAGCTTCACATATTCATCATGGGTTGGCTCACGCACATCATCAATCATTGCCTGAACTTGAATACCAATCGGACTACCTTCAAACTCTTTTGCAAACGCACTCAGTTTATCAACATAACTTTGACGAAGTGCCTTTACGTCGATTTTAGCGTTTCCGTCCTCATCATAAGTAAGTAGGTTAGAGAATTCTTCAGGAAGTTCCTGCAGCTTCTGCATAGTATCCTGTGTCAGCTGGCCGGTAGTATTCCACTCGTCCATCGCATCTTTAAGCGTGCTCCAATTAGTCTGGTATTTATCCAACTCGGTATTTACACGCTCAAGGTCAGTTCCAAGACCAACAAGATAATCACTAACAGAAATTTTGCCGCTTTCAATATTGGCCTTATCAGAACTTAACGAGTTTGCAAGCGCAGTAGCCGCTGCACCACCGGTTTCGTTTGCGGCTTTTATGCGCTTATCCAATTCATCAAGAGTCGCTTTCTTAAACGCCTCGGTGTTAAGATTGATGTTTCCGTTTTTGTCAACGAGATTATCCATCAAATCCTTGTTGTCACCAAAGAACTTGCTCAGTTGCAAAATAGACTCTATCTTACTTTCTGTTGCATCAAGGTCGCCAACACCGAATTGACTATTCTTGATTTTCTGCTGAATATCATACAGCCCAGAAAATGCGGATTTTATAGCGTCCGTCTTCTGTTTTGCTTTGTCCATTGCGGTGCCGTAACCCTCAATGGCATCAGTAAGTTGCTCAAAGGAGATGGTATCTCCCTTTACATTTTCATCAACATACTGAAGAATACGCTTTAGTTCCGCAGCACTCTTTCCAGACTCATCAGTAGTATTAGCCTGAGCAATCTGAGCAAACATCAAATTCTTAAACTCAGTCGTGTTGATAGACATCTTCCCATTTTGCTCTGTAAGCAGGGAAGTATAGTCGTCTTCAAGACCAAGTAAATCATTTAATGTACTAATGCAAAGATTGCCATACTGATTGTACTCTTCCATCGCAGTGGACAGAGTTTTCCATGCGCTGACTGCATCGGTCATCTTATCCTCGCTACCAGAAGATTTATTGCTACTTTTATCCTTCGGATTTCTAAACTGATTCTCAGCACTTTGAGCATGAGTCTTATCCAGCAAGTCCATCATGGCACTATAAGTGTTGATGATTCGTTGCTGTGCCTGAACTTGAGTTGCAAGAGCATCGCCACTCAAACCACCCTCGTCAATAAGACGCTGACCTTCTGCGTAGAGCAGAGACTTCATATCTTTGACTTCCTGCTGTGCTTGAGCCAGGAACTTGCTTGCGTTTGCGTATGTATTGGTGTTAGCATTCAGAGACTCAATAGCCTGAGCATACAGTGCAGCTTTCGCCATCTCATAGTACGCATCAGCCATTGTATTGATGTTCTCTGTGTTGATTGCAAGCTGACCACTTTCATCAACCAAACAGTCATAATACTCTGGGCCAAGGTTAATGAGATCAGTAAGAGTGCTAACGGTCAAATAACCATTTTCATTGTACTCATCAACAACATCACTTAGCGTACTATAAGCAGATTGAATCTTATCAAGACCATCAGTTGCTTCTTTGAGTTGATCTGAGGCCGCAGATGCAGATTCAGACAATCCATCGACTTTAGAAGCAGAAGACGAAGATACAATTCCAAGCTGAACAAGTACATCAACAAAAGCCTGTGCATCAGAAGCGTTGTCCTCGAATCCGAGATTCAGCATGACTTCCTTTAGCTGATTTAGAGCATCTGCATATGTACCGCCTAATTTCTTATCACCGCTCAGGAAACTCACAAGGTTACCGGATGTAATACCACCATAAGCACCCTTTAGTCCTTCGAGAGCGTCTGTAACGGCCTTGATATCTTCCTCGGAACGCTTAGAGGACGTAGAGGACAGCTTTTGCGCCGCAATGACTTCTTTTAATGCATCGGAAGAACTACGATATGCGTTTGCTTGGTCTTCAATAGCATTTTTCTCAGACTTTAACTGGTTATACAGACTTGATGCCTCAAGAGTTGCAGAATCATAGTTGCTACCAAGATAATCCAGAGCATTACTCAGCTTATCATAGTAGGCAAGAATAGAGTCTGCGTCATTAGGGTCAAACCCACCAAAATTGAATACACCAGTGTTACTATCAAGAGAACCGCCAAACTTACCACCAAGAGCATTTGCCATATCGGTATCAGAGGAGTCACCGATAACATACTGTCCGCTAGACTTTCCTTTTGCGGTTTGCTCAAGTAGTTTGCCTTGGTCAGCCTTATTCTGTGTCATCGTAGAAATTGAGAGTTCGTTCAGAAGGTCAATCTGTTCCTGATACTTACCATTCTCAAGGTCAAGTTTACGAAGCTTTTTATCCATTTCAACAGACTGGTTCTTTAACAGGTCAAGAATTTCTGCATTCAAATCCTTTGCCTGTGCAAAATCGTCCGTATCCCAGCCGGACTTATCTCCCAGTTCTTTATACTGAGAAATCAAGTCGGTCATAGAAGAGGAAAGCTCTTTGGATTTCTGTGCATTGGTCTCAATAGCAGTGCGCCATTCATTGAACTTTGTGATAACAAAATTAAGTGCCATTCCAGCTATCGTACTTACTGCAACATTAAGAGCAACCGTAGCGGCTTTCAAAGCAAGAATCTTAACCCTATTTAGGTCTATGACTTCTTTACTTTCATTTAACCATGTGATAAAATTTGTATTAGCAAGACTTGCTTTGTCAAGATCCCAACAATACTCAATATACTCGTTGCCGAGATTGTTTAACGTTGGACCAAAATTTTTCAGAACATCAAACAGGTCGGAAAACTTTGAAGTTATCTTCGAGTTCTTATCATCAACAGAGAAGAAAGTTAATATCTATTTTGAGGAGAGAAAAATTATGGAAAAAGTAGCCTATTGTCCTCGTTGTGATAAATACCTAAAGAAATACAATATTTTTTGCCCGTTTTGTGGTTCGATGGCACCAAATTTATCTGCATGGGAAAAATGGGATGATGCAAAACGAAAAGAGTTTTTTAGAGATGCACCCCATCACGAACCTCCGAAGCCCATTGAAGATAAAACTGAATTGGAAAAAGCTGAAGCATTCGATAAACAAATCAAAGAAGAGCTTGCTCAAGAGGAAGCTCGCAAGAAATACGTTCCTCATTGTCCTACATGCGGCTGTCCTGATGTAGAACGTGTTGGCTTTGGAGAGAAGGTTGTAGATACAGCTGTATGGGGCTTTCTGGCTAGAAAACCTAAATGCCAATTCAGATGCCGTAACTGTGGATACGAATGGTGATATTCTCAACCAAATGTGACCTCCCGTTCTCTTTACATTTTGTCTTTTTATGGTAGACTTAAATAAAGACTAGAAGAAAGGAGGAGGCTACAATGACTAGAGAAGAGTTTAACAAGATTCTAAATTCTGAACTCGAAAACAACGCTCGTGCGTTCGCAGAAGAACTGTCTTCGAAAGAGAACAAGGAAATGTCCTACACTGCTATGGTTGCCGCAGCATACACTCATGCTGTGTCTGATGCGACCAAAGCACTGGCTACTGCTCTCGAAAAGGCCGGATATCTCAAGTACGACAATTAAAATGTTCGGATGACTTGTTAGACGCATTCTGAAGAATTGCGTCAGCAAAATCCTTTACATTATAAGTCGGATCTCGCTGCCCTTTGAGATAGTCAAGGAGGGTGGCGAGTTCTTTTACGTCAATTTCAATTTTCATATACTTCACCTCGATTGAAAAATACAAAGCTGATTGATGTAGCAATATGGGGCTGGGCAAGCAGAAAGCCTGGTAAACAATTCAAGTGTAAGAACTGCGGGTATGAGTGGTAAGCGGCGACTAACTGAGATGGCATAAATAAAGCCCCTGTCGGACAAACCGGCAGGGGATAGCTTTATGTACTAGAATCCTAATTTTGATCTTATGGTTTTAAGTTCGATCGAATCAAGCCTTGCGCCACCACAAAGCAAACGCATATTTGAACACTCGGACAGTTCAACTGTTTGCAAAGAGTCGATCTTAACAAAAGATGGCTTCAAGAAGGGAGGATTGTAAGAATTCAGAATGTGGTTATGATAACTTCCGGCTTTCCATTCTTTGTTCTTGATGGTTGAAACATCAATAGTCTGGATGGAATTTTGCCCGACAGCCACAATAAGATATGGCCTGTCTTTATTTGGCATTTCGCCATCCATATATGGAAGTCTTCCTAATAATCCTTGCCCTTCAACGTAACTCATATTAGTAAATCACCAAACTGCCTTCATCAAAATAGATGCTATACGCACGATCTTCTGCGTCATAAGCATACTCGCGCAATTGCTGTTTGACTTCATCGGTCATCGGGAAATTTTTATCATAATAGAAATCAACACCATTAAAAGAGATGCACTCGTCATCGCTTTGCTGGTTCTCACGATAAAGGTCAACGACTGTTTTTATACGGTCAAGTTGCTCTTGAGAAAGAGTAATATCAACAACCGACTTACTCTGGTCATGGTAACCGCTTGGCTCAAGCCCGGCACGATAAGCGGTACGCCAGCAAATAAATTCGTGGTTTAAAGTAGAAAGTTCTTTTGCACTAGCTTTTCCATAAATGCCGATTGCTAAATCAAGCGACTCTTTTTCGGAATCAGAAAATCGCGGAATAGGCTTTTCACCACGCCGAATTGGAGCGTAATCAGTATAAAACGGCTTTCGCACACTCTCGACCACACAGCCATTTTTGAATGCAAGAATTGCATCACTGAAAAGAGGAGTACCATTCTCGACATAATGAATCAGGTCAGCAAAGAAAAGCAGTTTTTGCAATTTCATATTACCAGTCTTGCTATTTGAAATCTCACTGCCATCATCTCGAATGAGATATTCAGCACATTCATACGCAGTTGCCATTACAAAACCACCTTTCTCTAATGTTTTATTAAGCGTATCACAAACATTGCCTAAAGTCAACCACAAATTAAAACGCCCAGCCTCCCAGTAGTTGGGAAGTCGGGCTTATTTTATGATGATACCTTATTTTAGAAGTTCAGCAATTTCTTCAGCGGTCATACCATTTGCCAGTGCATTGGCAACAATATCTTCTGCCTTTTTGCGATTCAGCTCTGCCGCAATCTTTTCGTCAGCATCAGCCTTTTTCTTTTCGAGTTTTACAATCTCTTTGTTGAGCTTTTTCAGCTCTGCTTCTTTTGCTTTACGCTGGGCGTTCAGTGTAGCGATATCATCACTAATAGTTGCAATCTCCTGAGCAATAGATTCTGCGGCAGTATTCTTTTCAGCGATCTGTGCTGCGTAATCAACGCCGTCGAGAACCTTTGCTTTATTCTTGCTTCCTTTAGGACGTGCCATAATAAAATACCTCCGTATATTTTGGATACGCGATTGTACTTATATTATAGCCAGAAAATTTCAGAAAAGCAACCTCTTTTTATGTATTATAAATTACATTATAGAAATATTGACATGATATGACAGACGGGTGTATAATAATGGAGCAATCAGGAGTTCCACATCGAACTTGTCCAATCATAGATGTAAAAAATAGGCGGTCACCCTCCCAGTAGCCGGAAGGCAAGAAGGAGCGTGTATTTCTTTAACTGCCTTCCGGCAATATTGTCGGAAGGAGGATGTTGCCATGAATTTTGACATTCAGACTGTCTACTATGTCGCAATGCTGTTCTTCGGTTTTGCTGGCTTTGTTAAGACTGTTCTTGAGATTTTCAAGATGCTACATCATCACAGCGAGAGCCGTGATAAGTAAAAGAGCCGCCTATGTCCAGTAGGCAGCTCTTCATTGGGATTGAAATTGTCCAGATTTTAATTCCATTTGTTTGATGCTAACCGAGGGAACCGTCTATTGGAACTCTTGGTTGCTTTTATTATACACTTTTTAGAGTACGCTGTCAACGAACAACAGTGTACTTTTTCTTTTTATTCAATTATTCAATCATTTTTCTCTTTCTTATATCGCGCCAGAGAATAGCGCGTCTCCTCATTTCCACCTACTTCTTTAAGTCGTCTGGTTACGTCTGAGGTGGACTTCTGAACTTTCGTCCAGAACTGACTATCCTTCCAGTGGTTGCTCACTGACCCTTTTTAGTCGATGAACCTTCCACCCTCCTACATTATATAATAGGGGAGTGAATCGGCTGCTGACCGCCCATTATAAACGCTACTTAGCACTCGATTATTACCATATTTTGACAATACGGTAAAACCGAGCTTTTATCTCAGCATATAGCATCCATATCCTTATTTCTATCTTTCGATTCCTACATTATATAAATATAGGCGATATGGCTCTTAGGGGTTCCCAGCACTCTAGGGGCTGTTTTATTTTTACATGGTGCCGCATCCTATATTTTTTATACGCAACAAATATAAGAGGGCATATTAACTTTACCCGCACCATTTTTGAGCTTTCCGCTCATCTGCATTACGGACAACACGCCGGAAATGGCAGCTGTCAAAATGGGTAATGCACCAGCAAATTTTACAGCGTTATCTGCACCGTCAACAAAAACCGTTGCAAGATCTACGAAAAACTTCGGAATATCAGACTTCATCAAGTCTGTACTAAATTTCTGAAACGCAGAATCAAGCTGATTAAGCTTCGCTTGCAGGCTCTGCATATAGGTCTCATTCTCACGCATTGCGCTTCCGCTAGAATTAAGAGCCTGTTTCATAGCATCTTCTGCAACGCTAAAATTATTCAGTAATGCAGAAGTGCCCTGACCTCCACGCTTCCCGGAAATCAATTCAGTGATATTGGCCTGAGTAGTATCAGACAAGTCTTTCCAAACCTCAGAAAGCTCCTTCATAATCTGGTAAGTAGATTTGAAGGTGTTGTCATTTTTCATAATGTCAACGCCAGCAAGTTGCTTCAGCTCGGAGCGGAGTTCGGATACAGAACTTGCCATGCCGTCCGTTGCAATACCGGCATTTTCTGCATCTGTTTTCGAAGCACGAAGATACATGCTTAAAGTTTTCAGGAAGGTGCCACTCGATTCACTGTCCTGAAGTACACCGTTCAGTGCAGATGCCATAGCCAGTGTTTCTTGATATGTATTCCCGGCGGCTGACATCGCAGCAGAACTTTTCTGCATTATAATTCCGAGGTCTTCCATACTTACAGGCTCGGTATTAGCAATCTGGTTCATACAATCCAGAAGATGTTCTGCATCATCGGCAACCAGACCAAAGCCTTGCATGGTAGAAATCAAATAAGAAGAAGCGGTGGTTGCATTGTCGATACCGTCTCCAACATTCGCCATGAGCGCAGCGACACGAGCAAGTTCTTCAGAATCTTCATCAGAATATCCAAGTCTCTTCCAGTCTGCTGTACTCGTAACGAGATCAGAAATACTAGCACCAAGTTCACGAGCATTCGTAGCTGTCCTCTCAAGATAGCTATTCATCTCATCGCCGGTCATCGAGCTGACTTTTTTGAGCTCGGTTACAGCCGTATCCAGTTCAAGAACGTTGTTGTAGACCTCTCGAAGACCCTGCTTAACCATAGCCACGCCAGCCATAGCGATAGCAGTCTGGAAGTGCTCCTTAAACAGACGAGACAGTTTTTGACCAAGCGTTTCAGTTTCTAATCCTGCTTTATAACAAGCGTTTTTAAAGTTCTCAACCGCCTGCTCTCCAGCTTTAAAATACGTACTAGAGTCCTTTAACATTGCAAGAATTCTCTCGTATTCCTGCTCGTATTCACTGCCATTAAATGCACTTGTTAAAGAATCTTTGTATTTTTGAAGCTCACGAATCAAATTATCCAGATGAAGTCTATTATCAAGCTCTTTTCCTGTCAATTTTGACTCACTGGAAAGATTAGCAAATGATATGTTTGTTGCATCTATTGCAGTTCTTAAAGTATTAAACTGAAGATAGAGGCCACTCAAATCACCAGTCTCGATAGCTTGTCTTAAACCTAACGACAAACTTTGAACTCTTCGCTCAATTTCTGGAAGACTGTTTCGTAAATTAACAAGCTCTTGGTTATCAGGATTGATTGAATCAACACTATGTAACTTTATACTTAATGTAGCGTACTCTTTTATAAAGTTTTGAATAGCAATTCTTGAATTGTCAAGTTGCTTTGCAAAAGAATTATCTGATTGAAACTGAAGCTTTTGCTGTAATTTATCTAACTCGCTACCTTCACCTATGGAAATATACTCTCTAAGAGTATTCATAAGGTTAGTTAATTCTGTTTCTGCTTCAGCCAAACGTCTTTGCCAAACTTCAATTTGACTACCTTGTTTTGAAGGGTCAGCGGTAGATAACTTGTTATTTAATTCTCCAATCTCTTTAACAAGTGAATAAAATTCTTTTTGACCTGATTTTGCTTGAATATCTGCTAGTCGAGCAGCAAACAACGCACTACGATTATTTAACTCATTCATGATGGTATCGAGCTTACTGAATTCTCCAATCTCGATATTACCACTAAGCTCATTCATGAGCTCTGTCATACGAGTGCCCATCTCGTCAAGCTGACGATTACATTCCTCAAGCTCTCTTATACTACCTTCCGGTAGCATCATTGCTTTATTATTTAGGTCATTAACTTTTTTTACCAGATCGTAAAATTCTTGCATTCTTGCATTGAGTGCCGCAACCTGTTCAGTATCAGCCTTTTTTGCAACAGCAAGATTTTCTTTTCCTGTAACTTTTTGAGTTAATTTATCAAGGTCGCTTCCTTCTTCAATATTGATATACTCACCATAAGTATTCATCAACTCGGTAAGACGACCTTCTGCAATTTGTAATTGACGAGTCCACTCCTGAATTTGATTTGTCTGTTTTGAATAATCTGCTGTTTCAATTTTTGTATTTAGTTCACCGATTTCTTTAACAAGGTTTCCAAATTCGGTTTTACCAGCAGCAACCTCTGCATCCTTGAGTCTCGCAACAACCATTGCGGTGCGCTGTTCAAGAACCGTCATTTCCGATTCAAGTTGACTCATTGAGCCAATTTCAATCTTATCGGAAAGCTCGTTCATAAGGATCTTCATCCTTGCTCCGGCTTCATCAATGAGTTTATTATATTCTTTTAACTCATTTACGTTTCCGTCTGGAAGTGACAGAGCCTTATTATTTAACGTATTTACCTTTTCAACAAGAGAGTAGAATTCTTTTAACTTCTTTTCTGACTCGTCAACATCAACATTAACTTTAATTGCTCCATTACTCTTGCTTGTTGATCCTTGAACCTTTTTAGCTGCCTTCTGCAAAGCAGCATCAATATTAGATTCATCTATTTTCAAAGTGAGTTTTGGAGACTCTACCTTTTTAATGATTCGCTTCAATGCGGCATTAACATTGCCGATGGTTGCGCCTTCGTTTACACCAAAAGCAATCTCCACAGGAGCCTTTTTAAAACTGTTTTGAACTCCTTTAAATTGATTTTTTAACTCCTCGGTAGTAGTATCAAGAACGACCTTGACCTTTATGGCCGTTACAGAGGAAGTATCAGCACTACTTGCGGTGTTTGTATTATCCGCCATACCGTTGGTCACCTCTCTTTTCCATTTTCAACATTCCTTTCAAAACAAAAAAGAGAAGCGGCCAGCTCATTAAAGCCAGCCCTCCTCTCATTGAATTTTATTCCAAATAAATCCTCATAAAAGATGGCTTTTACAATCCATGTAAAGCCGTCTTAACAATCATTGCCGCCTCGACTTGCGCAGGAGCAATAAACGGACGTGCAGGGCGATATTCTTTCTGCCCACCAGACCGAAGATAATAACTCAGATCCATCCAAAGACCATTCTCAATCCAGTTCGCAAACATAGTTCCACCAACAGCCGCATTCTCACGTTCATCAAATAAAACATTCGCTCCACCATTCTCATTCCAAACAAGTGGAGAATTACCATGATGATATTCCCTATATAACAAAGTATCTGATGCTCTTTGAGAATCAAAATTCTTTCTGCCAAGAAAATAAGACGGTTGCGGTTTTGCGATGTCTTTCACAATCATCGTAACAGTGTTTCCATCACGAGTTACACTACTTACAATATTATTTGCATCTTCGATTCCGGCAGAACGGGCTGATTGTGACTGAATATTTTTCCTCGCACTTGCTTGAAGAACTGCTTCGATTTGCGGAGCTACGTCCTGCATAATTTGCTCCACACCATCCGCCACATCACTCAATAGGTCATCGAAGTTTGTGTATGACTGTTTCATTCACTCCACCTCAAATCTCAAACCGATCCTTTGCGGACTGAATCTTTGTCGTATCCTTCTTGATGTAATACTTGTTGGTCACATCCGTACCAGCATGATTGAGCAGGGAAGAGACATCTTCCAGACTCATACCCGCATTCTTCAGCAGGGTAGCACCACTGTGCCGGAAATCGTGCGGGTGCAGCGTAGGCTCATCAATCATCTCGCCAATCTTCTTACACCAATCACCGGCAGTGCTTGAAGTAATCGGCATCCATGCACCATTGATTTTCGTACCAACAAACACATAGCCGCCATCCTCGATACCATGTTCAGTGCGATATTCCTTCAGCTCTTTCAAAAGCTCAGAAACTTCCTTGCTGAACATCAGATCAACGATTTTACCTTCCTTTTCAAGAACGTCATGCACCATGCGATTTTCATAATCGATAGATTTCCAGAGTGTATTCCGCACAGCATTGACACGAGCCATCGTGGATAGCGAGAACAGTGCGTACAGACGCAGTGTCATTGCATTATCCTTCATGTGAACGGTGGTCGCAGATTCAACCAGAGCGTTCAGCTTCTCTCGCATCAACTTAACCTCATCCGGTGTAAGGTATGTCTGCTTCACGACAGCCACGTCCTTGGTCGGTCGGTCAATGAACTCCATCGGATTTTCTTTGATGATTTTCTTCTTGCGAAGATACCGATATAGCGCAGAAATTGTACTCATACGCCGCTTCATACGAGCAGAGTTGTTTCCGTGCTTCTTACAGTAGAACAAAAATTCCTCAATATCCTCTTCTTCAAGTTCAGTCACAGGAGCATTACCCTGATTGTCCAAAACATAAATCATCCACTGCTTGAAATCCGATTCATAATTGTAAACAGTAGACGGGCTGAGGTCACGGATGCCCATATCAGTCTCATATCTATCCCAGTATTTCAAAGATACTGGGTTTACGTTCTTGAACTTCTCAGCATCCCATAACTTCAGCGGTTTACTTCTTGTAGCCATATTAAAATTCCCTCCAACCCACCTCTAAAAGTGTTTATTCCTTTTTATCTTTTGCCAGCACGGCAGAGATCTCCTGCTTATTGTCCAGCAGGGCAGAAGTCACTTCAGAAAACTTTTCAACATCAAAATCTTTCAAATTACCCTTCACATCATTCAAATAGTTCTCCATAAAGTCAACGAAATCAGAAATAGGGTCAGGCTTCTTAATAATCTCGTTGAGCTTGCCACAGAGACCCAGAACCAACCATTCCTTATGAGAACGATCAATCTGCTCGTGAACAGCCTTCTCCAGAGAATCATACTGATCCCAGAATGCAGAAGTATCACAACCAGCCTTGTTAATCTTGAAATTGAAAGACTCGTAAGCAATACGCGGCCACTCACTCTGCGGCTCACTACGATAATCATAATCCGCAAAATACTTTAGAACGGTTAGCCGAAACACCACATCGAGCAGTGCGGGCTGATAATCACCGTCAATAGTACATGCCTTGACTACTTCATCAAGAAACTCGTTTCGCTCCTGAAAATTTAAAACCTTCATTTTATCTCCCTTTCGTCTGTGCTTGCTTTAATTTCTTTCGCTCTTTCCGAGCTTTTTTTAGGTCGTCATAATCGACCCAGCCTCCATCAATTTTGGAGTATGTAATCCAGCGGTAATCTACATCAGGATACTTGAACCAGAACATCTTGCGCTTCATCAGCGCAACACTATCAGCAAATCCCTTCGTATCAATCACTTGTTTGCTGCCATCTCGATATGTAATTTCATAGTCCGCCACATAATCAATCTTTCGCACCGCTACGTTCTTTCCGTCCTTATCGACCCGGCTGAACGCTTCCTGCAGAATAAAGGGGACTTGCTTACGACACTCTACAATTTCGCCGCTTGCCAGCCTTGGCAATACAATATCTCGATAAAACAACATTTCTGCCTTACTATCGTAAACTACGCCGTCATACGTTCTATCTGCTGGATTCTTACTGACATTAAACTTTGTTCTGTTCTTTTTCTCCATAAAATCACCACGAAAAACGAAGGGGCGGTTATGCCCGCCCCTTACGATTTGATGTTTTCTTAACTACCAGCTTCACGGGCGTCTCATCCTTTACATCACTAGATGATTCATTTTCAGCCTTTGCAGGCTCATCCATGATCTCATGGAAAATATCACGAACAGCCGGGATAAAAGTTTCTACCTCGGCTTCCGTAACATTCTTATACTTGCGCATTAAAAGAGTAGTCAGGTCTGCCTTTGCAGTCTCTTTTGAAATAATTCCCTGACGATACTGATTTACGGCAGTCCACACAAGAAAGTGCGGTTCAGTGTCGCAAATCATTCGCCAAGGATTAAGACGCGCATCCTGCTCGCAATGCGGGCAAACCGGATATTCTTTTCCGCAAGTACGGCACCAATTCAGATTTGCCATTAGGCAGCTGCAGTCTCGATGCGGAACAGACGCTTATCGTCAGAGCAGTATTCCTGAGTTGCGCTGATCTTAACAGGGTGAGTCAACTCGTTGTTCAGGGTCATGTCAATAGCGTTATCCATCTTGGCGTTCGGGAAGATGATGCGCATCAGCTTCTTGTTTGCCTTGTCACAAGGATTGTAGCAGAATGCCTCGATCACAAACTCGCCCTCGGTAGAGAACTTATCGGCACTATCATTGATAGCAACGCCCTCCTCGCTCTCATACTGGTACTTCACAACAAAGCGGTCGCCAGCCTTCAGGTTTGCGCCAGTAGGCAGAGTAACCTCAGTGCCAGTGACAGAGAACTGAGACTCTGCAGTCTCGCCCAGCTCAAAGGTCTTCAGTGCATTACCCTGACCATCAATCAGATCGATGTACTTAAAGGGTGCATTTGCAACAGCAGTCTTGGGAGTGTGAGTCAGAGTCAGCTTCTTGCCATCAGCAGAAGTCAGATACTCAACAGTAGTAAATACCTGCTTTGCCTCAGAAGAAGCAACCTCCTTCTTGGAACCCATCTGTTCTGCCAGAGCACCCAGATGCATCAGAGCATTAGACCAATCAGCCTCGGCGGTCTTGCTCTTATCAAATGCCATGATGTTAACGCCCTGTGCATCCTGAGCATAAACGGTCTCGCCGCCCAGAGTCAGCTTGAAATCCTTGACCTGATTCATGGTCCACAGACGCTTGCCATTCAGGTCATACTCGTGAATGCGATGAACGCGGTCAATAATGACCTCATTGAAATTAAAATCGCTCATAATATTCTTCCTTTCAATTTATTTGGATAAAATAAAAGAGCAAGGCCAATCAATCAACCTTGCTCGTCCAATCCAGTTGTGCTTTTGGAATCTTTCCAAATTCTACGGTGCCAGCGTAAACGCCATGCATCGTATTGTCGTAACTTTTTATTTGCTGAATCTTTCTTACATGATTCATAAATACACTCATAGGGTAATCCATCGCCTTGAAGTAATCTGCTTTAAAGCCGGATGAACACGCCATTGAGAGCACAAGCTCTGCAAGGTGTGGTTCATAATGTTTTGTTTTTTGATACTCCAAATTGTCTTTGGCTTCCTCTATCATTGCAATTCTTGTCGGTTCGTCAGCAGCAAACTCAGAATGCTTTTCAATTCCATTTGCGGCACATAGGTACTGAGAAATCGTTTCATACACCACATGATCAATACGGGTGTCCGTAAATTTGTTATGTAGCACGATCTCACCACTTATGTTATCTTTTGCCATCATAAACCCAGAAGTATCCATATCGCCAAGCAAAATAGACATATCCTGATTTTTATTGCCTATAAAAAGCTGCCTGAACATTTCAAAATCCGAAACCTTCTGCCAATCAACCCCAACAGAATCAAGCTGTGCTTTGTAGTCGCTCGATGTAGAACAGAACAAATAAACCAACTGAAAATACTTTTGCTCACCATAATCGATGATGTCACCGACCGATGGCATGTGAATTGTAATCTTATCATTGATTTTAAAGTCTCTTCCACGCATCAAGCTCGGTTCGTACATTTCCCGAAGCTCCATCAGCCACACCCCACAAGGTCATCCAGATCCTGCGTCTTGAACGTCATAATTCTCACACGATGGTGTAAATCCATGTTGTCTTCGATATTGGATGTGATTTTAAGCTGCTTGATTCCAAAAATTGTACTGCCGTGTAGTTCTTTCTCCACAAGACCACTCAGATAGTCAACTCGTGTTGCGCCACCATGACCTTTCATCTTCATCAGCGCCTGGTTCACAATAACCCACACAGTAAGAGTAAAGTTTTCATACCAGTCGTTGACATTACTGCGGTCAGTCATGTTTACCTTAAAACAAATATAGCTGTGTGCGGCCTCGATCGTGTCGGGAATATGGAAGTAAGGGAAGATGTATGTATAAATCGCCTCGTCAGGCTCTTCAATATCATCATTACCCATTGCTTCAACAAGTCCGTCCGTATTGACCAGCTTCAAAGCCAATTTGTTTTTGTAGTCAGTAATCAATTCACTCGTTGTCACAGCAAACTCACCACCTTACATTCGATAGATGTATTTGCCGTATCATTTGCATTTGTCAGAGAAATCCTAACAGTTGCGCCATCCATGATACTATTATTCAAAATACGAATTTTGAAAACATCATTCGTAGCAACCTGTGTTTCAACAAAGCTCTTGAATTCATCAAGGCAAATAAAACTCCACTTTGCAACTTCCGCAACCTCTTCACCCGTAATGCTTGTGAACACCGGAGTGAACTTTTTCCAAGAGCCACCAACACGAACTTCCGGCTTGCCTGCGTACTTAATAGTAGCTGTTACCTGAGAATCCGCATCCGACTCATCACTCTTATTCGGCTCAAAATAATCACAAATCATCTTCTCGGCATTATCCGTCTTACTGTTGTACTGATCCTGCCGGATATTCAAAACAAGGAACCCCTGTGTCTTGCCATGCAGTTCATAACGCTCTGTACTCTGATCAACAGAAGTCGTAACATACGTTTTAGGCTCGCCATTGATGATTTCCAGCATAAAACGCTTATCAAGGTCGATCAGTGCGGTCTCGTCATCAAAAGGCATCTGCACTTTATACTCACGTTGACTCAATGAAGTCATAACAATTTCCTTATTATTTGCGTAATAAGGCTTGCTCAGCGTTGCCCAACGAGAAACTATCTCACCAGTAATCGGATTTTGCCATTGAATCTGGCGGTTACACAACTCCATTTTTCCACGAAGAAAAATCTCATCATTTGGTTCTATCTCAGTTACCAGCCATTTACAGTTGTAGCAGTCAACAATATCACCAAGGTTCAAAGAATCACCTGGGTAAGCCCAGATCTTCTTCTCCTTGGCTACGCTATTACTACGGCTGACAACCAGCTTCTGAGGCAAGCCATTTACTAGAGTATTATCCTCGTAATCAACACTATCTTTGAAGTGTGCAGCGAAATCACGTTTTGCAAAAGCAATTTTGACATCCTTTTTGTTAGACATCTTTGCGGCACCACCAACAGCTCGTGCCCTCGTATAAAAGTCCATCTATGTACCTCCTTACTCAGAGTAGGAAGCGTATGTATCATAGTCGATGGTCTTACGCTTACGGGTCGAGCGGTCTTTTGCCATATAGTTATCTAACATCGTCATATTCTCCTCATGGATGTCTTTCACAAGGGCACGAATACTCGCACGCTCATTAGCAGGGGAGAATACCTGTAAACTTGTAGGAAGGTCTTGTGCGCTGAATGCCTTTAGCTTTCCAAACTCTCGTTTGAAATGCTGCTCCAGCATCAAATGTGCAAGCATATCAATTTCGTCGTATGTAAGGTCTGAATTGAATTCCTCTAACTCAGAATCATAATCATCAAAGCTAAAATTCTCTTCAGGTTCAATATTTCTGAAAATGACAGAAAGCGACTCCATTAAATAACTCTTTGCACGGTCATGCACAAGGTTTCTTACTTCATTCTCGCTCAGATCAAAATACTGAAAGAAATTACTATCAGTTTCAACCAGCTCGTAGAACTTGTCGTATATTTCCGAAAATGCGGTCACACTATCCCTCCAATCTTACTCGGCGGGAACGACCTCCGCCTTTTCTGCCTCTGCCTTCTTACGGCTACGCTTAACAGTAGTCTTTTCTACAGAATTATCCGATGCAACGGCCTGTGCGCCAGCCATCATAGCCTGCATCTGTGCCATCATAGCCTGCATCTGCTTCTGCATTTCTGCCATTTGGTTCTTTGTAGTTTCAAGTTCGGCCTGAACATTATCAGCAGGCTTGGTCGCAGGTACAACAGACAGCTCACTGTTACGCTTTCCAGCACGGAGTTCCTTATAACGCTCGTCAATCAGGCGCTTGACCTTGGTAGACAGGTCTTCACCGGCATTGGTCATACGATAAAAGCGACCACGAATACGCTCAAACTGAGCGCCATCCTTAATGTCAATCATACGCTGAAGATTCTCAACAGTTGGATTCAGAATCGCATCATCAATATCTTCAATGAATAGAACATCGTCACCCTTAATGCCAATAGCCTTAAAGATTTCATTCTGCTCTTCAGGGCGAAAACGCAGAACACCATTCTTGAACGCAGAACAAGTGCTGTTCATATACATAATCTCCTCCGGCGGAATAGGAATTACACAAGGCTCTTCCACACTGCCGGGCTCGAAAGTATAACCCTTACCGTTCAGTGACGAAATGGTAACCACGTTATCGTCGCAGTTCAGAACGTCAATAAACTTCTTTTCCATCACGGAACTCATAATTTGTCTCCTTTTCTATAAAAGCGGAGACCGCAAAGTCCCCGCTCAAATTTGCCTTTGGTAAAAAATTACTGCAGAACGATCTTGGCAACACGCTCGATATGATCAATGCTGTAGCCGAAGGTAAAGTCCTTGACCATCAGATGGATCTTCTCGTTATTGTTGTCGTGATCCTCGTAAGTATGAGTCTCACCCTTCATGTCAAGACGACCGATCTTGCCCGCGATACCATAGATCCGCTTATCCGGGATCAGCAGGGAACCATCACCCAGCTTCTTGGCGGAGCTAATACCAGTGATAGCAACACCATCGTAAGTCTTAACCAGACCATAACGGTTAAACTCATCCTTAGCTGCGTCAGACAGATACTCAGCGTAACCGGTCATACGACGCATCTTGGCACAATACTTCATCAGGCTGACAGTGAAGGGATTACCACCATCGGCGTACTCATTCAGATACAGAGCCAGAGCGTCCATATCCTGCATAGTGGGCTCCTTACCCTGTGCATCAATCTTCTGCTCGCCACCAGTAATAGCGTCATCAACCATGCCGAAGATGTCATAGAACATCTGGTTCTTCAGAGCCTCAGTCATAAAGGTGGTCAGAGTTGCCACACTCTTCCAAGCATTACGTCTTACTTCCACAAAGCTAAGATCAGCCTCGATCTGCTTATTACGCCAGACGGGCTTAATAGTCTCGTAGTGCAGGTAAGACTTCGGCACGTTGCCACCCTTAGCTGCATCATAAGCCTTCAGGGTGTTCTTAACAGTACGACCTGCCTCGTAATCATCAAACTCACCAATATTACCACGCTCAAACATGGAGTCCAGCAGCTCATCAGGTGCACCATACAGCTCATCAGTCACGGTGCGGTTAACAAACTGAGCAATCTCCTTGTTGGGGTCGCCCTTATCAATCAGCTCCTCAACATGAGCGCCAACAACCTCAGCAATTTCCTTGTCCTCGGCATCCATAGCGCGATTGTACTGAGTCTTCTCAGCAACTTCATAAACACGACCAGGCTGCTTCATCAGCTCGGCCACTTCAATATTCAGTGCCATAATTCATTTCCTTTCTCTTCGCGCAAAATAAAAGAGCTACCGCCAAAAGACGATAGCCTTAAATTTCACGTATCGTATTCAAGATTTTTCTCTCAATCAAGCAACAGTCTTTGCCTCGGGCAGCACACTGATCATAATCAGCTTGTGGCCGTTGTCATCCATCACACCAGCAAACTCAAAACGAGAAGTACCAGTAGTAGCAACCTGCCACTTACCGTCAGTGTTGACCTCCAGCAGCTTGCCAATATTGGCATCCTGTGCATCAGCAGCCTTATACTGGTCGGTGCCGTACAGCTCGCCAGCATACAGAGGAACGCGCTTCACCAGCACACCTGCCTTAATCTCGGTGGCCATCTTATCATAGTCATCAAAATTAGTCTGGCTTGCATAGATGCCCTCCGGGATAAACTCATGGGCAACCATTTCGATGCCCTCGGCGGTAGCTGCGTCAGGGAACTTAACCTGACCAGCCTTGTGGTCAACCTGAACACCCATACCGGTGACCATAGCGACCTTTGCGGCATAGTTAGCGGGAATATTCTTCGCGCCGTTCACCATCAGTTCACGAATCATAATATTTTTCCTTTCTCTCAAATGTTATTACTTACCCAAATATTCCCGCCATGCATCACGCTTGTTAGCGTTAGTGGTGTTATACTTGGTTTCATTCAAATTCAACTTGATACTCTCAGGCTTATGTACCTCAGAGGTCTCAATCTTCTTTTCAGTAGGAGCCTTCTTGGCGGCTTCAACGCAACGCTCAGCAATCACACTCTTGATGCCGGTCTCGTCCAGATTCTCAATCAGACTTGCGTAATTGCCACCCTCAGAAACTTCAGCTTCAGTAATCATCTTGCTTGAGATTGCGTACTGACGCAGATTCTCCTTCTTCTGTGCAAGCTCTGCAGCCGCCTTTTCTGCTTCTGCCTTCTCAGCCTGATCCTTATATGGAGCCAGAGAAGCAACCTCTTCCTTTGCACTCTGCAATTCAGTATTCAAACTTGCAATAGTGCTATTCAGCTCCGCAATCTTAGTGTTGACCTGAGAAATAGAAACAACCAGAGTGATATTTTGCGGCTCGCCCAGAGAAACCTCATTACCCTCAACGGTGTAAGGGAACATAATGTAATCAAGGTCATTGATAGGACCATACTTCTTACACCAAATAGTGTGATCTTCTGGGAACATCTCGACCAGATACATGTCAGAATTGATCTTACGAACTTCCATTCGCAACTTACTCATGATATCATCGACAGTCAGACTGGAAGTCTCTGGAGTGGGCTCAGGCTCACCAGCAGGTTCAGTGCCAGTTTCAGGCTCGGTCGGGGGAGGAGTTTCACCGCCTTCCTCGGAAGTTTGAACATCAGGCTCTGCCGGAGTAGTGGGCTCAGTAGCAGGTGCTGCGGCAGGCTCGCCAACGGGGGTCTGCTCTGCCTGCTCAGGCTTAGTGGACTCGACCTGTACGGTCTGAGTCTCCTTGTCCTTATTCAGTTCCAAATTTTTTGCCTCCTTTTCATTAGATTCTATATTTGAAATCTCTTTTGTGTCCTCGATATAGGCATTTGCCAATTCAAGACCAAAATCGGTTTCAGCGACTTCAAGTAGTTTAGAACACTTATATGCCGGCTCAACATTTGCACCAAGCAAGCAATGCGCAGTAAACACACCATCGTCAATGATTTTTGCCATGCGACCACCCACGATTCCCTTATGAGCTTTCAGCACATCGATTTCCCAACTGGTGTTTAACGTGCCACTCTCAATACGGCGCAGAATCGTCGCACAAGCCTTTGGATATCGTTTCCAGATCTTACAAGAGGCAACAATAAAGTCGGTATCGTCAATTTTCTCGATACCGACTGACTGAAAACTACCGAATGCATCAGTGTCAAATTCGGCAGTCTTATATTCATTACCATCGTTGTCTTTTCTGGTGACGACTTTCATATTGTGACCGGAAAAATCCAGTTCACCCTTTGGAGCTACGACCAACTTACCAACAAGCGGGTTGCCAACCAGTGTACTCATCCAACTTTCAATGGTGTCACGGTTCAAAGCAACCTGATTCCCATTTACTGAGAAGTCACAGATGACAAACTTGGCAAGATAGTGGTCTGGATGCTCCGTAATCTCAGAGCAACAGATATTTTTACTATAGAAATACTCCTTACTCATTGTTCATCACCTCACTTACTATCTTCATTTCTCTGCTGGTCATAAATTTGTTTTTCAGTTTCCTCGCCCTTTGGACGGCCTGTCTTTTTATCACTGTCACCACCAGCGCCGGAACTACCGGTCGATGTATAAGAGGTCTGGCGAGCCACAAACACATCGTCATAACCTTCTTCGGTTTCAGCCTGACGCTTGCGTAATTCATCCTCAGCATGAAGTCCCATATACTCGTAAGCAGTCCTGTAAGAACAGTTCAAAGTGGTGAACAGGAACTGAGCAATCGCCTTCTTCATCTCCATACCCATCATTTCAGTAGTAGAGACCTTCACATCAGGGCAGTACATCGTGTCTACACCTGCATCTTCAAGGCGAATACGATACCATCGCTTTAATACATCTTCAATCTGTTCTGCAATCTTACCGATATTTTTCATCAGCTGGTCAAGAGACACCTTTGCAGTTGAAACAGTCTGTTGACCATCAGTATTCAAAAAACTAATACCCAAAGCAGCCATTTCTCGATTGCGATACTGTTTGACAGTCTCGATATTTGTCATCTCAACTTTTGGCTCAACATACCTGATATCCTTTACATAAGGAGCTGTCGTCACAAGCACGGTATTTTGCTTCCATGCACGCAACAGGTTATCGTGTGCCGTCACCTGTTCAGCAAAACCCTTCTTGTCGTTGTTTGGACCCATCAATGCAGGGTCAAGCTGTTGCAAGATAATTTTCTTTGCTTTTGCCTTAGCATTTACACGGTCTGAAATATCAAAGGTCTCAAGCATCAATGCCGGACGTAAGGCGCGGAATAGGGGAGAGACACCATATTTCTGCCCCATATTGCCAATACGAATCACACCACAATGGTCAACATCCAATTTTGCATATGTGTCACCATTCTTAAATGCCTGATACACCTCGTCTGGATAGTTATTTTGAATCTCAGTTTCCTGATTTTCAAAGAACAGTGCTTTATTCTTCTTATCCTTCAGCATAGATTTGCTCAAAGCAGATTTCAGCTTAGACATGTTGATAAGCACAACAGGCTGTCCATTTGATAAATAATCACTTATCTCAGCAATACCAAGAGGGTAGTAGTCTACAATGTAGTTCTCATCCTTCTGACGCAGATATGTAATGTAAGTGCCCTCTGCATAAGTCATCGGAATGGCAGCACGCAACAGACTTCGCACGTTGATTTGTGCGTTGAAATCATCAATCACTTCACGGGCGTAATTTACCTGTTTTGTCTTATTACGCTGCTCAGGGAACTGCGCGAAACTGCATTTGAACTCCGTATTAACATTCGCCTCAATCGCATCATAAGTAATGCCAATCAGGTCATCTTTATTGATGTAATTACGAATGATTCCATTTACCGTCTGCACATTCGTCAGGCTTGACTGTAGCCCTCGTGCAAGTTCATCAATTCGGTCAACCGTCAGCGTTTCAGAGGAGGCTGATATTTTCAAATATGTACTGTACTGCTTGTTCTCAGGGTCATAAGACGCAACTGCATTTCGGATGACGTTATTCATTCTCTCTTCTGAAAGCTCATTCAAAGAGGTGATAACAACAGTACCATCATCCGTCTGTGAAGCAGTCACGACATCAAAATCTTCCTTTTTCTTTCTTGCCACATTTTCACCTCCTCTGCTTAGAAGTCAATGTTAGAAATACAAATCGGCGGAGTAGTCATTGTCTCCACCGCAGACTGGCGCACCTTATCCTTACGACGTAATTCGTATAGACGATGAGCAAGCAAAATCGCAACATAGAACCTATCATCGTGAATTTTGTTGGCAACATCGGGTGCCAAAGCATATGTTACGGTCGTATTTTCAGAGTTTGTCGTTTTCTGAATACTTGTAATCTCGTTCTTCATCAAGTCGATATTAACCCACGCAGTCTGTTCCTCTAAGGAGAGTTCATGCGTCTTCAAAATTTCTTGACCAGTTGATTTGTCCACACCATCTACTACCTGAACGTAATCTCCGCCGTTATATTCAAGAGGGAAGTGAATGACGCCAAGATTCATCAGCTCAATAAATTCCTCAACCATGGCAGTACGAAATTTACGTGGACTAATTAGACGTAGCTTGTCAATAGCATCTGGGTAACGGGCATCATATCCTTCATATAATTCATGATTTGCGTCGATAAAACCACGATGTTCTGCGCCTGTTTTATCAGTCCAATTGTTAAGCAAACCGTCCGCATATGTGGAAGTACCACCGCCGCCAGCGCCTTGGTCAATCATCAATCTATCAATGTATTCATAATCAGGATTTTGACCATTGTAATGTAGAATTAACTCATGCAACTGCTCAAGCTGACGATTAGAATCGAGCTTGAATTTTTTCTCATTCGCAAGGTCAACCATATTCACGCAATTTATAATGTCGCCACACATGCCGTTTTCTGGATCGTTATAAATACGCATAACGCCAACAATAGAGTTATCCATTGTGCGTGCAGGATCAAACGCAAGAATATACTGATAGTTCTTATCCCAATAAAGCTGTGGTATATATTTTCGCTCATTGCGACGAACTGTGCCCCATTTGATGATCTGGTTTACGCCACCATCACGGCTTGGTCGATTATAATATTCACGCAACGCCTTCATTTTATTTGACTTTAGAGCTGCTTCAACTTTATCTCTCGTCAGCAGAGCCTTGTACGGCTTGCCGTTCATATAAACCTGAATTGCAACATCACAAATCATGTCACAAACAAAATAATCACGGTCACCGGCAATCATACGCTTTGCAAAGTTTTTGTAATAACGATAGAATAGTTTATCCATTGTATCCTGACTCGAAGCATACACAAGCTGTGTAGGAACCTTGCGAGGCTGAGTTTCAGGATTATAAGAATCATCCGTATCAGTCACGAAGTCAGTATTCTGAGTGGCAAAAGCTTCACAGACAACAATTAGTTCGTCGGAGCAAAATGCAGCCTCGTCAAAAAACACAAGAGTTGCACGACGAGATCGGTTGGAATCCGGGTTAGAGTTTAGCGTGTTAATGGAGCTACCGTTGTAAAACTCAACAACATACCCGGCGGGATTATGACTAAAGCCACTCTTATTGGTTGCAGACTTTTTCGTTTCTTTCTCTGCAATATCTTGCAGACTACGGATAGACGCAGCTGTTTTACCAACACGAGTGACAATTTCTTCGATTTTATTAAAAGTTTCCTTACTCTGATCACCAACACTACTTACAATATAAATAGCTTGATTCTCATATAGGATAGCCTTTAGTAGAATGAAAACTGAACCTACAAAAGACTTACCAAAGTTTCGACTACACGCCCAAAGAACATGACTTGCATTCCAGCTTTGTTCCAGCATATATGCCTGTGCATCAAATAGTTGAATGCCCAACAAATCTCTGGCCGCAATAACAGGATTGCGCCGATAGAATGCAATCGTTGCCGCATCACACTCATAAATCTTACGTTTTACGGCTGTAATGATAGGCGCTCTTTGTTTCATTCTCATACGGCATCACCATCCGTATCTTTTGCGCTTGCGTCAATACCGGCATCTTCCAACAGCTCCTTGAGCCGCTGATTCTCGATAAGAGACAGCCTGTATTTTTCCTTAGCGTCATCACTTTCTTTCTGGAACTTATCAATTAGTTCTCTTTGTGTATCGAAAATTTCCTGCATGTCATTTTCGTCAAAGAAAGCATTTTCCTTGATCGCCTTAACACTCATATCTGCCGCCCATTGAGTGCCCGGAGACCGTAATTGGTCGTAGAAGTTTGCTTCTGCGCCAGCAATATCCTTTTCACGCATATCCTTCATTAAGAAGGTAAGTGTGTTACGTCCGGCATCCTTATTAGAACGGTTCTTGACAGAAATCTCGTTTTCCTTGGCAATCTTATCGTTGTTAGAAACCAACTTGACCTTAATATCATTCAGGCTCTTGATTGCTTCAGCAGAGTTCATCGGGTTTAAGCGAGCAATCTGCAAGTCGATCTGTCGAATCTGATTATTATTGTTCACGACTTGAACAATCTGGGATAGCTTGAACGGGTCGTCCTCGATACCATCTTCAAAATACTTGATGAGTTCGCTAAACAAATAGCGGCGATCGCCCTCGTTATAACCATCAAACGGGTCATACCCAATAACAGAAATACAGTCATCCTTTGCTTGAATCTCAATCTTAGACCACTTCTGTTCTTTCTCTTCCTGAATGTCAACAGCCGTTTTATTCAGTTCTCCACTGGTAATCGTAGTGCAGAAGTTTTGAAACTGAAACTGCTTGTTATTTAGTTGGCGAAGATATAAACCTACGGAGAAATTATTATTATGAGACACAACTGAATCAAAAAGAGAATTGTAAAACGGAGCATCAAGAAGATGACACATTAAGATACAAGCAGTACGTTCACTTCCATATCTTGTCTTAAATTCATCAAAAAGACTATTCACGCACTTCTTACAAAGAGGCGCATAGCAGTCATTTGCTTTATAAAGTAAGCTATGTGGTAGTCGATAAAAAGTTCCTACCGGATCTTCCTTTTCATCACCGCAACGACAACAATGGTAAGTTGGCTTGTTTGTCAGAACGATATCTTCTTCAACAACCTTTTTCTTTCTAGGCAAACAAACACCTCCATTCAAAATCAAAATAAAAGCCATAGAATGTGCGCACATCCTACGGCAAACAAAAGATCCACCCTCATGAGCACCAATAATCTGGGAGGCCGGGTGGATTTCATTCTATAAAAGACCTATCATGATACGCATCGTTGAGAGGCTTGATAGGTTCTGTTCTTAAAAAGTGTCTCTCACATGGTACGCACTGCAAGTAAGCGAGTGAGAGACTAATCATCTATGTGAGCTTGTTATGTTCACGACATTTATGTCGGTAACATACCTTGCCCTGCCAGCGAACCGGCATAATAATCAAAATAAACCTACCGCCAGAGGGAGTAGAAAACTGACGGCAGGCTTGCAAAAAGGGGAGATACTGGGTGCGGGAGTTGGATTTGAACCAACGACTTTCGACTTATGAGGACGATTAGCTACCAGACTGCTGTATCCCGCGTTATATGACGCCTAAGTGTCTCGAGAAGTAGAAAGTCATGTGTACATCATGATTCTAAGACCTAGACTTCGGACTTGCTATATGTCGCGCTCATATAGCCATTTTATTCGAGTTTGGCAGGATTCGAACCTGCGTCGTATCCACGAACTATAATCTCGCTTCGTGCGGAGCAGTAATTTACTGTCCACTGAGTTCAGCCTCTTCGCATTACAAACTCACAATAAAACCTACCTTTTAGCCGGTGGTAGGGAACCGGTTTTAATTATAAGCCCTCCGGGAGAAGGACACGACATCAGGAGGATTCGAACCTCCGGTGCCTTGCGGCACAAATGGGTTCAGGCCATTCGCAATAAACCAGACTCTGCCATGATGCCATAATAGCCCCACTTTCCATATATTGCTGCTTCTTGTTTTCGAAGAGTAGGGAGTAGCAATATAGTCATGGAGATGGAAGGGCTCGAACCCTCGACCTATCGGGTTGATCAGTATCCCGTGCTCTAGCCAACTGAGCTACATCCCCATATAAAACAAGCATCCATCAAGCTATCCGAGCTAAGTTGAATTGTTCTCGTGTTGATAAAACGCTTGTTTTAGACTTTTAAAGCTTCGCATTAACGTAGCGAAACACGAATAGCTTATCATTTCATTCCGCAGAATTACTTTGCATCCAACCATCCATAGATTAAGTTGGTCTAGGCGGTAGCAACTATTGACCGCGCAGCGTGGAGCCACCTGTAGGAATCAAACCTACGACATATGTGGTACGAACACATTATTCTATCTACTGAATTAAAGTGGCATGGAGCCAGTGACATGACTTGAACATGCGAAATCCATAAAGGCATCGGGATTACAAAACCCGCGTTCTACCAACTGAACTACACTGGCACAATAAGCTGGAGCAATCACCCCAGCCCATAGAAAAGGAGACAATAAATGATGTCCCAAGCAGACCTTGCGGTCGTACTTCTTTTTTAATTACCCACTTATTGGTAGGGTGTCACCGCTTTTAATTCAAACGCACGATGCGTGTTTTATCTTCATTCAACCTTCCGAATTTATCCTGATAAACCAGAATAAATCCTTCTCGCTGAGATGGGGTTAATTTTCCATCTGCATAATCCATTTTTGACGTTTCACAACAACAGCCCTGCTCATAAATTACAGAATTACCGATATCATAGTGACCTGTTTTATGAGTGTGTGCCATCACGATAGTATCAAAGAAATAATCATTATCCTTGAAATACCGATATGCCTTTTCTGCCGTTTTCAACATACCGCTTGAATAAGCAAGCGGATGCACAAAAATTGTTTCACCAACAAAACTAAACCAAGTATCGTTATAAACGATCTCAATACCACTGTCCTTGAAAACATCAATTAAAGGGTCGTAATGAACCTTAGTATGAAGCTCCTTGTTGTAATGGTTGAAACCATCAACAAAAATAAGCTCTAAAGATGTCTTTGGCATAAGTTCAAGCAAGTCAGTATCCAGATTCTTAGCAAGATAATTCTGAAAGCGTAAATCATGATTACCATAATTGACAACAACCTTCTTAGGCTGAAGCATCTCAATCAGATCAATCATATACTGACGTGCAATCAGAATTTCCTCCATTGGACTCTTACGATACACTTTATTAAAGCGAGAAATGGCCTGCGCATCTACCAGATCGCCGTTTACCTGAAGGATATCAATCTTACCAGCGTACTCACTAAAAGTCTCAATAGGCTTCTGGAATGGAATATGTAGGTCGGAAATAGACAGAATGCAGGTTCCCACATCTCTATTAGACAAGGACTCCTGATACTGCATACCCGCACGGAATGCCTTAAAACGCTTGCGATATGCGCACTCACCAAAATTCTTACCCAATTCATCATTGAGCACTTTAGATGCGCCATCCCAAGTCAATTCTCTGGCCAGAACAGCATTCCCGATTCTTACAAAGAAGTCATCGCTCGTTTCTTCTGGCCGTTTATTATAGCAACCCATTGGCATCAAGCCTGGTCGCCCAGCAGCTCATCAGAAGTAGAAATATTGATGGTGACGCCCTCAATACCATCCCACTTTGCAAGAGCTTCCTTCAGATTGAAGACATTCTCGCCATCCTTGGTGATCTCGGTGATAGTGCCCTCGGCAGTATCAATAATAGCGTTCTTAAAAACAACACTCTTCTTAGCAACCATAATTTTATTCTCCCTTATATTTTATTTCAAAATTCCAACATATCAGCCCACTGACTTACCCAACCACGATAGTTATTGGTAAGCTCACAAATAGCAGTTCTATCGTGTCCACGAAAATGTTCCAAATATTTTGCAAAACCGCTTTTTTCTGGAAACTTATACAGGTCACACTGACCAGTATGTCCGATAACAATGGTCTTACAATTTGAACAAATTCTGGTAAGGACCTTTTTCAACTCGTCCCCAAAATAGTTCTGCGATTCGTCGCAGATCACAACAGCATCCTCAAAGTTTACACCACGGGTATAAGTGTGCGTCATGCATTTTACATATCCGCCATACTTAGATGCTTCATCGTCTTCCTGAACAATCAGTAGATTAGGATTTTCACCAATCTTCAGGAGTGCTTCACGCAGAGGTTCCATGTAAGGCGCACTCTTTTCAGCCTGTGTACCAGGTAGATAGCCTTGTTTCTCCTCTTGCGTTGGAGATACAATGTAAATAATCTGCTTATAAAAACCATATTTCACTAACAAATTCGCTACGCCGACGGCAATAGTAGTTTTTCCACTGCCAGCACGAGCGTTGCACATGACTACATCAATATCTGGATTCCAAATACTATCTCTGAACGCCTTCTGTTCATCGTCGAGCGTCATGCCATAAAAACTAGAATAGACATCCAAACTCTGAGGGACATCCTTCTTGATACGCATTTCAGTCTTGTCAGAAGCCATATATTTACTCTCCCTTAATTGAACTCATCTACATCATCGCAAATCTTATCTACGATACCAAAGTTGACCTGTTCATTAGCATCCAGATACCAATCCTTAGCCTTATTCTTGGTCATGGTCTTCTTGTCGATAGTAGAGTGAGCCATAATATACTCACGCATCTTCACAACCTGCTTCTCATAGTAGTCCATAGCAATCTTAGACTGTTCAAAAGTACCCTGCGCACCGCCAGATCCACTGTGAATCAGCGCGGTAGAGTGAGGCAGAGCAAAACGTTTCTGACCGGACAGAAGCATCACAAGAGCAGCACTCATTGCAATACCTGCATTGATAGTCCAAACAGGAGTCTTACTCAGCGCAACAACATCAATAAAGCTGAACATAGCATCCAGCTCGCCACCGTAGCTATAAATAAACAGCTTAATAGGCTTACGCTGCTCAACAGGAGTATCCTTATCAATACGGTTGTACTGCAGAATCTTTCGCTCAATTTCAATCAAAGATTGGTCAATCTCAAAGTCGATAAAGAATATGCGATCCTTCTCATCAACATAGAAGTTCATCATCTCAGGAGAGGGGAGACCGCCACCATTCATCAGGTTGGTGATCTCTTCTGGCAGTTGAATTTCAAAGTCCAATAGTCTATACCTCGTTCTTTCAAAGATTAGTAACGTGCGTTACGCTGCATCTGCTTCAGCATCTCGACAGCGTCAATATTAAAAGGAAGCAACTCAAGATATCGAGCAGACTCTTCCAGATACCGCTTGTGACGGGTCTTTGCAATGCAAGCATGAGGGAAGACCTTTCGTACAGCCTTCGCTTCGGACTTAGTGATTTCAATCATTAGGTAAAACACCCTTTCAAAATAAAATAGGTAGGAAGAAAACAAGCGTCCTCGCTCTCTCCCTACCATGACTTTCCGCACTGTGTTTTACTCTATATGTGTAAAATTATAACGTATCTACGTTAAAATATCGCGCTTTTCCGCATTTCATAAATCAAACATTTTTCTATTTTGTGCGGTTTTCTCAATATTTACGTTTTTGGCGCACTTACGACAGTATTTTTGTCTGCGTCCGGTGCGAACAACCATCTTTCCGCAACAATCACACCTGATATATTCTTTCCCACAATACTGGCTCCATAAAATACCAGCATTCTCAAAATCGTCCACGAAAATCTCATGAGGAGAGTCAGGCTCTGCAATCAAAACATGGATATTCAAGTTGTCAATCTTTTTCAAGCTAGCAAACCCAATAAAGCCAAGATTATGTAACTCACAGATCATCTCGTTCTGTTTTTTCTCATTCACGGACACGTTTGCCATCCTGAAAATATCAGCCGTATCTTCCGTAATCCAGTAGTTGCATTTTTCATTAACGGCAATATGGTATTTTGCCAGACACAGCATCGTGAACATCAGGCGTTGCATCTGCTTGCTTTCAAGTGCTTGAATCTTCTCTACCTCAGCCTTCGTAATGCACACACCATCAAGTTCCACCATAGGACGACCCTTGGCAGAAGCAATCGCTTTATCAATCAATTCTCTATCCAGAACCTTGTTATACCCTTCAAAATGACGCAACATATATTCATTGAGCTTTTCTCTTACGTCATCCTTTGAGTATCCATTATAGAAATAGTATTTCGCTACATAATGCAAAACATGCCCCGCCTTCTTCCAAGGCACATCCTTCTCTAGCCACTCTTCAGCATAAAGAACTTCATTCAATACAATCATCTGCATCCTCCTTGCTATTCATGTTAACCAACACATCCTTGAAACGCTTGCCATCATATTCAATATCGCCATTCTCGTCCTGCACGAGAGAATGTACCATACCATCATGGCGTTCCAATAAGCGTTTAATCAAAGTATCGTGAAACAGCTCCCACACGATTGCAATACTGGATGCATTCTTCTTACAGAGATCAAGCAGGATGTCGCAGAGCACATCGTCATTAGAACACTTGTCATGAAGATTGCGGAACATACTTTCCTGATACAGCGCAATGCGCTCCTTGCGATCTGCGCCGATTTCTTTATTATTGTTTCCGTTGCCAGAATGGATTGCGTTACCACGAGCAAACCTCAAATAATCCTTAAAAATAGAGCGGATACCATAGTATTGAGAATTGGTGTACTCAACGCCAGACTTGAGCGAGTCGTAATCAAACTTGCGCCTTATCTTGAGTTCTTTTTCAAAATCTTCAAGCTCGTCCTCAACAGTCCAGCACAGGCGGTTCATGGTACAAGAATTAATTCCGACCGGCATCCGATAGAGGTAATACTGGATAACCATTTCATCCACATCGTCCTTGATAGTCTTTTGCATAATCTCATCCAGACCGGCAAACCCATCCCACTTGATGCGCTTGCGAGCTGCGGCCACATACTGCTTGTAATCACGCATCTGGGCAGGGTAGATGTAGCTCATAAAGTACGGCTTACGCCATGCGCAAATACTACTCCAGAACTTCTTATCCTCGATAGTATCAGGATTATCATCGTCTTTAACGGCGCAAGCTTTATTGTCATACCAGTATTGCGGCATATCTGTCGTAGCTACGCCTTTTATTTTGTCGATTGCGTTCTGCTGATAAAGCTGTCCGCAGATAATGCGATACGTAAGTTCATCGTACTCTTTACTACCTTGCTCAAATTTACTTCGCACATCAAACATCGTTGTAATTCGGTTTGTTGTACGTCCAATATTATCTCCAAATCCGCTGATATTAGATTCAATAAAATCCTTTTCGGTCGGAACTTTTTTCTCGCATTTGCGCTGGACACAAAGAACGACCGGCTCATTTACCCATTTATCAATGAGAACTCTATTGTCGGTAGAAAATGTAAGGTCGGCATCGAAATCTTCACCGTTAAGTGCTGCACACATATTATCCCACGCATTGGTGATAAACACGGACTTCATATAGCGATACCAGTATTGGCAATCATCAGATACATTCAAATTCATGCACCGAATATTTGCCATCTGACTCATAGGAGCTCTAAAACAAGCAACCCTCTTGACGTCTCTATCATTCCAAAAACGACTGTAAACCTCACCAGCCTTCAATAGCCCGGTTACCTCCATCCGAAACATAGACTGGCAAAGCGCATATGGATCGCCACTCGCAACTTGAAAATTCCCTCGTACCTTTACAACACCCGTTTTTGCTTGAGAGATTCGCTTTTTAATAAAGTATCGAATCCGATTCTGCACATAAGGGTCGTTAATCATTTCCGGCTCAATCATAAGAGCCTTAATATAGTCGTTTTCCAGACTGTTTATGTAATTCGGGTCATCACGCATTCCACTACCACGCAAATACAGCAACGCATCACGCCAATCACCGCCCATGACACCCTTGATTTCGTCCAAAGTCGGCTTTACAAGCTCACGAATCTCATCATTCGTAAGCTGATAGCTTTGGATAAACTGATAATTCAGATTGCGCTCCTCATCAAGCTCCAACTCACAAGTCTTGGTCACAGAGAAGTGATAGTGGTTCTCTCTACAGTTTTCAAGATAGTCCTCACAACTATGGTAACTATCCCAGAGCTTTAGCATAGAGGTGCTAAGAACGACCTGAATTCTATTGATGTCGCGATAATCTCCCCATGCGTCCTTTAACATATTCTGTTTTGCTACCTTCTTAGCGAACTCACGAAAAGGGAAGGGGAATAACATACCTTTGCAGAACGCATTTCGCACACAGAAGCCAGACGCAGTGGATGGAAGTTTCAGATCCTCACTCCACTGTTGTGCAAGGTCGTAGCTAATAAGCCCAAAGCCGTCATTTGCACACAACTCACAATCATGTTCTTTATCTTCGACTATCGTAGGTTCTCCAGATACTCCATCGTCCAGAACAACAACATGATCCTTAAAGTGCGTATAGCAATCATCAACAACAAGTACGCCATCAGGGTCAGTGACCGGAATAGAAGCAGAGCAAGCAAGGGCTCTATAAGCCTCTAACTTTGCAGGCACAAATTCCATACCCCTGTTACGGCCATTATCGATTCTCTTGCGGATCTCATCAACAAGACGGTCACTCACAAACACAATCGTACTATTCTTAACGCCACCAGTTGTTCCAACCAAACGGCGATATGTGATTCCGTTGATTTTAAACCCCTTTGAAGAACAAGCCCGGCGGTAATCATTCTTCTTATCTACTACCAGACACATATAATCCGGCTTGAACTGAACTGCGTCCAGCTCAGTGTACAATCTCCGAATCTCCCGGCGGTTCTCTAAACAAGATGGTTCATTCCGCAGCATCTTGATTCTACGCTTGATACTCCGTGCTTTAGCCTCTGCGTCCGTAACACCATTCAACTCATCAATCCATCGTAGAACAGTGCTATCAGCCAACGAGATGATCTCGTGGTTTCGTCTGGCTTCATCCAATGGTAGGGTTAAATCCCATTTTGCTTCAACCAGACGCTTCGTATGGATCTTAAAAACAAACTTCTGGCAAGTTTGCTGCTTTGCCATTCGGCAGTCACCTCCGTATTCTTCTAAAACGTATCCTGTATTGTATAGTTACAAAGAAAAATATAAAATTAGGCTTTTACAGATAGCAGCTCTCGCCATCTTCCATAGCCTTGAGCCAAAGTCGTTCACGCTCCTGATAGAGCTCATCCAGCATATCATCAGCAGCCTCATACTCGCTGCGTGTCAGACTTGAACTATTCATGTCACGCACAAGCTGCTTAATCTCTGCATCAACATCCTCGTAAGTTCGCATCATTCATCCCTCAACTTCCATTGTGACCATGCTGATTTTACGATATTGACACAAGACTTGCATACACCGGTCAATATCATCAAATACGACATCTTTTCTTCGACCACGTTCTGTCTTTTCGTGTTCAAAATATTGACAGATATCGTATAGACGAATTTCAATCGCTTCTACCACACCATTGAACTTGTGGTGATTTACGATTACAGAATAAGTATAATCAGGGTAAGTAATCCTGTCTATTTCCAATGAATCGAAATCTTTACAGATGTCTTTGATAATATATTCCAAAGCTATTACACCAGATCTATCTGGTGCTACAATATCACAGTCGTGCTCAATTGCGTATTTGCAAGCATCATATGAACGTCCATACCCACGAGGTAAAAGAACTTTCTCCATCACTTAACCTCCTCGTCCATAACAGCTCCACAGTCAGGACAAAACTTTGATTCATCGACATTTTTACTAGAATGACAAGCCGAGCATTCAACAAAGAAGCTTTCTCCAAAATCTTCAAAATGCTCAATCCAGTGAGCATGAACCACTCGACAGAACTCACCGCCAGCAGACATCTCTTCTTCAAGAATGCGCTTTGTGTATTGCATTGCCATATCGCACCACATATCATCAATAGACTTTGCGTTACCTCTGGCACTAGGGCGAGCGATGGCACTATCGAGGACGCCAATCAATCGTGTTGCATTTACAAACTTATCCATCACTTGACCTCCTCAGCCACCCGGCGGATAGTCTCATCAATCTGTTCAAGTTCTGCTAGTAATACATCCACGGTATCGGCATCACTTTCGGAAATATTTAAATCCTTAATCTTATGTAAAGCCCATTCAAGGTTCGGATAATAGCCGACCGCAACCTCCTTTACGCCGGTTCCCATCTCACCAGTCTTTGGATTCTTGCCAGCTGGCCGCTGCTCAACAATAACGAGATTCCGCTCGTCGCAATTTTTAATAATGTACTTACCAATCTGTACTCGCATCACTTAACCTCCTTGACTTTGCGGCTTGCTTCAGAACGGGGAGTAAAACCAATTTTTTTCAAACGGTCGTAAATGTATGCTTTACCAAACTCCGTCCAATACAAATAAGAAGATCTCTCTGTTTTTCCAGTAAAGCGGTCATAATATTTGGTTTCTTTATATTCCACATACCCTTTACCATCTTCCACAGAATATAAATGCCAATTCTTTCCGACCTTCATGATAACGTGAAGTTCGTGAAGAATTTTATTAAGCTTTGCCGCACTCCAACCATATTCTTTTGCAATATCAGTAGATGTATAAAGAACGCTGGTCGATTGAAGAACGTTGTCACAATAATCAGCACGAGGGGCCATGTATTCATTTTTCTTTTCAAGTTCTTTGTTCTGCGCGGTTAATTCAGCGTTCTTTTTCTGCTCTTCGGAATACTTCATAAGCATTTTCGCAACTGCCTCTGGGTTACAAAGAGCCTCTACAACAACATCACCTTCAGAAACTTTCTTCTCAAGATCAATAAGCTTCTGCCGGATAGCCATACCCTGTGGCGTGCGCTGAATCATGGCGATGTGTTTTGCCATGTCTAGCGATAACACATGGTCAACCTTTCTTCCACCGTTTACTAAATTTTTAGTAATCGACGTATAATCGACATTATTTGCGAAGCCATAAGCGATCATGTTGTTAATCCAATCATTATACCTTGCCTTGAGTCCCAGTTTCTCATGAAGCTCACGGCCAAGTACAACTTTTTCACCAGTGTCCGTTGTGTATACTGGAATCACATCGGTGCTAAACACCTGCAGATTTTCATTAGTCATTAAACAATCTCCCTTTTTATATGTATTTATATTTCAAATAAGAGTTACACAGACTCTTATTTAATTCTCATTCACACGGCCAGCCTCAAATGCAGCCACGTCGTTCATAAAATCATTGATATGTAAATACTTGTCAGCCTTCCGCACAGTCTTAGGCTTAAACTCTTGACATTCGCGTCGCACCTCATCACAAGTAGAGAAACACGGAATTTCATACTGGCATTTTGTGCAGACATACTTCTTGTGAAACTCTGGTAATCGGCCAGCAGCTTGGTAATACTCATACGTTACCTTTAAATCATTCCAGTATGGGTTATCAAAATTCATTGTCGTCACACTTTCTTTCACAATTTGTTTCAAACGTTGCATTTGGAACATCATCGTCGTCCCAAATATCAATATTTACTCTCATGGTCTCTTCTATAAAATGGCGGATTAAATTATCATCATCAAGAATCTTTATGTCATATAAAAATTCTGGTTGTTCACCCCAAATTGTGTTCTCAAAATTTGGATTCAACTCACTCATCATACGACCGCAACGAAGACTTTTTAACTTGAAGACACCATCACACATAGCATTGTTTACCTTTATGTATTCTTCTGACGGCGAGATTTTTTCGATACGTTTCATTGCTCTATGGAGAGAAGACGTTTCTGTGATGATATGATACATTGGATAAGCATTGTCGTATCCGAATTCCTTGAATAGTTCCTTTCGTAATTTTCTGTAATACTCTTCGCTTCTTCCGTTGAAAAATATTTCACGTTCACTCTCGCATTGTTGACCCTTTCCATTTTGAAAGCTTTCAATGATTCTGGTGGTCACTTTTAAATATCTTGTATATTCTTCTTTTGTTGGCAAATGAAGCTCACGAGGAGACCGCCTAAAAAATACCACTGGCTCAACCTTCCATATGATTTCTTTATTTCGAGCCATCGCCTTAAACGCGGATTTTACGTATCCTTCCATTGCTGCTTTTGCATTGTACTTGAAAAGCTTTGCTTTTATTTCCATATCAGAGTCTATATCGTGAAACTGCCTACTATAGTCTCTAAAGCTTTCATTCGTCATACCGCAAGAGAAAAATATGTCATAAGGATTCCAGAAAAGTTCAATCTTGTCCTCATCGTGCATATTGCATTCTTGAATCAGCTGATATGCAATCATATTTTCAAGCATCAGTGTGTACTTGCTGGTCCCAGGTGCTGGTCGTGGTGGTTTTATTTCTGAATCTGGACGGATACTTATAATGGTATAGACGTACCCATCTTTCTTAAATTCAACAAACCTATCAAGATCAGCCAGAAACTGAATCTTACTATTTCCTCCAACAGGCTTATCATTTTCAGATGAATTTGTTAAGGCTCGGAAGAGCGCCCCGAAATTCTTAAACGAGTCTCCATCTTGAAGCTTTCGCGCGTTCTCTTTTGTCACAGTATGTATCTTCCTCATAAAGCCTCCAATCTAAATTGCCAAATATTACCAGTAGTTTGTCCATAACTTTCACATATAAATAAGGAATAGAATTAGGAAAAGTTATGGACAAACTTTTCTTTTCTAAAAAATTAGTTGTACTTTGAATTCTGTAAGGTTCTATCGCCCACAACTCTTCTTACAAAATATCTCTTAATGGTTTACTCGACTTGAAGCTATGGCGCGCAAGCGGCATAGATTCAATTTGAGTAAACCTACGAGCGTCCTCAGACGCGAGATCCCTCTCCACGCCCTGTCTGGAAGACTGCTATAAATATCCACCACAGTCATTCAATCACTAACTCCTTTACCGTATCCTGTATTGTATAGCTATCTACACTCATTATACCATGAGAATGCCAAAAATTCAATAGCTATCTAATACAGGATACGAACATTCTTGGCGCCTATTATAATAAGGTATGTTTCTGGGAGGTATTGTTCTCTATGAAGGACATCCAGATGCTTTGTATGCTTTATATGTTCTGTGTAAGCTGCCAGAGGCTACAATCATGCTTCTTGTATGTCTTTGAAGTCTATGAGAGTGCTGTTCAGATGCCAGATCAGTCCATTTATGGTAACAGGGGAGTACAGATGGGTACAAATAGGTATTTTATGCTCCGAAGAATGGTCATTTTCGGTACATTTATGGTACACATCGGGAAAACCCGCATGAAACCTAGCTTTTTCAGACTTTATTGGCTCAAAAAGGAACAAAATAAGGGGTAAAAAGGTATAAATAAAAAGAAAAACTAGCCAAAATATAACGTAAATACGTTAAATTCTAGCTAGTTACCGAATGATCTACCGATTGAAAAATAGCGATTTTAAGCCATTTTTAGGTATTTTTGGGTGGGAAATGAGTGATTTGTGGGTGTGTATGGAAGAAGGTATAGGGATGTATTTTGGGATATTTTGTCAGGGGAAAGTGCACCCCGGGGTAGGGAGAAGTGTTAAGAAATTATTTATTGGACAGATTAGGAAGGGAAAAAAGTAGTAGTGTTGGCTGCCAATAGGAGATGTATTTTGTGGAATTGTTGGGAATTGTTTGGAATTAAAGATAAAATAATATGTAAAATATTGCGATAAAACGTTATTTCATGATTATGAATAAGAAAGATGTACTGGGATCTCAATCTGCTGCCGGAAACGTCCAAAAAATGAAAAGTCCGCCCCACGGCTTGAGTGCTGGAAATGCTCATTTTCCGACACTCATTCCTAGCACTTTACTAGGAAATTTTGGCGCAGATTCAATCCCTAGTGTTTTACTAGGATATAAGGCCGGACGTATAATTCCTAGTAGCTCACTATGATATCTTGTTTAATTCATAGCAACTTAGTATGAAATGTTCGATTGCGCTTGTAACCATTTTGTAACTTTTGTTACTCTTTTGTAACTATTTCATTTTTGTTACTTTCTTGTAACTATTCTACCAAATTCTACCATTTGCCTTTATAATGTACCCGTGTGCGCGTGCGCACACACACGCCCAGGCGCACACCCAGGGACTCTAATAGGTACGCGCGCGCGAGATCAAGCTATTTTGGCATTTTCTGGAAAAATGGTTACAAAAAGGTTACAAGTGGACTAGACGGGTTGACGGCACGGACTAGACGTGATAGAGTATAGGCACGGGAACGGACTAGACGGAAACGGATAGACAAACCCGAACAGGCGACAAGCTACACCGCCTGTATAATCCGATAGCTTGCAAGGTGTGACGACACACACCGGACGGAATTGCACGAAAATGCAAGGATGGAACAAAAACGACAAACCCCGAAAAGGGAAAGAACAAACACGCACACCAAACCCCGACAAGAGCAAAGAAAAGAGGTGACAATTTGGCGGGAAACAAGTTAAGTGTGAAACAATCGTGCGCTGTTCATACGCTGGAAAGTGTATCCAAAAGTAAGGGTTTTGAGAACAGGAAACGGAAAAGATAAAAAGTCTTTTCCTTGCAAATTTGGCGCGTTTGGCCGTATGGTTTGGCCTATGGGTTAACGTCCTTAAAACGTTATGTCAACCTTAACCAGATACACAAAAATGCAAGGTTTAGATACTCTTATCTTTTACGGAATAGGCGCAATAATTTGAGATAGTTATAGGCGGATATCCGAAATGGGTAGAAAACACAATATAAACGTCCTATCAGTAATACTTTTAGGCGGTACAATGCAACCTTGCATGGTTGAGAAAACAGAATATTTTTGCAAAGATACGCATTTAGACGGCGCTGGACTTCAAAAGTTTGGCGCTTTCGTTTGGACTTCAAAAGTTTGGACTTGTCGCGGAAAATAGCAAAAATAGACGGTTTTCCGTGACAATTAAATAATAGCAAGCATGGTTGAAGGGCTGTTTTGGCAGACAGAGGGTAAACCATGCTTTACAGCATACATACGCTCATTCTAACGAGTAAAGCGGGGATTAGAACACTACTTGTCTAGCTTTCCTGTACGGCGGGGGCAAGCACCTAGGAGATAGCCATAGGTTTATTCTGGCACAGTTTTACAGGTAAGAGATTATCTATAGATCGTTTTCCATACGTTCATAGATAGTCGGAAAAAGGTAACAGAGCCTTTATAAATAAGTCTGATATGCCGTGCGATTGACGGTCACGGGGGAGATAGTATACCGTCACCACCACGACAGACAGTAGTTTGTCGCAAGTACGATCATACACACATTATAACACAACAAAGGAGAAAATACTATGTCTACTACTACCATTCTGTCCGCTATCAACTTCAACGCTACTGCAGCCGCAGAGAAGAACCGCACCACCGGTGCCGCCGTTGCCCTGTTCAAGAAGGGTGGCAAGGAAGTCAACACCTCTGAGAAAGTACTAGGCAGAGACTGTCTGAAGGGTATCACCGCAGAGCAGTACGAGACCTATTGCAAGGCCGTCCGTGCTGTCTATCTGGACGCTGATTTGCTGGCACGCTATGCCGCAGACGCGGACTCTGTTCAGAAGATTAAGACCTTCTACTTCAACGACCTGGCAAGCCTTACCACTGCTATCATGGGCGATACCTTCAAGGTCAATGACGTCTTTGCAACCTTCACTGTTGAGCAGTTCATTGAGCAGAGCGTGGGCAAGGTGCGTGCATTCACCGCTACCACCGCAGGCCACGGTTACGACACGGAAGCAGAATCTCAGACCAAATTTGTAAAGTGGGTAGAAGCATGGTTTAGTGCTAACGCAAGCGGTGTTGCTATGCTCTCTATGGCAGAGCGTGACCGCCGTGCAAGTGTCCGCAAGCTGTCCTCTAAGGTTGTGCGCCTTACTAAGAGTGTTGAGAATGCAGAAGAGGTGCTGTCTAGTGCTAAGAAGGAGCTGGACTCCCTCAAGAACAAAAAGGATACCAACGCAAAAACTCTGGAAAAGAAGATGAAGGCTGTTCAGGGCATGGAAAAGGATCTGGCAGACGTCAAGAAGAGCCTGGAATCTGCTCAGACTAAGCTGGCAGACCTTCAGAGCAAAGACTTCACCAACGACTTCAGCGCAGAAGAGACCCTGTAAATGAACCACACAGCCATTGTGAACACGCAAGAACTTTACATAAATGCTAGGCGACCAAGGGTACTAGGGAAGACGTAACCCTTACCACAACGGCAGAAATGCCGTAACTATCAATCGAAAGAAGGGAATACTATGCAAAAGTTTCTGTGTAAGAACCACGCAGACTGTCAGATTAAGTTTGATGGTCATTCTGTGCCGTCTGGTGCATACTATGGTCAGACTGTAGATGAACTGCGTTTTATCGCAGTCGTCAGAGTGAATCAAATCGGTATGGTTTGGAAAGATGGCAGAGGGCTTGTACCATGGCAGAATGAATACAATCAGAAGATTGTAAACTTCATCAAGAAGGAATCTGTTGGCGCAAACCCCGAACTTGATCATAGCAAGAAGTCTGCCACCCAAAAGAACAAGACAAGGCACAAGTATGATAACTGGTATAGTAATGACTGTATCAAGAGACGGCATATTAAGGTGAGCAAGAGCAGAAAGCCGATGGGTTTTGATGGTGCATACCTTAAAGCAACCCGCGAATTGTATGGCGAGAATATCGGTAGAAAGCAGGTGAATTACCTCGATGGCTACCGTTGATTATCAGACCTTGCGCAAGAGTGAAAAATTTGCTATAATTGCATCAAAAGGTGGTGCAACTATGGCAGATCGTAACTATGCAACCGAATATCAGAAGCGCATGGAAACGAATAGTCAGCTTGCGATTAAGATTCCTAAAAAGCTCTTTGAAGATTTTTCCGCAAAGATTGAGCAAGAGGGAACAACAAAAAGAGCTGTACTTGTGCAACTGATTGAAGGTTATACCTACAATTCCTAAGAACCTCATACCCAAGAAACAAACGTCTTGTGAATTTATCACAAGGCGTTTTCTTTATGCTCAAAATTGTATAATTATGCAAATAATTTGCAGAATATGCAAAGCGAAAACAAACACGTCGAAAATCACATAAAAGAGGAGTTCTACCATGGCAATTTTGGCTATTGAATCGGCTCTCGATGTTGCCATAAAGTTTGGTGATACAGAGCTTGTGAAAATCTATCAGGAAGCCCTGGCAGAAGCCGGTGTTGAATACGTCAGCACCGCAAAATACTGGATCGAATAAGAAAGGATGTTTGCTATGAAATCGCTTCTCATGTTTTTCGGTTGCACCGTATATCAGGCAGGTTGCATTGCACCTATGATGTGGTTTTTCGTTCTGGGTGCTATCGCTATGGGTGTGGCAGAATGGAAAGGGTGGTTGAACTGATGTTTCGTGATGTAAAGAATTTACGGTTCATCGGCACAGACGACTTCAGACGTGAGATGTTTGTCGATGAGTTGGGTGTAATTTGGAAATACACTGAACCCGGTGAAATGCCACAAGAACGGCATGACAAACTTTACATTTCATCTAGCAACAGCATGGATGGAGAACCAGAAGAACCGATGGCAGATGACCTCGATTACAAGATTCTAATTACAAATACAAAAGGAGAAATGTAATGAAAAAAGAAGATCTTGATATTCTCGAAGTAGGCAATGCTTATACGGCACTGTTTTACAAGAAGAATCACTATCAGCCATACATTGTGGCGTGGCATTTTGACCCGGATTCCTACACATGGGATCAGGGTCATTATTTTTGTGACTTGAAATCCGCAAATAAATTCTTTGCAGAGCAGGAGCGCAATAATGCAAATTGCAAGTATTGCGAAAAGCTGGATTGCCCCCACAGGGATTGCGTCAGACGTTTGCCCTATGAAAAGTGTGGAATCCTTGCTTGTGAGAATCTTTGGTAAAGGAGAATGAAAATGGATATTACCAAATTGGTTGAGTTGCTTCCCAGCAGTGTGGAGTGTGACACGATTGATTTTGTCACTGTTAAGCTGAAAGATGGTAGAATCGCAACTCGTGTACTTCTTGACCGCCTGTTGACGGCAGAGGAGAAGAAGAGCATGAAGAGCAGGCATTTTGTTGGTCTTGATTGCGTTGCATATTATCGCGATGCACCTGAAATCAAAAAGTCTTATTTCTATGTTGTGTAAAAGATATGTTTTAGAAAAGGAGATGTTTATATGGAATGGACTGGTGAACGTAATGAAATCTTCAAAGGTCTGGATGCGCTGTATATTCCTTACAATGAAGGTTGGGACTGTCACGGCAGAGCAATGTGGCGTGTATGCAAAGTGAAGAATTTCGACCGTATTCGCCGCATTGGTAGTGATGCAGTGATGTATTATGGAACAATCTATGACGGTCATCAGATCTGCTACACGGAAGAAGATGCTTGGGATTATATCAACAACTGGCGCACGTTTCGTAAGCCTATTTTCCCGCTTGAAAAGATTCCAAATTGCTTTGGTAAAAAGCTGTTTGTCTAAAATCGGTATTTTAGTAAAGGAGAATACAAGATGAAAAAAGGTCAGTGGTTCATGAACGATGAAACAGGTGTTATCACTAACATTCATCGTGAAGCTGTCGAATGGTATCGGCAGGGCGCAAATGTCTCAATCTGGATTAACGGCGTTATTGTTTGCCGTTGGGGTCACTGATAAGAAAAGGAGAGTACAAAAATGAAACTTACTCAGAATAAGCTGTCCGTCATCCTGGCTACTGTTGTGGCTGGTGTTTCCATTCTGGCAAACTGTATGACTGCAAATGCGGCAGAGCCTATGAAAACTCGCCTGGAGAATCGTTATGTCCTGGACGGTAGCGTGGATGAAATCGAAGTATTCCGCAACGGAATTAAGACCATCCATGTTATCGATGAGAACGGCGAGGAATGGTTATACTCCTACGCAAGCATGGAAGAAACCCCGGCAGATGGTCAGAAAGTGACCATGATCATGAACAACAATGGAACAAAAACCATTCATGATGACATCATCGAGGATGTCTTGTGGGCACGGCCTGATGAAGTGAATGTTGATTGATGTTCACAAAATGCTTGCAAATAAACAACGTATCAACGCATTAAAATGTGACGTTAATAAAATCTACATTTTAGTGCTTGACAAAAGCAATAGTATCCTGTATTATGTAGCTAGAAAGAGTAGTCCGTCATAGGACTTTTATTTTTACCATATAGCTATATAATACAGGATACGAAAGAAAAGGAGAGTCAACTGCTATGGCTATGTACAAAACTAAGAAGGATGCAGTTTACGCATGGGTTCAGGAATTTAATGCGATTCCTCAGAGCGTTATTGAAAAGCTCGCCAAGGTCGATTTGGAAAAGAATGGCGAAGGCATTACTGAAATCACGCCGCCGTCTTGTGGTGATCGTATCTATATCTTTAGCGGTGACCACTATGGTGAAAATGGTGAGATTCGGAGCTACAACAAAGATGACAACACTTACAAAATTTGTCTCGACGGCACTGGAGAGGAAGTTGATGTCAGAGAAGATGATTTTGAAGTCGAGCGTGACGACTTCTTTCCGATGTGGGGAACGATGTGGCAGTTTAGTGACAGTTGCGACAACTGGTGGCTTGAAAATCATCTTCAGGAAATGGCAGATTGCGGATTTCGTATCTACGAGCAAGAGGATTTTGAATACGTTTTCGGTATTGATGGCTGTGGGTACGACTTTTATGAGGCTCATTGGATTCCGCTTTATGAAAAGCGTGGGTTCCATTGGGATGATGAGACTGTGAAGGAGATGAAAGAGAATGCATAAATATACTCAAAAAGCGTTAAAAGAAATGGTTGTGCGTGAAATGGCAGAGGACATTACAAACGCCGATCTTGAAAAGTATAAAGAGCTTGTCGATTGGGAAGACGGATTTACTCAGGTTGGTTATTCATCTGGCATTTACGGATGTAACGGAATGCTTTTACAGGGTGTCAGAACAGGGCATCTTTATGCTATCACTGCAAGAACGTCTGCAATTTATATTTTTGGTTAAGAGGTGAATATTTTGATTATCGATTCAATTCTTGACCGCCGGGACGGCAAACACTACAGCACACATGATTTCTATAATGAGGTCAGAAAATATGAGCGTTTAGGTGTTGGTACTCACGGCGAGGATATTTCTATCGCGATGGATTACGGTGATAACAAAGATGTGCAGCGTGTTCTGTGTCAGTATATCCAGCGCAATGGATACCCGGCAGATATTGAGGACTACATAAGAAGTCAAGTTTGGGTAGTATAAACAGCAGATGCTAGGTGATTAGCGGTACTAGGGCAGACATAACCGCTACCAGAATGCGAAAGCATAAAAAATATTAAAAGGAGTGTTTGTTTATGAAAAGATTGGATATAACTGTGAACTGTATGGCGGTTTACAATAGCTTTATTGATGTCCCCGATGATATGGATATTGATGAAGCTATTAAATATGCAAAAGAACATCTTTCCGATGTTCCTATTCCTGAAGGTCTTGAATGGGTTCCTGATAGTGACGTGTTAGATGAAGAGAACTGTGAGTTTGAAGATATGGATTAACTAAAATCATGCTTTTATCGGAGGAGAAATATTATGAAAGTTATCGAGTTTATTAACCGTTTGAACCTGATCGGCTACGACGAGAACACGGAGTTGGTTTTTGGTGTCTATGATGATACGGAGTTTCGTGATTGGCACGAATTGGGAAATCCTGTTTGTTACCGTGGCCTCGATATTATTGACAACAGTGGACCGAAAGATATCATTGCTGTCGATATGGATATGTAATAAAACAGATATTTTATTGGAGGCCTGTTTATGACTGTTTCTGAATTTATTAAGAAGTTGAAAGAGTTTGGCTATGACGAAAATACCGAATTAGTTTTTGGAATGTATACCAATACTGAATTCGGAGACTGGAAAGAACTTCAGGTTAGGGGAGTGTCAAAAGGTGTATGTTTTTTTGACAAAGAAACATATCCTGATAAACCTTTAATTGATGTGACGATAGAGCTGAGGTGAGAAAAATGCTTGTTTACGATCATTTGAAATGCCCGTTTTGTGGCACACTAAATAAGTTTATTCGTGGCAATGGTAGAGAACTTGATAAGTTCAAATGTTTTTATTGTCATAGTTGGTTTGAAAAACAAAACGACAATGAATATATTGCCGTGAATGACAGAAATGAAACAAAAGCAGCAGAAAAGAATTTTATTTATACTCCTGAATCGTGTGGTGTTGTCCTTGCAGTAAAGATTGAAGGTAATAAAGAAAAGCTTCCTGTGGCAACGCTTTCTTTTGCTTTTGGTGGAACTTATAAAACAATATGGTGTCAGAGTACACTTGACAGATTCAAGAAAGGAATCAATTCGTACACATTGTTCTTTGATGAAAGACCAACAAAAGAGAATTGCTTTGAAGATTACTGTGTTAAGGGGTGATAAAAATGTATTCGGAAAAGGAATTTATTGAAGCATATTGCTGGATGTACGGTCGGACGAAAAAGCAAGCAAAGTTTGCTTATGAAATCTATAGCGACAAGACTATTAAAGATGTTGTGGATACTTATAAGCGTAATTGTAAGAAAGCATTTTACGAAGATTGAGGTGATAAAAATGACTGAAAAAGACAAGCGTGTTTTAAAATATGCGATCGATAACTTGATTGCAAGAGAAAATAATTTGTGCGAAGGATCTTGTAAAAACAATCCAGTACATAGAGCAGAACGTGAACGAGATCGTGATTTGATTATTTATGGTATTCACAGCGTTTTATATGAGGTTGAACGTCTTGAAGAACAAGAGAAAGAGATACTGGAGAAAGCCAAACATGAAGTGGTTCAGTTTTGATTGAGGTGATAGAAAATGTATACTAGCGAAACTGTAAAACAAGTTACCGATTGGATGATTAAAAGCATTTCCGACTGGATGGTCGAAAGTGGAGCAAGAAGCACCACAGAAGGCAATTGGATTATTCATGTTTATGAAATCACTAGAAAGTTCAACGTAACAAAAAACTGGATTACTGCATTTCGTAACGAGATTGTGGATGCTCTTTATGAGCATAAAGCCGTTGCGGATGTACTCTATGATTTTTTTCCTGATGGCGATGTGGAAAGTTTCGATATTGACTTTTATTTAAGTTTTTGTCCGAACCTGAGTGATGAAGAATGAGGTGATAAGAATGACGATGGTTCCGCAATACAAATGTCGTTTGTGTGGGAGGACTTTTTCTTCTGAAAATGAAGAAGAATATAGAGATTCTGTCACCGGAGCATATGATGAAATTGTGGCTATCTCTTTGAATTACAAACCCGATATTCCGCTTTACGCAGTGCATAAATGTGGACCGTTCAGTGAAACAGTAGGTGAATGGCCGTATCAAAGAACGAATTATTATAAAGAAGAACGTATCGGTTTGGGAGATTTGATTGGGTTTGAAGAAAGGAAATAATATGACCAACACTGAAAAGAACATTATCCTCGCAGCTCTTTCTTCCTATCGACGCAAGCTGATGGATCAGAGTGTTTCGTCCCTCAGAGCGGGGAATCACGAGGATGCAAAACAGTCAACGATGGAAGCGGCCAACGTGAATGCGCTGGTGATTAAGTTTACAAGAGAAAAGGAGTTTGCAATATGATTTCAATCACCGAAAATGACATGAAAGTTAAAATTCCAAACGGATATCTCGTGTGTGTTCCTACGGGTGGTGCTGATGAATATCCTGGTGTTGGTGTTTTCTTTTCAAAAGACGGAAAATATGTAAGCTGGGACGATTTAGTATCAATGACAGAATATAATTCGGCGTTTGAAAACATTCAAACGGTTGGATTTAAGAAAGGTAGCGACGATTATGTGGCCGCTATTCGATTTGAAGATGGCGATATTAGTATAGATTGAGGAGTTTGCAATATGAATAGCGAAAATAAGATTGTTGTGACCAGCTGGAATGGGAAGTCTTGGGAGATGACACCTGAACAGATTGAGGCGGCATACCGCTACAAGGAACGTCAGTATCGCATTGATGATGCTTATAATCAGCTCGAACTTAATGCAGACTGGATTGAAGATAAATATGGCTATTCATATAATGAAATTATCGAGTTTTCGGAAGAGTTAGCTGAACGGTTTCAGGATGATTTCGATTGCAATGAATCAGAGAATGACGCATGGATTGACCGTATCATAGAAATGTTTAACGCATATAGCAGAAAGGAAAATAACAATGACTGATCCTTGCCGTTATTGTGTGGCACCGGAGCGTTATCCTGGTTGCCACGACCATTGCGAAAAGCTGAAAGCCCATCGTGAAAGTGACGAGTACAAAAAGCTGTGCGAATATAAGAATACATATCTAAAAAGTCATTCGACAGCAAGCTCTACACAGATTAACAAAGCGATGCGGTATTTCAAATATAAAGGTTATAGCCTTTATGGGTTCAAGAATGTTGGGAGTGTGTAAAATGAACGGCTATTACGTTACTATTGAAACAAGCGTTACTTACACAACGTTTGTTGAAGCAGACAACAAAGATGATGCTTATAAAATTGCGAAAGATAGATTTGTTGCCGGTGAAATCGAACCAGATAATCCAAACCCAATTGATATTGATTATGCTACGGTAAAAGACGCAGAGGAGTGATAAAAATGAGAGAATTTGAAGGTTTTGTTTTTCCTAACGGAAGAATTGTAGCAATTCCTGAAGAGGAATATATGGCAGCTATCGAAACAGGAAAAGAAATTCTTGTGTTTTGTGGTGGATGGGCTGGTGGATACGCTAGAGCGTTTGGTGCAGACAAGGAACAGGATATTTACGAGCCTGATAAAACTTGTTACATGGTCTATTCGTATGATGTCATGGATAAGACCTTTACGCCAGAAGATATGAAGCGGTTCGCTAAAGTGATTGTCACAGATGGTATCCGTGTGTACATGAAAACAGGTGAGTCGGCCAGTGATTATTATTCTGGAACCTTCTGTGACTGTGGTACGAAAGACAGGCTCGAAGAACATTACCCTGACACTTGTAGCAACGATATTGAACAATACGATTTCAGTGATTGTCAGACAGTTGATTTTGATATGACGGTTCGTATGCTTGGTGCAGATGATAAAGATTACGAAGGTATGGTAAAGATGCTCAAGGGGATTTTGAGGTGATAAAATGATAAAACGTGACTTTGAAAAGTATGGAGTCAAGTTTCATTTAAATGATTTCCGTCGTAATGAATTCGATGCTCGTTACACACTACTTTATTTTAATGATGCTATAGGATGCTGGGATGAGTGTTGTCATGTGTCCACTAAAAAAGAAGCCATTGACGCAGTTGACTATATGAAAAGATGGAAGATAAACGCATTCAGAGAATAACAAGAGGAGTATAAAATGTGGGATTTAGTTGAAAATGAATATTCTAAAAAATATGGAATTGGGTGCGCAACCTTTTTTCGTGACAAACAATTAAAAACAGCAATGGTTATGTATAAATATAATGGCCGTAGCGTTATGTTTTGCTATTCCGAGTACGATAATAAGATTCTATCTGACAGTGATAAAGACGAAATTGAGATGACAATCAAAAAGAAACTCAACTTTTGGAAGGATTAACTATGTGGGATTTAATTAAAGATGATTACTCTGAAGAATATAAAATCGGAAGAGCAAAGTTCAAGAACAAACAAACAGGTCATTACTTCACAATCATGTATATGGTACTTGATTTTTGTATTTCTTTTTATTATCCAGAGTATTCTTCCTTTTTTGTTCTTCCTACCGCAAGAGATAAAGAAGAAATGAAAGAAATTATTATTTTAAGACATTCTAAAACTTTGGAGGATTAACTATGTGGGATCTGAGGGAAGTCCACGCTTGTTTTGATGGTGAAAGTTGGGTTTGGAACGGATCTTTCCATCACAAGGATGTATTTGTAGATGAGAACGAAAACCCGAGAGAAATCTTCTGGCAAGAATGTCAGATGTTCTTTCTTCAAGATTATCTTAACAAGTGCGAAATTGTGGATGACGGCGATATTCTAGAGCTTCAGTTGAAGGATTCTGGCGAGCCGGTTCTTGCTATGATTATGGAAGAGTAAAGGAGAATGAATTATGAAAATCGAATCTAAGTATGAAGATATTCTGGAATCTCTTGAATGGGGGATTGTTGGAGAAGATTTAAAAACGATTGATATTGAAAGTTGGTCTCCGGCTGGTGAGAATATTATTCTCACATTAAACACAAATGACATTCCCGGCAGCGCGATGAGCGAATATGAGAATTTCGATGTCGATGATCACGCAGCTGAACTAATTGCAAATCGTGGTGAGAATGGTATCCCAGATTCTGTTTGGGTAATTGCTGAAGACGCATATAAGATTCGAGATATGCTTAAAGAATTGGCATACGCACTTTTATCTGCTGAGTAAAGGAGAATGAGTTATGACGCGGTTTTATCTTAATGCGGGTGCTCTTGACCGTTGGATGCACCAGAATAAAGCACAATACACTGGTGCTTATGTTGAAGGTGTTTTAGTCGATAGCTTTGTTGTTGAAACAAAGCGTGGTGTTGCAGCCATCTACGAACACGCTCTGAATGAGTGGACAAGCAACTATTATGTTGAGTTCACCGATTATAAGAACGGTTTTAAGAATGGCGAAGTCGATAAGATTTGGTCTGATTGGTACGCTTTTGAAGAAAAGGCTAGTGCATAAGAGGTAAATGGATATGAATTTACTTACGTTTCTTTCTTTGATCACTGATGGTACAAGCGTAGCTCTTTGGGATGACTACAATGAGCAAAAAATCAAGGATTATTGTAAGCGAGACCAGATTTCAATTTCAGAAGCCAGTCGATACGAAGTATCGTTTTTTACGGCAGATGAAGAAAGTATGATTACGATTTTTGTGCATTAAAAAGATTGATAAAAGGGAGATTTTAGGTATGAAAATAAAAATTACATATTCTTGGGGCGATGAAGAAGAACCTATTGTTATCCCAGAAGGAAAAAATCCGTGGAAGTACATGAGAGACATTGCGTTAAACGAAGCAGAAGAGTCGTTTGCTGGAAATGAGGATTGTGGGCCAATCGGCATTGAAACATATAAAGAAGATGGTCGAATCATTCTTACTTACAACAAAGATTATGTTACAGAAAATGATAGGTGCTTTTACGAGCTTGTTAAGTAAAGGAGAAGATATGACTAATTTATATTGCTACGATAATGAAATCATAAAGTGGACTTACGGCGACAATCTGTACTGTTTGCATATCCAGCACGATGACATTGCAGACAATAATCCTCGCTGGTGGGATGACCATGATTCTGTAATGGCTTGTTTTCATTCTCGATACAATCTGGGTGATAAGATTGATGCGAAAACACCGGAAGAGTTTTGGAATAACCTGGTTTGCAAGTATTGCTCCGATGAAGAAATTATCAATGCCTTGATTGACATGAAACTAGAAGAATCCTGTGTGGTTATTGACAACGATAACAGTAGTATTGAAGAAACTCGTTATGCGATTTGTTGTCGTGAAGATCAAGCCAATCCTTGGTATACCAATTTGAAATACAATGAAATTACGACGTATGCTCGTGGTGATTTTTCTGTTCGTGATTGTCAGATTCTTCTTGATAAACACATTGCATGGCTTCCTCTTTGGTTGCATGACCATTCTGGTCTGTCTATGGATTGTGATACACGGTTCAGAGGTTCATGGGACGACGGCAAGGTTGGTTGGATTGTAACCGCTATTACGGATGGTTCGGATAATACCAAAAATGAAGAAGAGCGAATCATGCGTGATGAGGTTGAGATTTACAGCGATTATCTTTCTGGTGAAAACTACGGCTATACACTTTATCGAGAAGAACACGGAGAATGGAAGGAGATTGACAAAGCGTTCGGATTTATCGGTTCTGACGTGTTTGAAAACGGTATCACATACAGCGTTGGTTGTGGCTTTGAAACAACATTAAAGGAAGATCGGTGCCGTATTGGTGATGCAGAGAAGGTTGTGACTGTCACTTATAACTTTGATAAATGTTGAGTCCTAAAAGGGGTTGAATAGATATGGCATATAAATACACCGAAGAAGAAGTTTGGGATGCGATTCATACACTTTCTGATATGAGAGCTGGATTTAACTGCTTTGACGAAAATGATGTACAGAAGTATGAAGCGTGTTCGATGGGGATTGTTGCATTAAGAACGCTTGTGAACGCCGATAAAAGTTGAATTTTAGAAGGAAAATAAAATGGATGACAACATGATGGAACGTCAAATTGCTGATTATATGGTAAAGCATGGCACTGAAAATACGGATTTTGGGGCTTGGGTATTTGAAGTGGACGAACTTGCAAAGAGGTTTGGTATCGAAAAGAAGTGGATTCAAGAACACGATGACGGGATTATGTCGTGGCTATACCTTAGAGAAGAAGTTATAGATGTAGAACGTGAACTTGGTGGTGATGATTTTACTACGCAATTGTTTGACGTTCGTTTTAGTCCGTGCTTTTGCTCAGGCTTGGAAGATTTTTGAAAGGAAAAATATCATGAAAAATGCTTTATACACAAAAGACGAACTTTATAATCTCCTGAAGAACGGTGCTATTCTTGATGAATTGCTTGATATGAGTGATGGGCAAGAGTGTACGATATTTAAAGCGGATCACTTTCCTGAAGAGGACTGTTATAACAGCGTTATTTATATTCCTGATCTCGATATGAATGGTGTTGTATATGACCGTAAAATGACTTTGCAAGAACTTGCAGACGCATATACGAACTTTTACACTGCACAGGATATTATTGATATCTGTGAAGGTGATGAAAAGAAAGCAAAACGAGTGTTTTACAATTGCGATTGGCAGCATCCCTCTACCGAATTTACAGAAATGGAAGCATTTGATGAAGAAGATGATTACGATGTTCAGTATTATTTTGCTGAAATTTGTTGGTGTGTCGATGACGTTATCGATGCAGCGAAAAGAAAAGGTATTGTATTGAGTCCGCAACAGGCTGAACAGTGGTGGTTAAAGAACGAGAAGTGGTTTAAGGACACGCTTACTGAATATGGTAACGAGATTCTTTTTAATGCAGATTTTAGTGAGGTATAAAAGGAGAGTTTTATTATGAAATATGACACTCAAGCGATGGCCGAGGTCCTTTGTAAAACAGCAGGCGTTGAATATAGCTCTGATTTGGAAAAATTGCTGTACCATTTAGATGTTCAAGCACAAAATCCTTACAATGCAGATTTTCGGCGTACAGGTTTGGCTATCATTGCAAAAGTGTGTGAGGAGTTGGAAAAACGATAATGTATTACCATCTTGAATATTCTGTCAGACATTTTATGTACGGCGATACATATAGAGGACATGAAATATATCCAACAAAAGAACTGCGTGATGCGGAACTTAACTGGATGAAAACGTGTTACAGCAAGCCGACAGAACTTGTCTATGCAACGTATGAAACCGAAACACTTAATGAAGATAAGATAATAATATAAAGGAGAATGAATATGACAGCACGAGAGATTGCAAGAGATTTTCTTTCTAAGATGAATCCTTCTGGATGGAATGGAATTGGTGATAAACCAAATGATTTGGATACAAGAATTATTACTTATAAGATTGATGATGATGTGGAACTTGATTTATCTATTGAAAATATTGCTTTCGAGGACGATGAAGATCCTGAGTGGACTACTTGTTGTGAACTTCGATGGTGCGATGATGGAGAATTGCTTGAGATTTTTAGTTCGGATAGTATTTGTGATGAAAGGGAGATTGCTTTTACTATCGTGGATTGTTGTGGACGCGAAAGAATTTCTTTTGAATAAATAAAATCGAGGAAACAAATATGACGGCACGTGAGATTGCAGAAAACTTTATCAAAACTATGAATCCGTCCAGGTGGGATGGTGTTGGTCAGAAACCTGATGATTTTGATATGGAAACTAAAACTTATATTATTGATGGATTCTATAATTATAAGATTGATATTTTCTATGATAAGAATGACAAACTTGGTTACGTTGTTATGCTTGAAATAAGATGGGCAGACGATGGAGAGCGAATTTACGTTTATGATATTCAAAGAATCAATTCTGAAGATGCAATCGAACACTCAATCGATTCTCTTGTTAGTTATTTTTAATAGAATCGAGGTTTTAAAAATGATTACGGTTGTTTATGACGATACGATGTGTAATGGTCCTTACCGTGTAGAGCACAAAACAATGGAAGATGCAGTAGAGTCTGTTAATAATGATTTTGAAAGTCTGATGAAAGAACTGCGAGATGAAGGCTATGAACCTGAATGGATTCGTGACAGTCATCATATGCTTGAGGTTTATGTTCCGAATACGTCTATTAACGCATGGTGGGATTTTGAGTAAGGAGAGTTGAAAATGGATACTAACGAAATCAAAATGTTTGAGCAGAAGATGATTGACAGTGCATTTATTGATGCTGTTGATTATGATCCGAAGGTGGCTGCACGAGCTGTGGGAGCACGTAAGATGAAAATGAAGGGTGTGTGTTCCTTTAACGAATACATTAGTTATTTGCAGACCATTACAGGCAATGCAAAGTTGTTCTGGAAATATCAGTTTTAAAAGGAGAAAATAAAATGTTTTTGCTTATCAATATTTATATTGCAAAAGGTGAGGATTCATTTCTCCCAGAAGTTGTTTATAAAAAGGGTTTCAATACGATTCTTGAGGCGGAAAATGAAATGAACAAACAAGTGGACGATATTCTTGTAAATCATTATTGTAGATATTATGAAGATGAAAACGGTGAACAGAATTTTAGTGTTTTGCGATTAAAAGGTGATATTCGTATTGATGCTTGTGACGTATACGATTGGTGGAAAATCGTAGAGATTTGATAAAACAGTTCTTCTATGAAAAATCAACAACAAAATAATAACGTACATACGTTATTAAATAAATGAAATGGAGTAAAACAAAATGGCTGCAAATAATTCTATGACTGTAATAACCTCTAAGCCCTTCGGCGCACTGAATGTGGATGTGTACCAGAATGACAAGCACCAGTATTACATGACTCGTGAACAGATTGGTGCGGCGCTAGAGTACAATAATCCTAATAAGGCAATTCAAAACATCCATGTTAAGAATACGGATCGTCTTGACCCTCTTTCAACATTCCTCAAACTGAGGAAAGTTGAGGGCGGAATCACGAAGGAACGTGAATATATTGTTTACAGTTTGCGTGGTGTTATGGAAATCTGCCGTCTGTCACGTCAGCCGAAAGCAGATGCGTTCATGGATTTCTGCTGGGACATTATGGAATCTTTGATGCGTGGTGATTCCGTTCTGGCTACTCCTAAGATGGATGCTGCGTTGAGCAAGGAGTTTATTGACGTAAGACTTCACGCTCTGTTTGATAGCATGAAGAATCTTCAGAGCGAACTCAATTCTACTCGCAAAGATCTCAGTGAACAGATTGAGGAAGCCCGTGCTACCAGCAATGAAGCACTGAATGTGATTAGTAGCGTATCTCAGTGTGTCCATCAGATTAAGGACAAGCAGATGGATGATGCGATTCGTTCTACCAGAAACTTCACTCCTCGTAAGGATGTGATGAGTGACTGGCGTAAGAAGATGTATGAACGTATCAATGTGATTGCGGAAATTAATGAGATGAAGGTTCAGGATGTGTTTTGTGATGTTTACGAATACATGAATCGTGTCTATACCTTTGTTATTGAGGAAGAACGTAGAAAGTATTGCGCAAGAACTGGTCGTACTGGTCATATTCCTACGATTGATGTGGTCGAGGCAAGCAAAATGTATAAGTCTATCTTTGGCGCTCTGGTTGAGGATCTGTATACTGAGGCAATCAATAAGAAGAAGGAAGAAGCTGTTGAACAGAAGGCTCTGCCTGAAGCTAAAGTTGTTGATGCAGCTCCTGAAGTAGATGTCTGTGTTGCTCCTGTGATTGATGTTGAAGCTAAGGAAGTTGAGTCTGAATCGGTTGTGGAGGAAAAGCCCAAGAAGCAGAGCGAAACGGCAAAGATTCTTATCCCGATTCTGTTACCTTTGGCAGAAAAGCTTAATGATAAGCCTCAGTACAAGCACACTTATACTCTGATTTACGAGCGTATTGGCTATAAGAAAATGAATAATTTGTTTGTGGCTTACGAAAAGGCACATGGTAAGGCACCTCATCCGAAGACTAAGGTGTTTATCGAAAATGAAAAGAATCTCGCGCTGTTTAAGAAGACTGTGAAGCAGTTGATGAAAGAACAGGAGGATAAGTAAATGTATGTAATATCGAATGGTCACAACTATTGGAAGATTGATGAATTCGAGGTGTGAGATATGCTCAAATATGGAAATATAACGTGTAAACGTTGTGGTATTACATGGTATGGACCAAAATGCGGAAAGCTTTACTGTGAAGAGTGTCGCAAGGTTGTAAATAACGAGAAGAGTCTCAAGTGGTATAGAAGTAATAGAGAACTTGTTGCAAGGAATCGTGCAGAGAAAAAGGCAATGAGGTGAATGTAATGAACGCAGTTGTTGAAAGAAAAGAAGAACAGATATCTAAACTGATTTATTTTAATCCGAAACCTTCTGTTCCAGCTAAAAAACGTGGTGTTACAAAGAGTAAGCAGAAGCGTAAGCGTAATATTTCTCCAATTAGAAGCTTGGATGATGTTCAAATGATTTCGGAATACTTCTGGGATAAAAAGCAATATCGCAATTGGTGTCTATTTAATGTAGGTATTGCAACTGGTTTGCGTGCTAGTGATTTGCTCAAATTGAAGGTTTCCGATATGTCTTATTGCCTTTACAATGGAAAGATTGAAGTGGTTGAAGACGCTGGAGTGTGTATCGTTGAAGAAAAAACATCTAAATATCGTGAGATTATCCTTACTCCAGAAGCGAGAGACATTGTTGAAACGTATATTAAGATTGCAAATCTTGGATATGACGATTGGATGTTTCCGTCTCGGCAGGGGAGTTGGAAAAAGTCGTTGAGGACAAATGGTGGGGATGGGAAAACCGGTATTCCTCATATTGCAGAACCCAAAAAGGCCGGTGACCCTATTGATGTTGATTCTTTTGCTCGTATTCTTCGTAATGCTGGTAAGGATTTAGGTCTTAATTATAAGATTGCTTCTCATTCTTGCCGTAAGACATTTGGTTATCGTGAGATGTGTCTTAATAAGGATGATAACCAGGCATTGTCTTGGATTCAGGGTCAGTTGAATCATAGTAGTCAGGATATTACATTACGGTACGTTGGTTTTGATGAGGATAAGGCAAAAGAATATTACAAGAAGACTTTTTATGGTGTGAATACACACAGCTTGGAAGACTGAGGTGTATGATGGCTGATACTTATATTAAAATCTGGGATACTTACGAGAGCTACTTCGAACCCCTTAGTGCTGCTGAGGTGGGGCGTCTGGTACTGGCGATGATGAAATACAAATCGTCTGGAACGGAGCCTGAACTTAACGGAAATGAGCGGTATGTTTGGCCTGCTGTGAAGAGAGATTTGGATAAAGATGCCGAATACATCGAATGTAAGAGGATTTCTGGTAAAGCTGGTGGTTCATCAAGCAAGCGTAAGCAAAACGAAGCAAACGCAAGCAAAACAAAGCTAGAAAAAGAAAAAGAGAAAGATAAGATATCGTCTTCGTCTTGTGATGAGACGACAACGACGAAACCTATCGAAGATGTTTTCCGAGAGAATATCGGGAAGCTTGGTGCTACTGGTCAAAAGGCTTTAGCAGAATATGTTGAGCGCATGGGTGACGAACTTGTGCTTGCTGTGATTGGTAAGTGTTCTGATCTCGGCGGTAGCACATGGGCTTATGTGCGAAAAGCTCTTGATGAAGCAGAATCTCTTGGTTGCAAGACTGCTGATGATTATCGCCGGGTGTGTCCGATAGGGAGTGGTCGCAACACGAGAGTGGATAGACAATCTCCCAGTGGGAATGATTGGCTAAAAAATGCAACGAAACGTCGTTCACTAGTTAAAAGAGAACTGGAAACAGCATGAGTGGAGGTTTGAATTATGGGATTGTTGTTTGGTTTGGGTTTGCTTGGTGCAGCGTTTGGTATTGACGCAGTAAAGCAAGCACCGTTTGATAGAGCGTATCGCCGTCTGGAAAACGAATGGGGGACTTGTACATCGGAAGAGAGTAAGCGATGTGATGCTCTGAAGTATGCTGTGCAGAATGGTTTGTGTTTCGAGGATGAAAAGAAACCTGTGATTGAGTGGCAGAAGCTGAGAGATCTTCAGTGGAAATATCAGCTGGCTGGTATCTCTTGGCCGAGAGAATCTGCGATTCGAGATGTATGCCGGTTGGCAGCTCGTGACCGTGGATTTGAGTACAAAGGGTATCTGCGAAACACACTGACCTTTGGTTATATCACTGATCCGAAAAATATTTGTAAGCTTGGTATCGTAGATTGAGAGGAAATTTGAAAATGAATAACGCTCGTAGAAAAGCTATCCGTAAATCTATTCAGGACATCAATGAAATCATTCCAAGGATCAATGCACTGGCGGATAGTCTGAAAAGCATTGTAACAGATGTTGAAATCATTAAAGCTGACATTGAATGTATTCAGTATGATGAAGAAGACGCTCGTGATAACATTCCTGAAAGTTTGCAGGATAGTGAACGGTATTGGGCTTCTAATGAAGCGTGTGATAATCTATCGGATGCAGTGACTGAACTGGAAGATATTTTGGACAATCTGGACGTTTCGTTTGATGAAGCTATTGAATATCTTAATGGTGCAAAAGAATGATTAAGACTACAAACCCATTAAAGAGAAGTGCATGGGCTGTGTTCTTGTATAGAGGTAGGCAAGTTTGCTCATATCTTTTGCGTAATAGTAATCTTGGGGACAAGGAACGAATGGTAGAACTGCTGGCACGAAGGTACATGACAGAGCCTGAGAATATTGTTGTAGATATTGAATTTAGAGATTGAGGTGGTAGAGAATGACCGCGTTTGTAATGTTTACTTTCAATGTGGCACTGATAATAGCAGTGAATAATAGTCCGTTTGCATTTTAAGTGGAGGCATGAATATGAAAGAACTGGAAGAAATTTACAATCGATTATATGATGAATACATTGACGCTAGACGAGAGCATATTAAGTCTAGTCTCGATATGAAAAAGAATGGTGACAGAATATATTTACATGGAAAAATGCATGGGTTAGAAATTGCTATTAGCATCGTCGATGAAGTGCTCGAAAGGGTTAAGGCAGAATATACCAAGGAAGCTTTTGACGTAGACCCATATAAAACCTAAATTCTGTGGAGGAAAACGAAATGATTATTACTATGTATCGAAGAAAATGGAAATTCTCGGTGATGAGCGCAGAAGACGCAGAAGACTTTATCCGACAGCCACATTTTGAACGGATTCGGTTTATCTCGATCACTGAAGCTAATGGCCATCATATTGATTTTCATAAGTGTGAGGGCAATATTACTTTTCTACCGCTGAAGTTTGATGATTGTACTACTGATTTGGAAGGCACATGTATCACTGATATTCAGGCTAATAATATCGTGAATTTTGTTCTTGATAACCATGAGGAAGATAAGACTGATTGGTTCTGTGTGAATTGTGGTGCTGGCGTATCAAGATCCGCAGCCGTGTGCGCTGCTGTTATGAGAATTCTGTGTAATGATGATATGCCGGTATTTACAAACAGCTACTTCTGCCCGAATATGACGGTGTACAGAGAGGTACTGAATGCTTGGGTTAACCGTCTGTCTGATGAAAATGAAAGTATTTCGACTGAGATATGGAATACAGTGAATCAGGATATGTAAAAAAGGAGCGTAAAATGACGGACAGAGAAAGAATCAATGCGCTGCGTGAAGGTATTTGTAATCTGGAGCGTCACTTAGATAATGTTTGGAGAGATTTAGGGCTAAAGCCTTTTCAAAACAAGATGCAAGAGTTTCGGGCGTATGATTACTACAACACGATTCTTATGACAATTGACATTCTTGGTGGCGACTATCAGCGTAATGAAAATGGAAGTCACAAGATTTTTATTGCTGGTGTAACAGATGATACTGAGGTGGACTGCGATGAAGATTGAGTTGACTCTTAATGAAGCACGAGTAATCCAAGATGCACTTGATGTGACAAGCCTGTGCCGTTCTGGATGCTATATGGGTTACAAGAGTGGTGATGAGGATTTGTGTTTCAAACTTGATAAGGATGGAAATTATCGCTGTAAGCTAATGCGTGAAATTGATTCTATCAATGGCAAGCTTGAAGATACAATGGACAAGGGCGATAAAATCCGGGTTCTTGTGGATACTTAACAAAAGGATGTGCAGACCGATGATATAACTATTGATGACGTAGGATTATTAGTAAAATTTTGGTAATTTTGATAATTGTGTTGAATAATCTCTTTGTGCGGTGTATGCTTGAGACAACCTCAATACAAGATGGTCAAGCCAAAAGAATGTGAGGTTAATATAATGTGGATTATGATAATTTTACTTATGGTATTGGATGCCGTGTACGCACTTAGTCTGTTAGGAGCGCTTTCCGATGCCGATGATCAGAGTGGGCGGCTGGAAATGAAACAGGGAAGGAATGGTCGAAATGGATAATTTGAAACCGTGTCCATTTTGCGGTGGAGAAGTTACTATTGCAGAGGGCGGTTATCGCCAAACACGATGGATGTATGTTACGAGAGGAAACAAAGAAAATAGGTGCAACTGCTATGTTATCATGGAAAGCAAAACTTACGACTTTGATTCCTCTGAAATGGAAAAAGCAAAAATTAAAGCCGATCTTATCGAAGCATGGAATAAACGGATTTATAAAAACTAAGTTCTAATAGAGGTGATTCTATGACAAGGAATGAATTGCTTGGAGCGTTATGCTTTCCAGAATATAATTTTCTTCGGGAGAATGAGCATCTTGGCAAGCATATGATGTTCGTAACGGTCGGTGGCAGTCATGCTTACGGGACAAATATTGAGGGCTCTGATCTTGATATCCGAGGTGTGGCGCTGAACTCGAAAGAAGACCTTCTTGGTCTCGGTGAGTTTGAACATTATGTGGATACTCAGACAGATACAACGATTTATAGTTTTAACAAAGCTGTGAAATTGATGTGTAGTGGAAATCCTAATATGCTGGAGCAGTTAGGGAATGCCGATGAACTCGTTATTAGCTATAACCCAATGACGCAGCTACTTATGGACAACAAAAACCTATTCCTTTCAAAGCGTGTGATTTACTCGTTTGGAGGTTTTGCAGGTAAGCTGATTCAGAAGTCTGATACATTAGACAAAGATCCAATCTACCATAATTCAAAGAAAATGCACAAAACGGTAATGAATGCAGTTCGTGTATACCTGATGCTCTTTGACATCTTGGAAAAAGGTGAAATTAAAACCTATCGAGACAACGATCATAACCTTCTGACGCAGCTTCGCAACGGTGAATATGATTACAAAGAGATTCGTCAGCAACTGATTCCGGCCTATGAAAGCAGATTGTCAGTTGACAAGACTGAGACTTATCTGCCGGACAATGTTGATTGGAAGCGGGTCAACGAGCTTGTGATGACTGTAAATGAGGAGTCTTTAAAGATTTGATAAAACCAATATTTTCGAAAGGAAGTGATTCTTATTAACTCTAATTTATTAATAAATCGTGAGCAAAGTATTGCTATTGTGTGTATAATGTGTTTGCTGGCAGGGAATCTGGTATCGAAGATCAGCCCAGTGATTCAGAATCAGAACAATTCGTACCTTTATAATAGTAGTCCTCCGGCAGTTAGTATTGTACAACAAGAGGAAAAGGAACCAAAAGTCATTGTAGAGACTGTTATTGAGACGCGGATTGTGAATTTCAGTCAGGGAAAGCGCGAACTCACTGATGATGAGCGTGCTCTTGCGGAGCAGGTCGTTGCTTGTGAAGCAGGTGCTGATAGCCTAGAAGGTCAGATGGCTGTGGCTCAATGTCTTTATGATTCCGCTGTACTTGATGGTCTAACCATCCAGCAGGTCTTTAAGAAGTATGGTTATAGTTCCTTATATAATAGGAAGGTGACGGCAGAGAATGAACTGGCTGTGTCTATGGTGTTTGATTACGGCGCTAAGATTTCAGACAAACCTATTCAATGGTTTGTGACCCCGGCGGCAGCTCCCGGCAGTTGGCACGAGCGCGGAGCAACCTTTGCTGGGCAATTTGGCGCACACAGGTTTTATTATGACGCGAAGCTGGTTGTGGATGATGCTGAGTAAATGGCATCATCTAAAATTTCGATAAATAATACAACAAAAAGATGTGTAATATATTGACGAAAACAAAGAGATGTGTATAATATATCTTGGAAGTTGTTTATGTGAGCGGAAGGCGGTATTTCAATGAGTGAGAAAAAGGTTTTGGAAATTATACAGGTTGAAAACTTTTTGAAGTACATAAGAAAAAAGCGAGTGTGGGTCAGCTTTATTTGTAATGGTGTGGATGTTCACATGATCTGCAAAAAGATGGACGACATTGGTGTAGAGACACATGGGATTGTCAAAGGCATTGGATTTTTTGGAAACGAAAGTCATGTTGAGTTGCGGCAAGAATGCTACGAAGTAAGGAGGGTTGAGCTTAGGCCGGGCGATAAAGAGAAAGCGTATGAGATGATCTTCGATGATACCAGCGTTTTCGTGTCGGAAAATCCAGAGTTGTACGGGCACTAAAAATATTTTCAAAATCCTCTTGACTTTCGCAATAGTATCCTGTATAATATAGCTATGGAACGGAGCTACACTATTATAGAGGAGAAAGACTATGGATAACAATATTGACCCAAAGGTCGGAGAGGTTTGGTTGGTTGATCTATCCAATGCAACAGGTCATCAGCAGCGTGGTATTCGACCGTTCGTTGTGACGAGCAACAATAAGCGTAACCTCTTCAGCCCAACAATCAAAGGGAATCCGTTGTCTTCCAGAATATACAAGCGCTCTCCGGTTCATGTTCTACTCTCAAAGGAAGACTGTGATTTCCTAGATGTTGATAGTATCGTTCTCTGCGAAGAGACTGACACACTTAATAAAGGGCAGTTCATCAAGAAACTTGGTGTTTTGTCGGAGCGTCAGATGAATATGATCGCAATGGCAAGATGTAAGGATGAACCGTTTTTGCTCGCAGCATTCCTGAGCGGCGTACAACATACTATGGAATTTCAGAATTTTGCCGCATTTGCTTGATTTTTTATAAGGGTTAATGGTACACTACATATAATAAGAAGGAGTGTGCCACTATGCTTACTGAAGAAAAAATCAAAGCTTTTGCCGAAAAGTATTCTGATAGAAGCGGTGAGTTTGTTATATCGACGCTTAACCATGTTATGGATTATGAGGCTGAGTGCGGGTACGAACTATTAGACTTCATAAAGAGTGATTTCGTAAAGATGTTCTCCCGGTATAACTGGGTAAACTCAAGCCGGTCATTCAAAAATGTGAAGTCAATAATCACAGGCTACATCAAAAGCGAAAACGAAACAAGTATGTATGATCTGGCTGACTTTTCAGAGAGTGATGTAAGCGCAGACAATATGTATGCGGATAAATATTTCGCATCAGTTGATGAGTTTGTTGACTTCTTAAATAAGTACGAAGAGCCATATCAGATTCGTATGAACGTGATTGCTGCACTGTACTGGATTGGCCTTACTTCTGAAGAAGTTTCTAACCTGACGATTAACGATGTCGATTTTGAATCTTGTACTGTTCTTGATAAGACTGGTATTGACGTAAAGTTGATGAATATTATTAAGCAGTGTTATGAAATGAAACAGTATGACGCTCCAAATAAGGGAGGGTATAGGGCATTTTATGTCATGAATGGTGATTACATCATTCGTAAAACTGAGGATAGCATCGGTGCAGACAGTGACCCAAAGATATCTACAAATACAATTCATACCTATTTCATGCGATTGAATGATATTCTTGAAAGAAGATATCATTCGAAGACTTTAGACAGAAGACATCTTGTCAGAAATGGTGAATATGTGAAGGTCTACAACTACTGCAAAAACCACCCAGAATATAATTTTACGAAACTTGGTTTTGATAGGGGTGGGGATTCTCTTGCAGACATTATTGGAAGAGAATGTTGCAAGACGGCTTATCTTAGTTTCCGGCAAGGATACAAAGGCTGGGTCGAATATTTCCATGAAAATTAAAAAACAGGGGGCTTCTGCCCCTTGATTTTAACATTACAGCTATATAACACAGGATACTTATTAGAAAGGGAAATGTAGATGAGAACGCTTTTGCTGTTCCGTGGAGCACCAGGTTGTGGGAAGTCCACCTATATTAAAGAGCATAATCTTGAGCAGTACGTATTGAGTGCTGATGCGCTTCGCCTTATGTGCCAGAGCGCACAGGAAACACCTGCCGGGCAGCTGGAGATTTCTCCGCAGAATGATAATGTTGTATGGGAGATGCTTTTCAAACTACTTGAAGTGCGTATGAGTCACGGTGAGTTTACCGTGATTGATGCAACGAATTCCAAGACGGTTGAAATGAACCAATATAAGAATCTTGCAAAACAGTATCGTTATCGGATGTATGTTATTGATATGACGGACCTTCCGATCGAGGAATGCAAACGAAGAAACGCTCAGAGAGAATGGTTGAAGCGAGTTCCTGAAGCGGCCATTGATAAGATGTACGCTCGGTTTGCTACTCAAAAAGTTCCTTCTGGCGTGACAGTTCTTCCTTCTACTGCGGATGTGATGTCCGATTTGAACTACTATCCGAATGACTTTAACCAGTGGAAGAAGATCCATGTCATCGGTGATGTTCATGGCTGTTATACTTGTTTAAGTGAATACCTTGGTGAGATGAAGGACGACGAACTTTATATCTTCATTGGTGATTATCTCGATCGTGGCATCGAAAACGTTGAGGTATTCAAGTTCTTGTGTGATGTTGTAAATAATAATCGCAAGAATGTGATTCTTTTGGAAGGGAATCACGAGCATTGGCTGAACAAGTGGGGGCATGATGAACCGGTTCAGAGTGAAGAGTTTGCAAACTACACTCGTCCGCAGCTCTTTAAAGCCGGCATTGACAAGAATACTGCTCGTAAGATCTATTCCAGAGTCGGCCAGTGTGCCTACTTTGAGTATGATGGGAAGCGGTATTTCGTGAGCCACGGTGGTTTGAGTTATCTGCCTTATTTTCTTCCTTTTGTATCTGCTGATCAGATGATTAAAGGTGTAGGTCGCTATCCTGATATGCTAACCGTGGCTGAGTCTTGGGAAAAATCGATGCCGGATAGCTACATTCAGATCTTCGGTCATCGAAATGTGCAGGATGTTCCTATTGATATGGGCCATCGGTGCTATAACCTCGAAGGAAAAATCGAATTCGGTGGATATCTTCGTTGCGTGGAACTTGAACACGGTCAGCCCGTCAAGTGTGTAGAAACCAAGAATGATGTATTCCGAAAAGAGGAACCAAAGACCGAATCTGCCGTTGAAATGAAAACTGAGTTCGATAACGCAGAACTTGTTAGTAAGATGCGTCAAAGCAAATATGTGTTTGAGAAGCGATTCGGAGATATTTCTTCTTTCAACTTCTCTCGTGAAGCATTTTATAAGAAGCACTGGGATGAGGTTTCTACCAAAGCAAGGGGATTGTTCATTAACACAAAGACGAATAAGATTGTAGCTCGAAGCTATGATAAGTTCTTTGCGGTTGATGAGCGGAATGAAACGAGAATTGGAAACCTACAGAACACTTTGAAGTTCCCGGTGACCGCATATCTAAAAGAGAACGGATTTCTTGGTATCATTTCGTATGATGCAGAACAGGATGGTCTGTTTATTGCAAGCAAATCCACTCCTGAAGGTCCTTTTGCAGATATGTTCCGAAAGATTCTCATGGATACGACTTCTGATGAAGACCGTAAGAATCTGAAGGAAGTTGCAAAAGAGAATGGCTCCATCATCTTCGAGGTGATTGATCCTGTGAATGATGCGCATATCATCGAATATAAGAAACCGCACATTGTTTTGCTGGATATTGTTGCGAATGATATGAACTTCAGTGTGATGGATTACGATGATCTGAAGCGTGTTGCTGAAAAGTGTCATTTGCAGATTAAGGAGAAGGTTAAAACTTTTGAGAACTGGAGTGAATTCTATCCTTGGTACGAGGAAGTCATGAACGAGAATTATCTGTACCATGGCATCGAGCATATTGAAGGCTTTGTTTTGAGAGATAACAACAATTTCATGTTTAAGATGAAGCTTCCTTACTATAAGCACTGGAAGTTCTTGCGTGGTGTTATGCAAAGCGTTCAGAAGCGTGGCTATTATGAAAATACTGCAAAGTTGTTTACTGCTGAGGATAATCTGTTCTATGGTTGGATGCGTGAACAGAGAGAGAAAGACAAGGAGTCTTTCTGCAAGAAGGGTATTATTCAGTTGCGGAACGAATTCTATGCAAGTAAGCAGAAGATCTGAATTAAAATAGACATTTTATCGTGATTTTCGTTAAAACAATTAACGAAGCATCGTGATATTTCTTCCTCCGAAAATGCCCTGCGCGGGGCTGACAGCCGGGAAAGACCGGCAATATGGCCCTATGGCGGAACGAGGCATACGCAACAAGCTCAAACCTTGTAAAATTCTCAGTTCAAATCTGAGTAGGGCTATCAACCCATTTGCAGATGGGTAAGTGCTAGAATATTGGCAAATCGGAAAGACGGTTGACTGCTGGACAGACAGCTTTTATATGCTACCGTGGTGGAATGGCAGACACCGGAGACTTAAAATCTCCTGTCGGCAACGACGTGCCCGTTCAAGTCGGGTCGGTAGCACTAATATCCGGGTGTAGCTCAGTTGGAAGAGCGCGTGCTTTGGGAGCATGAGGCCGCAGGATCATAACCTGTCACTCGGACCAGCCCGAAAGGGCATGTAGAATTTTTCATTCACATTATTCCCAGCTCTCTGGAAACAGAGCGGTGTGGCATAGCAAGCTGGGTAGATTACGAGGATTAGCCAAGCGGATAAGGCAGTGGAATTTGACTCCACGACCGCAGGTTCGATTCCTGCATCCTCGATTTATATGCGGGTATGGTGTAACTGGCAGCCACGCGGATTTTAGGTGTCCGTGCCGAAAGGCGTGAGGGATCGTGCCCCTCTACCCGTACCACGGTCATAGAATGGTTGCGTACCGTTTGTTGATCTCCTTTGACCACTATTATTCCCAGCTCGCTCGTAAGAGTGCAGTAGTGCTTTGTAAGCTGGGTAATTGTGCAGTTATGGTGTAGTTGGTAAGCGCGCTTGCTGATGAAGTAAGAGGATGAGTTCAAAACTCATTGACTGCAAAATATGAAATCAGTTGTTCTAGCTCGTTCGTGGATTGGCCGTACATTGGCGACCGGAAAGACGTCATACCGGTAAAGGACGTCAAGCCAGACAAGAAGAGAAATAAGGTGTAAGCCGACTAGCTATCGGATAAATACTCTTCGGTTCGCCAGAAAACTAGAATGTAAAACGAATGGTTGGCTGTTTCTGATTTCATTTATATGCGACTGTAGTTCAATTGGCAGAGCGTCAGATTTCCAATCTGAATGTTGCGGGATCGTGCCCCGTCAGTCGCCCCACACGCAGCCCCTTACGCTGCACCGGTTGCTCAGAGCCGAAAGAAACCTATATGTTACGACATGGTTGCCAAGAGTGATCATATTGGAACGCGACGTAGCTTGGATAGTGAGAATTAAATTCTGAGGTATATGGCTGGATAGCTTAATGGTAAAAGCGCTCGGAAACGCTGAGAGATAAGGTTCGATTCCTTCACTGGCATCACGCCGATGAAAGTCGGCGTTTGCATGGGATAGTAGCTCAGTTGGTCAGAGCTGGCGGCTCATAACCGCTTGGTCGGGAGTTCAAATCTCTCCTGTCCCACCAGCCCAATAGGGCGTACATAAAACCTGCTAGAACTTTTGTTTTATAAGCGTTGAAATAATATGACGTTGATACGTCTATTATTTTTCGCTAATTTTTGGAGTTTTAGCTATATAACACAGGATACAAAAAGGAGGAATGAAAACTGAAGCATTACGGAGATATCACACAACTTCATGGATGGCAGATTGAACCGGTTTCCTGTATCACAGGAGGCAGTCCATGCCAAGATTTGAGTCAGGCCGGTAAACGTGAAGGTTTGGCTGGTGAACGCTCTGGATTGTTCCTTGAAATGATCCGTGTGATTACAGAAATGAGGGAGGCCACCAATGGAGAATATCCAAAATTCGCAATCTGGGAAAATGTCAGAGGAGCTTTTAGCTCAAGCAAAGGTGAAGACTTCAGATGTGTGTTGGAAAGATTTGCACGCATTGTCGAGCCAGACGTTTCAATTCCTCGACCTTCAGGAAAGAACGGAAAGTGGGCAAAATCTGGAACGATTTCCGGTAATGGATGGTCTCTTGCATGGAGATTGTTTGACGCTAAATACTGGGGAGTCGCCCAGCGCCGCCAGAGAATCGCGCTTGTCATGGATTTTGGAGGACAACGTGCCTCAGAAATTCTATTTGAGCGCACGAGCATGTCAGGGGATTCTTGTGAGAGCATCCCGGCGTGGAAAACCTTTACCCGAACTCCTAAAACAAGCATTACTGGATATGATCGAGTGGTGGAATCCGGGAACTGTATCGCAAGTGATGCAGAAAGTGAAGGAGCAAGAAGGTCTGGAAAAGAAGAAACTAGACGAGTATTGGAATCAGACAATCGAGAAACTTCGACTCGATGCGCAGACCCTGCAGCCTACACTCTAAAAATCCGTTCTGGATGTGAAGGTGGCGGTAAAGGTGCTCTGGTTCAAACTGAATTGAGCGCAACGATTTCTACGTTGCAAGACCAGACGCTAATTTGCTTGGCGGAAAATCCCTCCTTACATAATTTAAAACAAAAGATTTCGCCGGTGGTGTTTGAGAGCCACAGTCAGGACGCTCGATACACTCAGCAGAGTGATACAAGTCCGACTTGTACTGCTCAGTGGGGAACTGGTGGCAATAATATGCCACTGGTCATTGAGAAGAAAGCCTTTGCGATGCAACGCATTGGTGAATACAAGGAAAGTGAACAGGCTAGTACGATGAAATCTCGTGACTACAAGGACGCTACTGACCTGATTACAGAGAAAGAAACGAAGAATCTACGATGGATTGTTCGCCGCTTGACTCCTTTGGAGGATGAACGGTTACAGGGTTTCCCTGACGGATGGACTGATATCGGTGACTGGATTGATGAAAATGGGAAGAAGCACAAGACTTCTGACGCAGCTCGTTATAAGGCTCTCGGCAATTCGATTGCGTTGCCGCAGTGGTACTGGATTTTCCAGAAGATGAAGCCGTATATTGGTGAGAGTCCTACGCTTGGCAGTCTTTTCGACGGAATCGGCGGCTTCCCGCTAGTATTTCAAAGTACATATGGAGAAGGTACTGCTATCTGGGGATCAGAAATTGAACCGTTTTGCATTGCAGTTGCACGGAAGCATTTCCCAGAAAAAGAAATCTCATAAAAGGCTAATTCAAACAAGAGGTGACACGATGAACAGCAAAATTCCTATCAATGTAACCATTGATTCCGGTTCCTTGAGCCTTCCGGCAAGTCCTATCTTCCAGAAAGAAAAGAGCACATATCTCTGTCCGTTCTGTGTGACAAAATTAGAGAAGCTTGAGCCGAAGTGTCCAGAGTGTCATCATAAGATGGATTGGAGCTGATGGACTGATAAGAACGTCAAGCATGATTGCGGTTTTAGTGGAGGTGAAGTGCTGTGAAAGTCGGATACATTCAGGAGTACGATTTGAAGCTTAATCCTCATCTGACCGAGAAATTTAAGTTTCGTGAGGAACCGTTCACTCGTCATATTTCAAGTCGTGGCGACAGGGTTCGTAGCAAGATGTTTTATGGCTCGATTGATTATGATGAAATCAAGACCAATGCAGACATCATGAAGAAAAATCCAAAGATTATTTTGATTCGTGAGCCATTTTTACTTGATGATGAACTTCGCGAAAAGGTTGTTAAGTGGGTCGAGTGGGCGAATAAAGCTGATCCTAGTGAGTACAATCCTTTTGCAAAGAAGGAGTGACACATATGAACATAGATTTCTTCCAACGGCGCAAGACTCAGCTTGAAGATACGCTTCTTTTGAAAAATCAGGCCGTCGATATGCTTGATTATCTAAAGACGCACTGTATCAACAATGACCAGTATTGTGCCATTCGAGATTACATTGAAGAAGCTGCGAAGATTCTGGAGAGCGACCTCGAATACGCAAATAATAAGCTGCAGTCCGCATTCAGACCTAAGTATGGCCGGAACAACAGATTGACTCGTGTTCAATCTAAGATGTTCCGTGATAGAGAATATTAAAAAATGGGGTGATGCCGTATGAACACATGTAAGAAAATATGTAACTGGTGTGGTCGTGAAATCAAGCCGATAGGTAGCGAGCAGGGAATCAGTTTTGAGCATCAATACTCTTATGGTAGCCAACTTGATGGTTCGCTTTTGAGCTTTGATTTGTGTCCTGAGTGTTCAGAACGGCTCCCAATAGTGCTCGGCGCAATGTTTGTACATAACCCCTTAAAAGACGATTTCTAACGGTGAGTGCCGTATGAAATATAAGCCACCAATAAGCCAGACGGAGGATAATACATAAAATGAATAGTGCATGAATTGATTCAAGACAATAAAAAGAAACATAAGTGATTATCGATGAAGCAAAATTACATAAAGGAGACTTGATATGGCAGATAGAATTTTTAATCTTCCTCAGACCCGTGGTTCTTTTGAGATGGCTGGTAAGGTCACCGGCACCCAGCGTAGTAACTTCTATAACGAGAAGGAGACTAAGAGTGGTGCTATGCGCCGTGTCCTGAGCTTTGGCGTTCAGACTTCCAACGAAAACACTTTCTACGTTGATCTGGCTGGTATGCCTCGTGATAAGGTTTACTTCTTCCGTCGTGCCGATAAGGATAAGGGCATCGAGAAGGATAAGAAGGAAGTCGCTTGGAAGGATCGTCTGACTTATATTGCACCGGAAGGCTACGACATGATTGGCGTTAAGGTCGGTGTTACTAAGAAGACGAATGAGTCTGGTAAGGTCGTCAATGATAACAAGACTCTAACCGACTTCGATGCAGCTAAGGAGATTTCCGAGAACCTGCATGACGGTGACAACGTGTATGTCCGTGGCAACATCGAGTACAGCACTTACAACGGCAAGCACCAGATTCGCTTTGTTCCTACTCAGGTTTCTCTGAGTTCTAAGGAAATCGACTTCGATGCAGAGGGTTTCGAAGAGCTGGCTCTGTTTACTCAGACCATTGTGTATACTGGTTGCCGCAAGAGCGATGATGGCGATGAAGTAGTTGTCGATGCAAAGATCGTGAACTACAACACCATCGAGGATGCAGAGTTCTTCATTGACTATAAGGCAAACATTCAGAATAAGGTTCTGGCTGATTCTATTCGTAAGCGTCTGAAGCTTTATACTAGCTTCGAGTGTTTTGGTCCTATCGTTAATCAGCAGAAGGTTGAGGAAGTTGAGACTGAGAATATCTGGGGTGGTCCTAACAAGATGAAGCGTCAGGGCACTCAGGCAGTTCGCAAGCTGTATATCGAGGGTGTTAATCCTGATTCCTTTGATCCGAATCCCGGCGACAAGGATGCAGAACCCACTTATACTGAGGACAATATCTCTGAGGCACGGGCAAAGATTGCCGCTAACACTCAGGCCAAGAAGGACTTCGACGGCAAGGCTGCTGAGAACGACACTTCTTGGTGGGGCGGTTCCAACAAGTCCACTGCAACTCCTGCAAATGAGGAAGAGGACGACTGGGGCTAAAAATTTTTAGTCTTAGCTAAGTAATACAGGATACATAAGGAGTTTTGTTGTGCAAAATACTCTTGAATATACCGCCTATAATGGTATGAAATTTTACATTGTCTACATCGAAGCGCTTGAAAAGGAACCTGAAGAAGACTCTCCGATGATGTCTATTGTGTTTACTACGCATCCTGAGATTATTGCAGAAGCTAAAGCCGACGCGGAATGCAATGATGGTGCTGTTCCGGTTGGGTGCAAGGATCTTCTAGTTGACAGTGTAGATAATATCACTCGTCAGTTGGATTATGTTGCTCATGCGGTTGAAACGGGTGATCCGTGGTATGAGTGCTTGAAAGTTTAATAAAAGAAAAGATTTAGAGAGGAATTTACATATATGGCTATTGTTTGTGATGCGTCTGCTATTCGTAAGAAGCTTCGTATGCTTGTGTATGGCGAGCAGGGAACTGGTAAGTCTCGATTTGCTATGCAGTTCTGCTACATGAAGACTCCTGAAGGTCGTCCGTTCCGTGTTCTGTATCTGGATACTGAGTCTGGTTCTATCGACGATTATCGTGAGGAACTGATGGAGAATGGGCTCGACCCGATGAATCTCCGTATCGTTTACACTCAGTCTCTCGCAGAGGTACAGGATTTCATTCATACCGTTGCTGACAACGAGGACTTCGAAGATGAGGATGGTAATGTTTGGCTGGACGCTGACGGTAAGCCTTTCCGTGCCGATGCTATCGTTGTTGACTCCGCAACCATTCTTAATCTAACTACGAAACAGGGCTTGACTAATTTCTCGCAGAAGCGTGCGAAAGTTAAGGCTGCAGCACAGGGTCTGACCGGCGACGAGAAGTCGGTGAAAATTGAGGGTGCTGGTATGGAGTTGAAGGATTATCAGCAGCTGAACTTTAAGGGTCAGTCCCTGATTCTGGATCTGAATGCAACTGGTGTGAGTTACATCGTCATTTGCCGTGAGAAGGATGAGACTGAAACCAAGCTGGTGAATGGTTCTTCTGTGAGCGTTTCTACTGGCCGCAAGATTCCTGATGGCTTCAAGGGCCAGGAGTACAATGTCGGCACCGAGTTCCGTATGTACCATCCCGGCGATGATAAGTCTATCAACTTTGCTTATTTTGATAAGGATCGTACCGGTGTTCATAATGGCGGTGAGGTTGTCGAAGACCTGACTCTGCTTGAGTATCAGGAATATCTCGACCGCTCCGCAAAGAATCGTGAGGTCATTATCAAGAATGGTCTGAACGATGCAGTCAAGACGGAAATGAAGCTGCGTGCTCGTGAGCTTGGTCTTGACGACAATGATATCAGTGATGATGCTCCTGCAGAGAATACCTCCGAATCCAAGGAGCCTTCTCTGGACGACATCAAGGCAAAGCTGAATGACCTAATTGCTTCCGCTTCTCCTGTGAAGAAGAGCGCCGCACAGAAGGCTGTTAAGGCGGCTGGCCTGTCTACCGCATTTCGTTCCATGACTGATATCGAGGAACTGAAGAAGGTTGCCGCAATCATGGAGAAGGAACTTTCTTAATGGAACTAACCCGTAAATGCAAGATTTGCGGGAAGAACATTTTCATCGAGCGAGACCGTAGCACTTTTTTCTACGACAAGACGGGTTTTTACCATAAGGATTGTTTTGTAGAAAAAAAGAAAAACCAAAAACGCCCTTGGACAGATGACCTGCTAAGGGCATTTTTTGACAAAGTGAATGACACTACGGACAAAAAGGTCGATGATCTTCTTTCCAAAAAGAGAGAGCAAGATCACAATCGTGAGCTTGCACATATCAAACAGGAAGAGAAAAAGATTCTTTTCGACCATATTCGAGATATATACGCCCCGGCGGTTGTTCCGGGTAGTTTCTACTCGAAACTTACGCAACTGATTTCCGGTAATTATTACAAATATAGAGGTTCGATTCCTCCGCTAGAACTCTACGATATGTGGGTTCTAGCGAAACCCCGACTAGATAAAATAATTGCCGAGAAAGAAGCAAAGGGTTGTGATATGAGTCAGCGATGGAATTACGATTTGGCTGTTTTGTTATCTCAATATCCTAGTTATCTCGAACGAAAAGAAAGACTAGCTTCGATTCGCAGTGAAAGCGAAGGCAAAACGAAGGAAAATCTGACTGAAACGGTACTGAAACGAATAAAAACAGTACCGAAACAGAGTAAAAACGAGAATGAAATTGATATAAATGCAATTCTCGATGAGATATAAAAGAGGTTGGTAAATGGATAATACAGTTCATGATGCTCAAAGATTGAAGGAGCTTCAGGCACTTCCTCTTGAGCGAAAGATTCAAATCACTCAAAATCGCATCCAAGAATGGTATATGCACTACGACGGTGGTGTGTATGTCAGCTTCTCTGGTGGCAAGGATTCTACTGTACTTGCTCATCTGACGAAACAGTTATTCCAAGATGTTCCGCTTGTGTTTAGTAATACTGGTTTGGAGTATTCGTCAATCCAGAAATTTGCACGAGACGCAGATGCGGTTTTTGTTTATCCCAAGATGGGATTTAGTGATGTGGTCTCTACATATGGTTATCCTCTTATCTCTAAAGAAGTGGCAGAAGCGATTTACTACGCTAGACGAATCAAAAATAGCGGCGCAGCCACCATGAGAGAGAGAGTAAGAACAACTCTCAGGAAAAGACAAGAACTTCTGGGTTTAAGGACGAACTGTCCGGGAGGTGTCTTTAGCAACCCGTGGCTTTACGATGAAACAGGAGTCTTTCAGGGAAATAGACGGACGATTCTACTTGGTAATGAACCGGGAGCTGAAATGCAGGCTGGAACAAAATCCATGTTCAATAAAGAAAAATGGTTGCCAGCAACACAAGAACTTCCGTTTGCAATTTCTCATTACTGCTGTTCAGTTATGAAAAAAGGTCCAATGAAGAAGTACGCAAGAGCAACCAAGCGTAAACCCATTATTGGAACGTTGACAGATGAAAGTCGTGTTCGCAAGCAAGCTTGGATTCGACATGGGTGTAATGCTTTTGATAGCAAGTCTCCAACAAGTCAGCCTATGAGTTTTTGGACTGAGCAAGACGTGCTCACTTTCATCAAACAGTCAGGAATTCAAATTGCAGATGTCTATGGCAATATTGTTCCTACGAGTGATAAACCGGATGCGCCATTGTGCTGTACTGGGTGTGATCGTACCGGATGCACGTTTTGTGGATTTGGAGCTCATAACAAGAACGATAATAGATTCCTGACACTTGCCGAACTTGACCCAAAGAAGTACGAGTATAGTATGAATGGTGGTCAATGGGTAGATAATCCAAAGTATGATGCAACTGCACCAGAGTATGATGGCGTATGGAAGAATTGGAACCCGAAGAAAATCTGGGTGCCAAGCAAAGAAGGTCTTGGACTGAGAAAAGTTTTCGATATGTTTAATGAACTGTATCCAAACAACAAAATTCAATATTAAAAAATATAAAGGGAGGTGGATGAGTGGAACTCATTTCAAATATCCCGAACGAAATTTTATTTGTTGGCGCAATTTACAAGCATCCTGACTATCTGGTCGAGTATGGGCATTATGTCATAAGTAAATTTGACTTCTTTGACGAAGGAACCAAGTTTTTTTATGACGCGGCTGTAGTCCTATATGAGACTCGCACGCAGGATTTTAACAAAACATCTGTTTTGACATTTATGGCCGAAGATGAGTCCAGATTATCTCAATATAAGCGGTTAAAGGGCTGGTCAACCATTGAAAACTATATAAGTCTCGCTAATATTGATGATATTAAAGGATATTTTGATATTTTAAAAAAATATTCCTTGCTTCGTGAGTATCAACGCAATGGGTTTAATATTGAGGGCATTGTAAAACATAAAAAGTTTGAATTGTTTACAGCGCATGATATTTACAAAATGATTCGTGGTAAGGCCGACAAGATCAATACCGTCATTATGACAAATAGTGATGCTGAGATTTTGAATAATGGTCTGCTGCCAATGGTCAATGAACGTCTGAGCGTTCCTGATATGGGCTTGCCGTTCCAGTACCCCATCATGAATGATTTGTTCCGAGGATTGAAGCTGGGCACTGTGATGTTCAATGGTATGCCATCTAACGCTGGTAAGACTAGATATATGATGGCGATTGTTGCCTATGTCACATTGGTTCAAAAGCAAAAAGCTCTTCTGCTGCTAAATGAGATGGATCTTGAGTCAGTCCGGTATTGCTTACTGGTCACCGCCATCAATAATCCTGAGTTTCAAGAGTTGCATGGTCATCGCTTCCACAAGGATGAGCGAGAAATCACCCTTGGAATGTACCGGGATGCAAATGGAAACTTCATCTTCCGAAAGCAAAACGAAGACGGAGAATACATAGAAAGCATTGATGAGTTTACCGCCCGTGTCTACGAGGAAAGCGAAGAGTATCGCAATGTGCTTGATGTTTGCCAGTGGATTGAGAGTGAATCACAAGGTTTGATTATCGCAAAAGATGTTTCTGCTGATTATAGTGACAAGTCCCTACGATTTGAAATCCAGAAGGCAGCTCTCACTCAGGGAGTTAAGTATGTGTTTTACGATACTCTAAAGAACGACATTGCATCGATTGGTGAGTGGGCAGCATTTAAGGTCACGGCCACCGAGCTTGAAGAGATTGCGAAAAATCTAAAGATCTTTATCTACGGTAGTATTCAGTTGGCTGAAAATGCCCATGAGTATCTTCCTGATGAGCTGAATTCAAACAACATTGCTGAGTCAAAAATGATTAAGCATGTTGCTTGGACGATGGTTCTGTTCAAGGAGATTCCAAAAGACAAGTTCGTGAAATATCAATATATCTCTCATGACCCCGAGTGGGGCGGTGACTGTGCCCATCGGCTAAATCCAGATAAGCGGTATTATGTTGGAAATATCGATAAGAACCGCTTTGGCGAGAAGAAGAAAATCATGTTTGAAGTAAATTTGAACCAGAATGTCTGGAAAGAGGTTGGTATCTGCACCAGAAAGTAAGGAACTACAATGGTAAATATCGCAGATCTGAAAAATTACATTCTTGAAGAACAGCAGATTGAACCGATTCTGGAAGAACTTGGTTGTCATCATATTAGTCACAAGACTGGTTATTACCAGTGTGCAAATCCAGATGGTGACAATAGAACGGCACTTTGCATTTACGAGAATGAAAATCTTACTGCGGTAGATTACACACGAGATATTGCCAATGGAAAGACCAGTTATGATTTGATTTCTGTCGTCCAGTTCTTTCTGGAACTGTCTTTCCCAAAAGCTATTAAGCAAATCTGCGAATGGGTTGGACTTGACTACTATCACAACTTCGAGGAAGACCTTCCTAAAAGTATGTTGATTCTAAAAGAACTCATCGCCATGCAAAATGAAGGTGAAGAACACGAGGATGACCGTCCGATAGTCCCCATCTCCGAAGCCATCCTCGGTTATTATAAACCTTATGTGAACCAGATTTTTGCTGACGATGGGATATCTTATGAGACGCAGCAGGAGTTTGAGATTGGCTTTGATGAACTGACAAATAGAATCACGATTCCAATCAGAGATGAAATTGGCACTCTGGTTGGTGTAAAGGGAAGATATTTTGGTAAGCCGCCTGAAGGTGAATTGAAGTATCTGTATCTTGAGCCGTGTGCCAGAAACCGTATTCTGTATGGTCTGTTTAAGACAGAGCCGTACATTAAGAATGAAGGTCTGGTGTATGTTGGTGAAGCTGAAAAGTCTGTCATGCAGATGTGGAACATGGATGTCTACAACTGCGTAGCGACTGGCGGCAAGAAGGTTTCACAAAATCAAATTGAAATTTTGACACGTCTTTGCGTTGATATTTGTTTTGTTTTTGATAAAGATGTTCAGCTTAGTGAGCTTATGGTTCTCGCCAATCGATTTGTTGATGGCGTAAGTGTGTATGCTGTAGTAGATGATAAAGGGATTCTGGATGAAAAGGAAGCCCCGACTGATAATCCTGAAAAATTTAAGGCGTTGATTGAGAACTGTGTTAGGAGAATTAAATGAATGTAAAACTCTGGAAGGGGAGTAGGAACGACCTATCAGACCCGGTTGGAACGATTATGGAGAATAGAGGGGTTGAGGATTATAAGACCTACATGAATCTGGATGATTCTTGCTTAAATTCTCCGTGGATGCTGGACAACATGGAAGATGCTGTCAGGCTGTTGAACAAACATATCTGGAATAAGTCTATTATCTCTATCCTTGTAGACTGTGATGTGGATGGATTCACAAGTGCTTCAATGATGTTTCAGTATTTGAAGACGATTGGTTATTTTGGGAAAATTAATGTTCTGCATCATAGTGGCAAGGAACATGGACTCTCTAAAGAAATTGAGGTTCCACCTGAAACTACCTTGCTGATTATTCCTGACGCTGGTAGTAACGATGTTGAGCAATGCAAGGAACTTTGTGATAAGGGCATCGATATTCTGATTCTTGACCATCACATCTGCGACAGAGAGAATCCTTACGCAGTAATCGTCAATAACCAGAATGGTACATATCCTAACAAGGAACTGTCTGGTGCTGGCGTTGTGTATAAGTTCCTTCAGGCTGTTGATGAATATAATTGGACTGATGTTGCAGATAGGTATCTTGATCTAGTGGCTGTCGGAAATATCGGTGATGTTATGGATATGCACTCGCATGAGACAAAGCGCCTTTGCACAAAAGGTCTGGCACGAATTGTAAATCCGATGATTTGTGCTTTGGTTGAGGCGAATAGCTTTAACATCAAGGGCGACCCGACCATCAATGATATTCAGTTCTACATCGTTCCGATGATGAACGCGCTGATTCGTGTTGGTTCATCTGAGCAAAAGAAGCGGATGTTCCGTGCGATGGTCGGTGAGGAACAGACGTTCCAGTACACTCCAACTCGTGGTAAGAATGCCGGTGTCACGATTGATGAGACTCTGGCGCAGCATGTAGCTCGTGAGTGTTCGTCTTGCAAGTATCAGCAAAACAAGACCAAAGACAAGGCTGTCGCAGAACTTCAAAACTGGATTTCTAAGTATGGAGCGGATAGAAATAAAGTTTTGTTTTGTAATTCCACTGGCATTCTGGACAGTAATTTGACTGGCGTTGTAGCAATCAAGCTGGCTGAAATGTATGGTAAACCTTGCGTACTACTTCGAGAGATGGTCTGCCCTGAAGAACCAGATGAGAATCAAGAGTATTTTGGTGGTTCAATGAGAAATCCTGACGGCTCTCCGATTGAAAGTTTAAAGGAGTTCTTGATGAGCACCGGAGATTTTGAGTCAGTTCTTGGTCACGATAATGCTGCTGGCGTAAAAATCAAGAAAAAAAACGTACCAAAGGCTATTGCGGATTGTGACGAACTGCTTAAAGATGTCACTATGAGTAAGGCAATCGTAGTTGATTTTGATTTTGACTACGACAAATTGACTGTTGCATTGCCGAAGACCATGTATGAAATGCATAAAATCTGGGCACAGGGAATCTCCGAGCCGTATTTCTACATTAAAAACATTCCGCTGATTCATAGTGGATGTGCTCCGATGGGCAAGAACGGCAATATGTGGAAGTATTCTGATGAAGAAAAAGGCATTGATTTTGTGTGCTTTGCTGATAATGGCCGGATGATTAGCTGGATCAACAATGACTTCTATGGTGATCAGGAAGAAAAGTATATCAATGCCGTGTGCCGGTTGTCTTTGAATCAGTATGGAAACAAGGTGACTCCGCAGGCACAGATTGTTGATTTTGAGGTGATTTGATATGGGAAATCGGAAGCGTGCTATCGCCATCGACTTTGATGGCACTCTATGTGAGAACAATTATCCCGATATCGGTGAGCCAAACTGGAATGTAATTTATGAAGCAATTCAGGAACAGAAGCACGGTGCTGGTCTGATTCTCTGGACTTGCCGTGAAGGAAAGCTTTTGTATGATGCAATGGAGGCTTGCTTTGATTGGGGCATTCAGTTTGATGCAATCAACGAGAGTCTTCCTGAGTGGAAAGAGCATTTTGGCACTGCTCCTAGAAAGGTTGGAGCTGATGAATATTGGGATGATAAGGCAAAGGTTGTGAAGAATGGAGAGTTGATTGATAATGACTAATACGAATAATTACGATTTGTCGCTAAATCTTTTGAATGGCGCATACCAATCACTCGCACATGCTATGTCGAATTTAGAGTTGCTTCGAGAAGGGACCGCATTCAATCAAGTTTTGAATGATGACACGCATGTTATTGAACCGTATGAATTGACTTATGTCCTTGATAAATTTGCAAAGCAGCATCCAGATTGGGAGATTTGCATCGAAACAGATCATGGAGCGATTAGTGAAGAATTCAAAGTGAATCATGTTTTCTATGAAGGTATGGGAGATATGATTGTTCTTGATTTTGAATGAAAAATGGAAAAACGACGATATAGATATTACAAAATTGATTACCGTACATATAATTATACGCTCAAGAAATATCACAACTTACACAGAGAAATCTACGCTGAAAATGCAAGAGATGCAGTTAAAATGCTAAAAAGAAAAGAGTGTAATCGTGAGTTTGAGATTGTTAAAGTCTACTTTGTTGATATTTTCGGTGATAGAAATGATAGGTTTTATCCACGAACTTATGTGATTGATAAAGAAGATTTTGAGTGAGGTGAGTATATGGTTTACATTACAGGCGATATTCATGGTGACTTTAATCGTCTCTTAAAGATAAATAAATTTTGCATTAAACATAGGCTTGGAAAGAACGACTGGATTATTTGCCTTGGTGATGTTGGACTAAACTATTATGGTAAGGATAACATCAACGAATGGAGAGTTAAAACCATTGCTGCGGACATCCCTGCGAATTTATTCTGTATTCATGGAAATCACGAACGTCGCCCGTCTCGTAAGGATGGCTATAAGACAAAGGAAATCAGTGGAGATATTTGCGGCAAAGTGTGGTATGACCAACATTATCCCAATCAGTATTTTGCTATTGATGGCGAAGTTTACCAGATTCTTGCTGATAGGGAAATTCTGAACTGTCTTGTTTGTGGCGGAGCTTATTCCGTAGATAAATGTTATCGGTTGGAGCGTGGATGGAACTGGTGGCCGGATGAACAGCCTAATGAGAAGACTAAGAAAAAGATCTGGAATATTACACATGACCCTCGAATCGATGATATTGATGTTATGCTCACGCATACCTGTCCATTCCGGTTCATTCCAACTGAATTGTTTATCGGTGGTATTGATCAAAGCACAGTAGACCAGTCAACTGAAATATTCTTTGATAATATATACGAATGCTATCCTAACGATTGTAAACCATTCTGGTACTTCGGCCATTTCCATGGCAACAAGTACACCGATGGCTATGTGATGCTTTTCGACGATATTATTAAGTTTGGAGATAAGGTGAAGAGTGATGAGTGAATATCATGTGAGCTGTGGTATGTTTGGTATTTACGCAGGAACTGTTAAAAAGAATGGAACCGAGTGGAAAGATAAAACTCGTGTCACAGATGAAGCTATTGAGGCAGTTCGTGATTGGCTTCTTTCTGAAGCTCAGTTCAACAATAGAACTTTTGGTGGATACACATGGACAACAAAGGACGGTAAGACTGTAACTTTGAGAGTGTCCATCGAAGATAAGGAGCAGGCAGAATGATCAAAGATAAAAATTTACGAGTGCTTGATTACATTGATGATAAGGAAATCCTCTTTCAGATTGGAGAGGAAAGTTCGGAACTGTCAAAGGCTGCAATAAAGTTTTATCGTGCAATTGATATGAAGAATCCAACACCGGTAAGCATCAATGAAGCTTATGAAAATTTTGTAGAAGAATTCGGTTATGTGTTGAACTGTATCTATGCATACTTTGATGATGACGCAGACAAAATTTGGAGGTTCACTGTAGAGGCAGATAAGATTGCTGATGAGAAGCGCAAGCGTTGGATTAAGCGTCTGAAGGAACGTAATCAGTTTTAATGGTGGAAGGAGAATAGATGTCAGATAATTTTGTAAATCTTCATGTACATACAGCGCAGGGTTCGTTACTTGACTCTATTCTTACCGTCAAGGAACTTGTAAACTTTGCCAAAGAAAACGGCCAGAAAGCAATCGCGGTTACAGACCACGGAAAAATGCACTCTTTTGTTGACCAAGTTAAGGTTTGTAAGGAAGCAGGCATCAAGCCAATCATCGGCTGTGAGGTTTATGAAGTAGATAATCAGAGCGAAAAAGCTGATACCAAAGACTATAAGCAACCTCGTTATCATCTCGTTCTACTGGCAAAAAACGAGACTGGTTTGAAAAACCTATTCAAAATTGTTTCAAATGCTTGCGTTGATGGTATGTACAAAAAGCCACGAACTTCTTTGAGCGTCATTGAACAAAACAAGTGGGGCGAAGGTATCATTTGTCTTACTGCTTGCCAAGTTGGACGAATGAGCAGACTACTTGTAGCTGGTGAAGAACAGAAGGCATGGCAGCTATGGAATAGACTAAAATGGCTTTTTGACGATGTCTTCATTGAAGTACAGTCACATGATACGCCAGATCAAGCTGAGGCCAATGCAAAAATTGCGGCGTTTATTAGGAAATACGACTTGCCGTATACCATTACGACCGATGCTCACATGCTTTCTAAAGAAGATATTGACGCACACTCTGTCTTTGTTGAGATTGGAGAAGGCCGAGAAGTTGGTGAAAGCTACGTTGACTGCTATCTTCAGACTGAAAACGATGTTTTGAGAACGCTATCAAAGCAGTTTGATGAGGACTTCATCCGAGAAGGCTGCTCAATGTCTGTGAAAATTGCAGATATGGTTGACGATATTGATATTGGTCTTGGCCAGCCGAACCAGATGCCAGAAGTGAAAATTGAAGGTAAATTTGATTCGCATCTGGATTACCTGCGTTACCTCGTTTATTCTACTTTTGATGAAAAATTCGGATGGATGAGTAAAGAAGAACAGCAAACCCGGCGGGACAGAATTGAGATGGAACTTGACGTTTTGGAATATGTTGACTATATCGACTATTTCATCATGCTGTATATGCTTTGTAAGGTGGCCGATGAACGAGGTATCCCTCGTGGCTATTCTCGTGGTTCTGGTGCAAACTGTCTATGTCTATTTATGCTAAACGTTACGCAGATTGATTCTGTTCGTTGGGATCTTGACTTCTCTCGTTTTGCAAATAAGGGTCGTAAGAGTCTCGCGGACTTCGACTTTGATATTAGCCGTCGTCGTCGCAAAGAACTTGTTTCTATTGCAGAAGAGCTTTTTGGAAAAGAGAGTGTAGCACCAATCGCAACTTTTAATTCTCTGTCTACCAAGGTTGCCATTAAGGATATTGGCAAGGTACTGAACGAAGATTCAGAAAGCCCATATTATATGCAGATTCCGTATGAATTGCGAAATGAAGTTGCTAAGTTGATTCCAACCGTGAAAACATTGGACGATCTCGGAGAAGAAGTTGAGAAGGAAGTTCTATTGAAGGACATTCTTGGAAAGAGCGAACAGCTTTCTAATGTGTACGATAAGTTCCCTCTGTGGTTTAAGTACGTTATGCGGCTTGAAGGTTTACCAAAGAGTATGGGTCGCCATGCTGCAGGAACTTTGATTACACCTAAGCCTGTTATTGAATATTGTCCTCTCTGTATGGATAGAGAAGGTAATCAGATGTGTCAGCTTGAAATGCACAATGCTATGGATGACCTGTCTCTAGTTAAGATGGATTTTCTTGGCCTTGAAAATTTGGACACGATTGATGACACATTAAAGATGGCCCATCTTACTTGGAAAGATGTCGATATCAACCATCTTGATTTGAATGACAAGGCAGTCTATGACGCTGTTTATAAATCTGGACACACAATTGGTATTTTTCAGATGGAGTCTGCTGAAGCTCGAAAGATGTGTGTTGAAGCAAAATGTGACAACGCCGAGGATATCATTGTTGTGAATGCAGCAAACCGCCCTGGCACTAAGGACAGCTTCCCGACGTATTGTTCCAATAAACTTCATCCAGAGACTATCAAACTACTCCATCCTGACATCAAACAGCTTTTTGCTAAGACGCAATACATTCTTCTTTATCAGGAACAGGCACTAGCGGTATTCCGCTATGCAGGATTCCCTGAAACTGAGGTTGACAATGCTCGTCGTGCTATCGGCAAGAAAAAGAAAGATGTTATGGCATCCTTGGAAGTTCAGTTCCGAGATGGTCTTCACAAGAAAGGATGGAATGATTACCAGATTTCTGAGATGTGGGCACTAATCTTGAAGCAGGCTTCTTATTCCTTTAATAGAGGCCACGCAGTTGCGTATGGACTTCTTTCTTACCTGACGGCTTACCTGAAAACTCATTATACTGAGTATTTCATGGCTGCGTGTATGATTACTAAAGAAGATGACTCTGGCAAAATGGGTGTGTTTATCAATGAATGTGACCGTTTACATATTCGGGTCCTTCCCCCAAGTGTTAACAAGTCTGATATGGAATTTAAGGCCGATGCAGAGAAGCACACAATTCTGTTTGGCTTGAAAGCCATTAAGGGAATGGGCGAGAGTGTCGCATCAGGAGTGATTGCAGATCGTCCATATTCTGGATTGGCAGACTTTGTTCAGAGAGCAAACGGTGGCAAGATTGGCACTTCAAACGTTGTCAAGTTGATTAAGGCGGGAGCTATTCCAACAAAGGATAAGAGAAAAATCTTAATCACTTTTGCGAATATGGTTTTTGAGAACGAGTATAAAGAGAAGAGCTTCCACGAAATGGCATCTATCCCCAAGATCTCTATTCTCAAAGACGAATACGGAATTGACACAGATTCTATTAAAGACAAACCTACCAGACTCGCCTTATATAATAAGGTAAGAAGGGAGCGCTGGGAAGCGGACACATGGAATCGAAAGAAAGAAAAAGACAAAAAGCGGAATGCCTTTATGCAGGCGTTTGCTGAAAAGTATATGCAAGACGAGCACATGTGGGAATTTGAAACCCTTTCAATGTTCTTGACTAGCAATCCCATTAAGGATGCTTGCACCTATATTGATGCTGGTCTTGATACTGTAGAGGATGGCGGTAAGGCAACTGCTATTTGTGTCATCGTAGACATCCAAAAAAAGAAGGATAAACGTGGCAACCAGTTTGCATACTTACATGTTTACACGACAGGTGGTATTGTTGAAATGATTTGTTGGGCATCTCAGTATGCACGATATTCAAGTCTAATTTCAAAGGGCAGCGATCTTGCAATCCTTTGCAAGAGAAAAGAAAATTCGTACATTGTTGAGAAGATGAAGCCTTACAAACAGTGGCTGCATGATAGAGAGATAAAGCAATGAATGATGTTTTATATAATGGTGTTTTATATACTATTGACGGAGAGGTTCTTTGTGATTTTCCTGAGTTTAAAATTGATTGGTACAAAGATAAAACTGTAATTAAGATACATTGTACGAATTGTTGCGTCGTTAGAAAAGTTCAGAAGTGGAAGTTTGACTGCGCAGAACAATGCGAGCGTACCACAAAATGGTTTTATTGCAGAGTGTGCGGAGGACTGACAGAATTTAGATTAGGTGCATAATAAGAGGGTTATAAAGTGGCAGATAAGAAATTTAATGAAAATATGATCCGTTGCTACATCAGGATAAAACGAGTCTTTTATCCGAAAGATGGGAGGGAGGTGGAGCCCGGCGGATTCGCTACTTTCTCTGCCGAGGTGGTAAAAGTCAAGCAGGGAAATCCTATCATGAGCCGATACAGTGACCTCCGGCTAAAAGGTAACGTTCCTAGCCTCGATATGAATAAAACTTATTCGTTCTGTGGTGAGTACGTTCATCATGAAAAGTTCGGTGATCAGTATAAAATCATCTATATGAATGAGTTTCAAGAGATTACTGACCCGGAAGAACAAAAAAGCTTTCTCCGTTTTATCTTGACTGACCATCAGTTTGAGATGCTTTATGAAGCATTCGAGAATCCGTATGAAATCATCAAGAATGGTGACATCAAGTCTCTTTGTACTGTTAGCGGTATTACGGAAGGTCGAGCACAAAAGATCATTGACTCTTTTGAAAACAACATTGATAATAGTGAAGCGTACACGAAACTGATTGAATATGGTTTGACTCCCAGTGCTATTGAAAAGCTTGTTCGTCAGTATCACGGTGCAGACATTCTGGTAAAAAAGATTGAGGAGAATCCTTACGTCCTAATCGATGATGTGTATGGAATCGGCTGGAAAAAAGCTGATGCTCTTGCTTTGAATATGGGCTTAAAGCACAATTCGCAATTCAGAATCGAAGCTTACGTCATGCATTTTCTTGCTGCCCGTGCCGAAGAAGGAAACTCTATTATCCCGGCAAACCAGACAATCAATAGCTGTATTAAGGAACTTGATTTGAACGAGGGTGATCAAGAAGTCATCAAAAGGGCACTTTTCCATTTACATGATGTCCGTGAAACGCTTTGGTGGAGTGATGACCGTCAGGAATTTGCTTTAACTAGAGTGTGGAATCTTGAAGATAAAATCGCAAAGGAAATCAAGCGACTGGCGGATGCACCTGTTGAGCCGATTGGTCGAAACATGGATGCAGCAATCAATGAAGCCGGGAATGCGCTTGGCATCGAGTATACTGAGGAGCAAAGAGATGCTATTAAAAAGGTATGCTCTAGCAACGTCTGTATCTTAACAGGCTACGGCGGAACTGGTAAAAGTACCGTTGTCGCTGGTGTTCTAAAGGTTCTTCGTGGTAAGTCTTTTGCTCAGACTGCACTCTCTGGTCGTGCCGCTGCTCGTATGCAGGAGATTACTGGTCAGGACGGTAAGACTATTCATCGTCTTCTTGGTTATGATATTGAGAATGGTGGTTTTATCCATAACAAGGACAATCCTCTTGAAGAAGACATTATCATTCTGGATGAGACCTCTATGGTTGGAGCTCAGTTATTCTATGACTTGATTCAGGCAATCGAGACCGGCAAGCGATTCATCATGATTGGTGATGACGGCCAGCTTGAGAGTATTGGTATGTGTAACATCTTCAAGGATATGCTTGCATCTAAGGTTGTTCCTGTGGCTCGTTTGACTAAGATCCATCGTCAGGCAGCCAAGTCTGCAATTATCACGGAAAGCATTAAGGTTCGTAACGCTACGCAGTTGGTGCCTTATGGCTGGGCTGGCAATGAGATTCGTGGTGAACTTCGTGATTTGGAGCTTGATATCTATAAGGACGCAAGTGAGTCATTCAACCACATCATCAATCAGTACCGTACCTTATATAATAAGGTAGGGAATGATAGTGCGAAGATTCAGATTGTGCTTCCACAGAAGCTGCGTGGTAGTATCTGTACTTATGAAATCAATAATGCTATTCAGGAAATTGTGAATCCGAGTCGTGGTCAAGCAGAAGCAAAGGTCACAATCTATGGTGATGGCAAGGATAGAGTGTACACTCTGCGTGAGGGCGATCAGGTCATTATCAACAAGAACAACTATGAACTTCACACATACAATCTCAAGACAAAGAAAAAGGAAGAGAAGTGTCCGGTGTTCAACGGAAACCGTGGCATTATCCGAAAGATTGAGAGTAGCTTTATTCTGGTTGATTTTGACCAGTGGGGAACGATTTTCATTCCTCATTACTTTGGTGGGAATAACATCTGGGCAACGCTTGAACTTGCTTATGCTTTAAGTTGTCATAAGTTGCAGGGCAGTGAGGCTCCGTATGTGATTGTTGGCATGGACAACTCTGCGTACCTGATGCTGACGAGAGAATGGCTCTATACGGCAATCACTCGTGCCAAGAAGTATTGTGTGATTTGTGCCGAAACTCATGCTCTTGATCGGGCTGTAAAGACTTCGAGAGTTCCATATAAGCGGACGTTCTTGAAGGAATTTTTACGGAAAGAATTTTCAGAAAAGCATTGACAATTATGTGCGTATCCTGTATAATATAGCTATAAAAAGTCTCCTTCCCGGAGGCTTAAAATTCTCTCTTTAGCTATATAATGCAGGATACGGGAAAGAAATGGCTTGCTCGTAACGACAAGCCTTTCTTTATTAGCTATAACTATATAACACAGGATACATAAGGAGGCTTTATGACAGATAAAGAGCTCATAGGTAAGCTTGATGCGATGGTTAAGGCGTTGCAGAAAGCAAAGAAGAAAACAGATAAGACTCGAATCTTACTGGATGCACGAAAGGATTTTGGCGACGAAGATGACGAGCTGATGTTTTTCTTCAGATTTTTGCTTGATCCGGCAATTGTGACTGGACTGTCTGACGCAAAGATCAATAAGAAGGTGACGGCAAAGCCTGATTTAGATTTTGAGCATTATAGTTGTGGATGTCTTTATCTAATGGGTAAAGGTCACAACACTGGCTCTGATGCATCCATCGCAACAATCCAAAATTACTTACATAAAAACCCTGAATATGAAGAGTTCCTGAAGCGACTGTTCACTAAGAACCTGCCGATTGGTGTTGAAGCAGCTACCATCAATAAGGTATATGGCGAAGAGATTATTCCTGTTTGGGAGGTTCAGCAGGGATACCCGATTGATAAGGTAAAGCTGAAGGATGGTATTTGGTTCAGTTTAAGCCAAAAGATGAATGGAAATAGGGGCACCATGTATAAAGGCGAGCTCATTTCTCGGCAGGCTCAGAAGTTTAAAGGACTCGACCATATAAAGAATGATCTGCTCGCTCTATACGATGAAGACGCCTCAAGGCGAGATGCGTGGGTGTTTGATGGTGAGCTGATCTACAAGAACCCAGAAAGAATGTCGGACGGAGAGGCTTTTCGTTATGGCACTGGCCTACTTAATTCTGACAACAAGGACAAGACTGGAATCAAATTTGTGATTTTTGATGTGATTCCTGTTGTAGAGTTCGACCGTGGAAAGTGTACTATCCCATATAAAATTCGCCGTATTGGGTTGAATTGTCTTCGCGCAGAGATTACTCGCAAGCACCTTGAGAATATTGAGATTGTTCCCATGGTCTATGAAGGAAAAGACCAAAACGTAATTCCAAAGTGGCTTGATTATGCTGTCGAGCACGATTGGGAAGGTCTTATGTTGAATACGGACGTTCCTTACCGCCGGGCTCGTCACAACGGATGTCTCAAAATTAAGCGTTTTTATACTGTTGACCTGCGAATCACCGCGATTGAGGAAGGTCAGAACCGTCTGACTGGTACGATGGGCGCTCTTGTTGTTGACTACAAGGGTAACGAGCTTCGCATTGGCTCTGGTTTTGATGATGCTACGAGAGCTGATGTGTGGGCGAATCCTGATGACTACATTGGCAAGATTGTTGAATGTAAATACAAAGAGGTTAGCTGTAATAAGAAAACTGGTACTGAATCTCTGCAATTCCCGACGTTTGTACGATTCCGAGATGATAAGAACGAAGTAAGCTACGGCTAAGGAGAAAGCTATGAATCTTTCTAAGAAGTCCATTAAACACATTCTTCGGATTCTTGATAACAAATGCGTCGAGGTTCCTCCAAAGACATCCGCTTATAACAGCAGTGGATGTAGAATTTTGACTCGTGATTTTGAGCCAAAGGAGTCACACGGAATGAATGGCTGGCAACGGATCGTCTATGTACCGTCCGAAGGATATTTCTACGGAATTTATAACGGAAAATCGGAAGAAGATTGGGATATTCCAGATATCTGGTCTCCTGCACAGCTTGCTGATTTGTGAGGTTTTATAATGTTTATTTTGACGCAGCATCGAGCCGAAATTGTTGATACCAGTAAATGTTTTGGAATTTGCATTGTAGACGATACGACAGTTATTAGAGCGTATTGCAATGATACAAGTAACTGGATAATGCTTGGTTTCTACAAAACAAGAGAACGAGCAAAAGAAGTAATTCAAGAGATTAACGTTGCTCTTTGTGAGAACCGTGTTAGTTTTGATATGCCGGAGGATTAAAATGCTACTTTTAACGCTAGATGGAGAGATTATAAATCTTGACCGCATGGCAATCATTGATACCGCAAGCCTTAATGTTTATGCAAGGCAGGGCATGGGTGAGCGTGGAATTGTTCTTGGCAGCTATAACTCCGAAAGTAGATGCTATGACGTTATTGCAAATATTTTTGACTGCTATCGAAAAAATGAGAAAGCATACATAATGCCAAAATGAATGATTTTAAAAAACTAGCTATCCCAAAGAAAGAACGACTTGAAGTTCAACTTACCGATGGCACAGAAGAACACAATATCAACTACGTCATCACGTCTCTGGCTACGATCAAAGGCGATAAGATCTATAAAAACTTCCGTCTATATTCTGTGGCCGATGATGGCCAATTAACTCAGCTAGAAAAACGAGATGGCGACCCATATTTCGATGCTTTGAAAGGAACAGTGTATAAATGAAACCATATGTACCAGCAGGCGAAACGTTCCATAGCTATTATAAACCAGATGATTCTAAGTATGAATGGATGATAACTTATGAAGAAATTCCAACCAGTGGCGGCTTCTATACTAGATACTATCTATATCGAATCAAACACAACGGCAAAATGAAATGTGTGGAAGAAAAAGATGGGTCGCCATATTTCGAGACAACATGGTGAGGAGTGTATGAACAATGAGAAGTGGCTTTTTGAAAGGTATCGACAAGCATTACGAGAAATCACCATCGCCCAAAATCATTTTGAGTGTTGCGAGTCTGATTATATCGATTGCGCAATTGATGATCTCGTTCACGCTGAGAAAGCTTTCGACCGAATCTTAAAGGAGATTCGAAATGAAAAATTGGACACGTCGATATCTAAGACTTAATTATCAAGACGAATCTCTCTGTTGGCGGCTTCGCTATGGAGAACGCTTCGAAATCGTCGCAGAACTGGATGAATTTTATTTCCTCTGGGCACATGGCACGATGATTGCATTCCCAAAGTACGGCAAGTACGCATACGACATTGAAACAGAGATCGTAAATACCGAATAAGGAGGGAGGTGAGGTCCCATGCGAGGGATCAATCAAAGAGAGCTTGGCCGCAAAGAACGCGCCACAGCAGAATGCGAGCGTCAGATTCGGCGCTACGGATATGAATGTGGTGAGGTTATTACATATAAATTGTCGCCAGAACAAATGAAACAGGTTTTGACAGGCAGAAAAACAGTGGATGATTTTATCAAGGAGGGGCAGTAAATGGAAGTCGAATTGATTTCGTATTCACAGCCGGCAAAGAAGGATGCAGACAAGAATCCGCTCAGTATCGCAGAGCTGGCCGCAAGCGTTTGTTATGATTCTGAGCCAACCGAGACTTATCGAATCGCAAAGGGATGTAAGGCAACCGGGCATCAGAGCGTGCTTGAACACATCAGCTTTACGTTCCATGTCACCGGTGTCAGTCGAGCACTTCTGGCGCAGTTGAGCCGCCATCGGCATATCAGTCTGAGTGTTCGCAGTCAGCGCTATTGTGATGAAAGTGTTATGCAGTATGTCAATCCATTCAGTGGGGAAGACGCTGATGTATTTGATGGCATGATGGCAGATATCGCCAATGACTATCGCATCTTAAAAGAGTATCACGGTGCTGCCAATGAAGACGCTCGTGCTGTTTTGCCGAATGCCTGCTGTACTGAACTTTATGTCACTATCAACGCACGGTCACTGATTGAAATGAGCCACCTGCGGCTCTGCACTCGTGCCCAGCGTGAGATTCGTGGACTGTTTATGGCAATCAAATTCCAGGTTTCTCAGGTTTGCCCCGAACTCGGCGCATGGATGGTTCCGTCCTGTGAAGCGAATCCAAAGTATCCGTTCTGTCCCGAGGGGAGCCGCTGCTGTGGCCGCCATCCGAAGCTGGCAGATGTTTATAAAACTATTGAGAAGTAAGGAGCGTACATATGAATAAGAAATCTGTTATAGATATCAATAATTGCGATATTCTGAATGAAAATGGTGTCCTACGTCTTGTCTACAATTTTAACAAATGCACTTCTCCTATGATCATGGTTAGGGCAAAATCTTATCATGAGTTCAATAAAAGTGGTATGTTTCTGTTTGGTGCAAAAACATGGGCCACTTATATTGTGCAGCTGAATATTGACGAGGAAGAACCCATTCTGCGCGGTCTACTGGCCGATATTTATCAGAATTATCACGACCTGTATGAGGAAGTCTTCCATGGAGCTGCTGAGGATGACGATACCCCGGATTGTGACTGTGAAGATTGCTGCGACGATGATGGTATTATTGATTATCTGACTCTTACTGATACTGGCCGTATGAGTGAAAATGGGCACCATATTGGCCGCTTTGACTTCGATAGCCTTGCAGAGCTTGATACTGACACTCTTCATATTTTGGCGAAGGCTTGTGATATCAAAAATTCTGAAGTTATGACTCGTGGAATCCTGCTTTTGAATTTACACAATCAGGACATCGATATTGATGATCATTGTTATTGCAACGATGACACCGACGACGATGAGGACGATATCAACGAGTGCAACGGCGACTGTGAGAACTGTGAGTACACAGGGCTGGACGATCGTGATGAAGAGAGTGATGAAGACGACAGCTGTACCCGTGAAGCAGAAGAGCACTCCGAGTGGCTGCACCCGATTGAAGAAGATACCAAGTCTGATTCTGTCGATTATGAGTATGTGGATGGTCCTGCTCACTATCATGGCACCGAGTGCATCGAAAATATGCGCAAGCTGTTTGGCGATGAGGCCGTCCGCTGGTTCTGTATTTGCAATGCCTACAAGTATCGCTTCCGTGATGGTTCTAAGCCCGGTGTGGCCGCAGAGCAGGACGAGAAGAAGGCTCGTTGGTACGAAGATTATGCCGTGAAAATGATGAACGAACAGCGCTATTATTGATTTGGAGGTGATGGAATATGGAGTATGTAATCAAACGCAATGGCGTAAAAGCTCTGTTCGACAAGTCTAAGATCGTGAATGCAATCGAAAAGGCGATGAACGATTCTTCTGATTCTGTCAATCACGAATTGAGCGAGCAAATTGCAAATGAAATCGCAGCTATCAGCCAGCCAATGGATGTTGAAGCGATTCAGAATGCCGTGGAAAATCGACTGATGCAGAGCGGCCATTATGAAACTGCTCGCTGCTACATGAATTATCGCTATCTGCACGGAATTGCCCGTAATAAGTACAAAGAGCTGATGGACGCGGTCGATGAAAAGCTGATGGGAAAGAAGATCGACAATCAAAACGCCAATGTTGACGAAGCATCTTTCGGTGGTCGTACTGGCGAGATGAGTCGTGTGGTTTCTAAGCGTTATGCGCTGGATTATTGTATGTCAGATCTCGCAAAGAAGAACCATGAGAACAACGAGATCTACACACATGACCTCGATAACTATGCCGTCGGCGATCACAACTGTACGAGTTGCAATATCGATAAGCATTTGGCTAATGGATTTAAGACTCGTCAGGTTGATATTCGACCGGCTCAATCAATCAATACAGCATATCAACTTGTTGCTGTTCTATTTCAAATTCAGTCGCTCTCACAATTCGGCGGCATCTCGGCTACACACTTCGATTGCAGCATGGTTCCGTATGTGAGAAAGAGCTTCACAAAACATCTACAGGACGGTCTGGTTTACATCGAAAAGAAGTCACAGTACAAAGCTGATCGATTCAAAGAATGGCTCAAGCATGACGAAAATCATCCTGACGGGACTATTCATTTTGATGACCCGTTTAAAGACATGCATCCTGATGCTTGGGAATATGCGATGGAAATGACCCGGCGGGAATGCAAACAAGCAACAGAAGGATTACTTCATAACTTGAATTCATTACAATCCCGTTCAGGAAACCAGTTGCCTTTTAGTTCTATCAATTTTGGTCTCTGCACTGACGAAGAAGGGCGAATGGTTACGGAAGAGTTCTTGAATGGTCTAATTCGTGGCACGGGCAAGTATCATCGGACGAGTATTTTCCCATGCGCTATCTTCCAGATGAAGACTGGTGTGAATCGTAAACCGGGAGATCCGAACTACGATCTGTACCGACTGGCTTTGAAATCTACTGCGCAGCGACTATACCCCAATTACTGTAACTGTGACTGGAGCAATCAGAAAGCAGCTGTTCAGTATGACCGCAAAGTCAAACAGGAAGTTCTGGATGCCTTAAGCCCAAAAGAAAAGAACCGTCTGTATGATGTTTTGTCTAAAAATAAAGACCTTGCCAATAAACTGTACATAGTCGCCTATAAGGGAGACATGATGATCAACAGAGAGTATGAGGCTCCATTTGAAGTCAGTAGCACTATGGGCTGCAGGACCTGGAATTCGTATGATGTCAACTTCAAGGAAGTGTATGCAGCCAACATTCAATCT